TGTCAGCAGCCCATTTTACGACGTGGTCGTGATCGTTGGTTTCCGCAAACATCTGTTTCAGTTGTGTAAACCCAGCTTTTGCTAACTTTTCCACTTTTATTCCTCGATATCAAAATATTTTACGTCTCGGGGGTCATGGTGAGGCACTTCGGAGTGGTGGTTCCGTGGAAAGGTCGGCATCTCAGGACTTGCCAGAGCAGCCTTGATTCTCTGTCCCAGCGTGGAGGACTTGGAAAGCTTAGGCGCTGAAGAATGGCTTAAAGTCTGTGATTTGTCAAGAGAAGCCTTTTTGAGAAACTTTGCCTTTAAGGACTTACCTAACATCGTGTTACTCCGGTTCTTTAGATCTTGGTGTTGCTGCCAATGGTTTTTGTACTGGTCTTGATGAAACTTTAGAAGGTCTGGGTGCGGTCGACCCTCCTTTAACTCAATAAGGTGTCTCTGGTGGGCAACGGCGGCTTCTTTGTGATCCGCAGAGCTGAAGTCTTGATGCGCCGCATGGTCAAAATGTGACATGATATTTTTACCACTGCTGGTTTGTACGTTAACGCGCCGTCCACTAGCCCCGTCGCGCTGTGTAAATTGAAATGGTTTTTTATATGCACCAATCGCGGCGGGGCTCGAAGACACCCTGTTTTCGTTCGTGAGTGCTAGTTTTTCTTTTGCTTCAGGGTTTCCACCAACGATATCGCCCTTTTTAAGATCCTTATTCACCGCCCGCTCCTTATTACTGCTAGGGTTTACTTCTGAATGCCCGACGCGTGCTTCTTTTAATGAGACTTTTGATCCGTGCATAATTAACGTTTGATGGAAAGGCGTCAAAATGCCTGAATCAATGACCTCGTGGGGAGGAACCGGAGCGTCTTTTGGTTTTGTAGTTATTTTGGCTTTTAACTTAGCTACTACACTTGTTTTGGCCTTGCTCTCGGACTTACGCATTGATTTTTGTAGGTTTCTTCTCTGAATTTCTTTAGTGGCTTTTTCAGACACGTCGTCGTCTGAAGATTCCGCTAAATTTAAGAGGTCTTGCATATCGCCTTTGTCAGACAGTCGGTGTTGCAGTTCTTCTTCTCTTCTTGTTTTAATTTCTTGTGCGGCTTGACGTTGAAGACCTCTATCAGCGTTTTCGTCGTTGAGAATGCCGATAAGTTTTTGGATGTGCGTAGCTTGTTGAGGGCGTGGTGCGGATAACGCAAGATGTGCGTATTTGGGGTTTTGGGCTAAGCTGTTGTGAACGTCGGAATCGGGCTTGTTTGTTTGGGCTAAATGCTGCGCAGCTTCTGGAGAAAGGTTGGGGTTTTCAGCTAAGTATGCGTGAATGGAGGAATCGGGCTTGTTTGTTTGGGCTAAATGCTGCGCAGCTTCTGGAGAAAGGTTGGGGTTTTTGGCTAAGAGAAGGTGAACGGAGGATACGGGCTCGTTTGCTTGGGCTAAATGATGTGCGAGTTCTGGAGAAAGGTTGGGGTTTTTGGCTAAGGCAAGGTGAACGCCGGATGCGGGTCCGCTTGCTTGGGCTAAATGATGTGCAAGTTCGGGAGAAAGGTTGGGGTTTTTGGCTAAGGCAAGGTGAACGGAGGAATCGGGCTTGTTTGTTTGGGCTAAATGATGTGCGAGTTCTGGAGAGAGGTTGGGGTTTTGAGCTAAGCTGTTGTGAACGAAGGCCCCTGGCTTGTCTGTTTGGGCTAAATGATGTGCGAGTTCTGGAGAGAGGTTGGGGTTTTTGGCTAAGAGTACGTGAACGAAGGCCCCTGGCTTGTTTGTTTGGGCTAAATGTTGTGCAACTTCTGGTGGGAGGTTGGGGTTTTTGGCTAAGTATTTGTGAACGTCGGAATCGGGCTTGTTTGTTTGGGCTAAATGATGTGCAACTTCTGGAGAGAGGTTGGGGTTTTTGGCTAAGCTGTTGTGAATGGGGTAATCGGGCTCGTTTGTTTGGGCTAAGTGCTGCGCAAGTTCGGGAGAAAGGTTGGGGTTTTCGGCTAAGATTCCGTGAACGGGCGAATCGGGCTCGTTTGTTTGGGCTAAGTGCTTCACAGCTTCTGGAGAAAGGTTGGGGTTTTCGGCTAAGAGAACGTGAACGCCGGATCTGGGCTTGTTTGTTTGGACTAAATGATGTGCAACTTCTGGAGAGAGGTTGGGGTTTTTGGCTAAGTTTTCGTGAACCCTAGAGCCTGGGTTGTTTGTTTGCGCTAAGTGCTGTGCAACTTCGGGAGAAATGTTGGGGTTTTTGGCTGAGTAATTGTGAACAGCGGATTTGGGCTCGCTTGCTTGGGCGAGGCGAAGCATTTTTGCAGGGTCTTTGATTTTTGCAATTGTCGGGACGTCGGGCTCGTGGTTATACCCGTCCGCAAATGGTAGCGGTAACGTTTCTATGTAAGGTTTTTGCATGAGCGTAGGCTTAACGGATGTGAGCTTCTGTTTCCATTCAGGTTTTACGTCATTTAAGCTAAAATTGCTTTCTGGCGCATAACCGCCACCAACAAAACCCTTTACTAAGTCACTTGCCAAAACTTTCAAAATAGCTGAGTGGTGTTTTTCTGAAGGCTTCCAGTTGTGTTTTCCCTTCACTTCACCTACGTACCCATCCGCGTGAGAAAGGGTAACCATAGGTTCCACCATCCCGTTGCCATGGTCTTTGCGGATCGACCAAAGATCACCACCCTCAAGTGCAGTAGCGCAGTGACCCATGCCCACTGCTTCATGTTTGTTCTTGCGCGCACCATCAAGAGGTAGATTATAAAGGCCGACGCCTTCGCCTAAGTCAAGGAGTTTTTCGCCTTCCGAAGGCACAAGCGAGGGTGCTATTTTTTTATGTTTTTCAGTGTACGCCGCTTCATGTGCGTTTAACTTTTCAATCCCACTTTCCCAAGTGTGATCTTTCGTCAACTCTCCTGCGCCCTTTTTCACTTCCGGCATGTGTAGGGAATCGTTAAAGTGCTTTAGTTGAGACTTTTCTTCGTTGCCTAACCCTTCTGGTCTTGTCTTGGCTTGCCTCATGCCAAATTCAGCCAACCCTCGGTGGCTTATATTATCATCCACCCAGCTTGCTGTTTCTTGAGCTTTAGGGTGAGTGCCCATAAACTTTTGGTAGTGTGGGAGCTTGTCTGACTTTTGCATCGTTTCGGCCTCTGGTTCCGACCAGAGTTGTGCATGAACGTCAGGATGTAAAGTATTTTCCCTGCGCGCTACCACTTTATTTTTTAATTTACGGACCAGCGAAGACAAGCGAGTGGGTTGCACAACGGTCACCTTAGAGTTTTAATTTTTTAACGACAGACTTTAGCAAGAGGGCTTTTTCTTCTTTGGACTTTTCCAGCTTGGGCGCTTTCTCGCAGCCATCCGCTTTTTCCATAGAGCCACCCCAACATGTATTCATTTTGTCTTTGATCTTTTTGCCGAGCATTGTGAAATCCTTTTAGTTGTTGATTTGAAGCAGAAGAGCGAGAAGGGCTAAGAGCACCACCCCGCTCACAATGTATTTCCCTATCGTAGCACCCTTTTGTGCTTTTCGACAGAGGGCTGCCAATTGGTCTTGGCTTGTGAAAGAAACAGAGGAGGTGTCACGTGGGTTCATGAAGCATCCGCCTTTGGTAGTTGCTTTTTACCCGCCTCAAAAGCGTTTGAACCCGCAATTGACGCTACTATTCCAGCTATGCTTAGAGCCACGTCGGTGCTACCCATCCTGTAACCTAAAAAAGTAAGGCAGGCTATTCCCAAGACGGCGAGGAACGTTCGCCTACAAGTCCAGATTCGTTTCATATGATCTCCAAAAGAAAAAGCCTTAGAGAACTAGGGCTCTAAGGCTATTTTAAGCGATTGGGCTGCGCGATTACTTGTGGGGAATCTTTACGCCAATGCGTTCGGCACGGCTGTAGAGACTACGAAGAGCTGATGGGTCTTCCCCAGTAGCGGAAGCGTCTTGCCAAAGGCTCAAAAGGTCGGCGTCTGGCTTACCAGCTCGGCGAATCTGAGTGCCAAGAAATTCAACAACTTCGCTCTTTTTCAGCATCTCAGGAAAGCGGTCGCTCTTAGAGAGTGATTCGCTGTTCATCATGGCAGGGCGGCTTGCGGGGCGGGGAGCGGGCTTTTTGACTTGTGCAGTCAAAGTAGTGATGCTCTTTGTAAGAGCTGCCACTTGAGCTTGCAAGGCGTTTTGGCTCTTTTTCATATCCGTAAAGCACTCGCTCATAGCAAGTGGGTCCATACCAGCCGACGATTTGTCAACCTGCGCCGACTTTTCTTCTTGGAGTTTAACAAGAAATTCAACCAGTTGGCTGAGTTCTTCGCCTTCCATGTCGCCGAACACTTCTCGAAGTTCAGCTTCGTCGCCGCCTTCAATTGCTTGCTCTACTTCTTGTTCAGCGCCTTCAGCAGGAGCTGCGTCTGGATCTGCGTCTAAAGCGGGGTCGCCTTCAGGAGCCATTGGGTCCATAGGAGGCATCTCGCCTTCGGGAGCCATTGGGTCCATAGGGGGTTGCTCGCCTTCCATAGGGGGTTGCTCGCCTTCCATCGGAGGCATTTCGCCGTCCAGAGGTGCTTGGTCTTCGTCGGCTTTGTACATCGGGGTTGATTTCTGTAGCGTTTCTAGTTGTGTAGCCAAGGTGTTAAGCTGGGCGACAACCTGTTCGGGAGTCAGCGCGTCAGCCATAGCCTTAGCGTGTGTAGTATATCTAGACATGTGGTGTGCTCCTTTCTTTTAGGGTTATCCACCGGTTGAAGAAAGAGGAGCTTCTTGGAAAATACCCAAAGCCGCAGGAATGTTTGCGTCGGCAGTAGCGCCGTTGAGACCTTTAAGTGCAGGTACTGGGCCAGCGGGATCGGCAAGGCAGAGGCTTGTCGGAATGTTATTGCGGTTAAGCGCTTGAACTGTTTGAATTACTAGCTTGCCCAACTGTGGAGTTGAACCGTCTGAAGCAGCGGCAAAAGCAACAACTAGAGCTGAAACCGGTCCAGCGACAATAGCCGAACCATTGATGCTCTGTTGAGCAATGTCAGCAAAAGCTGCGTTAGCGAATACTAGACGAATCTGAACAGCTGCGTCAGTAGCGCTGAGGGTGGCGTCGGAGTAGTTGACGTATAGTGACGGTTTTCCGTCAACGAGTTTAGCTTCAAGGACTACAGGAGCCTTGAATCCGAAATTTTTGAGCTGAGTCTCAACTAGTTGTTCGAGCAACCTCAATGATGCGATTTGTCCTGACATTTAAGTCTCCAATATTAACATGTTACGGTTTTTAAAATTATCACTCTAGATAACTCTATAGCCATTTTACACGTTCTGGAGTTAAAAGCAATGGTTAGGTGATTTCGCAACTTCCACCGGCGCAAGCCAGAATCTCTTTGCGAGTGTCTTCGGCGTCTAGTCCGTAGAACACCGAGGCGAGGTCTATCGGAGGCAAGCACTTGATAAGCTCGTTGTACTTGTCTTCTGTACTCAACTGATACGGCGCTTGGGCGTACGTTGAATCATACAGAGGAAAGAGTGCGATCCCTGCGTAAGACTCACGGTTCTCCCACATCCACGCTTTAACCTCTTCTTTTTCGTGGTCCCTGTAGTTAATTGTACAAGACACGTTATGCGTATTGTCCCCGTAGACATGACCTGGGCGTATCCAAAAGGTGTGAAGCAGCTTGACGCGTTCAAGAGCGTCTAAGGCTTTTTGATTCTGTTCAGTAATGACGGCGGGACTTTTCATCGGGACGCTTACAACCCACATCGAGGATTTTGTAACGTCTTCTTCGATAAAGGGGGTCCCACTAAGGACACGAGCTAAATGCGCACCTACGGGGTTGGCTTTATCAACTCTTACAGTTCGAATGAAATAGGGGCTAAATGTTGCGTTGGCTCCACTTGAAGTACCTAAGACCGACGAGGTGGTACCTTCGGGTTTAACACACGTGATACGTGCTGCGGGTCGGATACCGATTAGTGCGGCTACACGTGCGTTAGTTACCCGCATAGCTGCTACAGTCTTACTCATAAACCCTGATTCTGCTAAACTTACGATAAGCGGCCAGTTGTCACAGATACCTGTCATACTGACGCCTAAGAGAGCCTCAGCGTCTGTAATTTCTTTCCATTCGGGGGAAAGGTACGCAAAATCGGTAAATCCTGCTTGGAGGGTCCCCAAGAAAGTGGCCTTCAGAGCCCGCTCGTAAAAGTCTGAAGAATCTTTGCAGGAAGCTATGTTGACGGTCGTAAGATTGCAAAACTGTTTGTTGTTTAACGCAATCTCGACACACGGATTGGTGATCATTGATTTGTTGTTTGACCAAAAAACTCCGGGTTCACCAGACATACTATTAAAGCAAGCGTCGAGGACTTCGTTGAACTGGTCTTGGGTTACTTCGTCTCGTTTTAGCATTGCCGAAATGTTAGTGCGCGCCCTGTAAGGGTGGTTTTGCCACCAAGTACCGGATTTATATTCGCACATTGCTTTAGATTCGTTATCGAAAATACAGATGCGGGCGCTACGGCGCACGCCACCGACGATTACAGCGTCGCTGAACAAGCACTCTACGTCTGCTACTTCTATATCAAAGAGCTGCCGGTTTGTGGCGTTTTGAAGAATCGCTCGTACCGCCTCATGCGCAGTGCGCAAGGGCTCAGGACCGCTTGCGGTACCTCCAGTGCTAATTCGTGCTCCTGAGGGGCGCACGAGGTCGTAATTGAACGTGACTTGAGGGTTCTCAAGAAGAGCAATAACAGAGTCACACCAGCCTGCTTTGTCGTCCGTGATAACAAAAGTTTGGGCGTAGCCTTCAGAAATAACGGGTAAGTGCGAAATGTGTTCTTGTTGGACGCTAAATCCATTACCCGCGCCGCAGAGTAGAACGTACATGTTCTCAGCAATAGTACGAAAACTAGTAATGTTGGTAGCTGAGCAGTTAAAAGCCCTAGCATTTTCTCGCTCAATCCCAGTTCCGGCAAACTGGAGCATTCGCATCGAGGGAAGAATCTTGGACAGTTTAACAAATTCGCAAGCGTCCTTAATATCTTGCTCTAGGTGTGAATAGCGTTTGATCAGGCAATTCTGATATCTAAGGACGACATCGTCCCAGGATTCTTTATAGCCATTAGGCTTGACTGCGGAGTAAGTACGGTAAAAAGCAATCTCGGCAAGAAGATTTGGAAAGGACACAGCGACAACCTCGGTGGACATGTTTAGAGAAGTGGAAATTCCATTTTACTGCGGGGAAGAGTCGAGAAGCTGTAAATATAAGGTGTGAATTTTATTATGAAATTCTTCGAGCGTCCCGTTGTTGCCGATCGTGTAATCCCACCGAGTATAATGGTCTAATGCAATCTCGGAGGGGTGGTTAGGGTCGCGACCAATATCACCACGAAGGTCGGCAGATCGGTCAATCTGTACAAGGACAAAACCGCTTTGTTTTAATGCGTCAGCTTCGTTCTCGAAGCGACAGTCTGTAACAAAAATGTTCTCTACAGAATTAACGTCCTCGAACCGCTGAATGTCGGCTAGGCAAGACTTCACCCAAATGTCTTTATCGATCGACCTCCCAAAGTCTGTCCCTAAAAACTGAAGCAGCTTAGCGTTTTTTTCAAAGGGTAGACCTGCACGCGTGTAGGCATAACGGGAGATGTCGTAGATGGCGGAGGCGAACTTAAAGCTTGTACCTCCGTATAGAGAGGTCAGATACTCGGCTGCGGTGTCTTTTCCACTGCGGGCCTTCGAACCAAATGCGAGTTTCACAAAAATCCTCTCAAAAAATTAAGTTTTAAGAACGGCACCCCAAGATTTAAATAACCACGACCACAGAGCGAGAGGGCACTGTGGAGAAAGCCCATGAGACTTGGCATAAGCGCGAATGCTCGGTAACCAACTCGGGTTGAAATGTGCAATCAAAGTTTGCGCAGCTTCGTCCAGCTCGTAAAGGGCACCGTGCTCAGAGTGCATTGTTCTTTCGGGGGTATCGGCGAGCACTTCTACGACTTGAGGAATTTCTTCCGTCTTTGTATCAGTGTTGTCGGTGGTCGGTAGAAGCTCGGAAACTTCTTCGGTAACGTGTGGCTTTTTTGGCGCACTTGTTTTTGATTGCGGTTTCTTAGACATATAGGATGGTCTCGCTTTCGTCGGTACTCTCGGCTCCAACAGCCAGACCCATATGACTAGATGTTGGAGTACGGTTTGAGATCCAAGTATCGCCTGAACGGCAGGAAAAGTCAAAGGCGGTCACAAAGACATCTGGGCTTTCGGACTCTAACGAAGGAGCGCCTTGCGTGACCCGAGACGCTTGAAGATTGTCGGCTGTAAACCTCAAATCGGTACGTGCTAGCTTAATAAGCCAACGTGTCAACATAGCCATGAGTAAGTGTATTTCGATTTCGCCTACGGTTCTAAGAATAACCCGCAAGCGCACATCGTCGATGGTACCAGAGTAAGCGTTAACCGTGCCGAACGACGGAGCCCTAGTAACCCAACTTCGGCCTAATAAACTTTTGTCGATTGCGCGGTCAAACTCAAGATTTAAAAGCCCGTTTAAAAGAATAACCGACTTTAGAATAAATGTTTCTTCGCAGTCAGCTGATGTTGAAACCGCAGCTTCTTGAAGAGGCCAAAGAGCACATTCATTAATTTCCGCAGGGTTTAATATCAATGTCTTTGGGCAGGAAGCAAGCAGATTGCGTGGTGTAAAAGAAGTAAAGATCTTCTTCGTGACGTTAGGCGTGTAGGAGTAGCCTGCGTGCTCACCTAAGAATTGCTCCTCGCCCGAGCTTCCAAGGAACTCAACAAACAAGGCATAGTTTCCGGGCGGTGTCGGGGTGTTGTAGAGCTGCACATCAATGGGTTTCTTGTTAGGGCCTACGAGCGACTCCATGATTTGCTTGACGTACTTGTAGCCGCCCACAAGGGCGGCGGAATCGGGAATGCAAATAAATTCTTCGAAGACTAAGAACAGGTCGGGTGCGTAGTTTTCGAGATTAGCTACCTTATCCTTAAGAACAGCGGCTAACGAAATATGTGGTGCGTAAAAACTCATTTCAATTCCTTGTCTACCGAATTGGTCATAATTTTTTCAATAATCTTAATTAACGTCGTGTTCGCCCAAGTCTCTACAGCAGGAAACAGACTTCTTTCTGTAATTCCAGGATGCTGCCACCGGCCATACGATTTACTGCGAGGATTTTCAGACATCCTACGAAACAAAACAAATTGACTTGAAATAGGGCGCTTCCCTCGCGGTGGGTCTTCAGGGCTAGAGTACCGACGGATTCTTGAGAGCCCTATAAGCTCGGGGTCTTTAGTGATTAGAGTTTCGGCTGACGTCACTGTGCCATCGGGTCGTTGGCTTGTGTAGGGGATTGTCCAGCGAGGTTTACCGTTCAAGGCGTTTCGAATCTTTTGGTCAAGTTGCTGCCCTACACTTGTTCCGGGATTGAGTGTACTGCTCTTTGTTTTCTCCATCGGTATCGTTAGCCAGCGAAAGCCTTCACGGCTTATTCTCACTTTTTGAGACGTCTGTAGCATTTTATGAAGGTCAAATGCACTGGCACCATCTTCTACAGCCTGCGCCAACCAGTTTTTAGGGTCAAGTTCTACTATAATAACGCCACCTTTAATGTCGATATCTATGGCGGCTAGGTAAGTGTCTCTGGATGTGTTGAGCTTGCGCTTTGCTTGCGATGCAAATTCTTGCTTTATAAGCAAAGGAGAAGCTGTCATAGCTTTGATAATACCGATCTCTAATCCTTTAGCCACACGACCAAAGAACTCGAGCGCTTCATCAAAAGGGCTCTTCTCGTCTGCCATGATTACACCGGTGAGTAGTTACCAGGGACGACCCCAGCGTTACTGGTTTCATTAGCCGCTGCATCGGCTTGATGCATGCGGTCTGCCGCTGCGAGGTCCAACGATTGCTCAAGTGGCTCAACTGACGTTACGCCAATTTCGTCGCGTACTATTTTGCGAATCGCTTCCTCAAGACGCTTATCGAGCGTGTAGATTTGAGCTAGGCGAAACAGCTCGTCGACTTGGTTGGGACCAACCTGAGCTTCAACCAACGGCGCAAATTCGACGCCATTGCTTTCGTTTGTGCCGAATTCGTTCAAGTCGCTGTCGTCAAAATCACCGTCATTGAACAAGTCGTAACCTTCGTCAGAATCAACCGAATCAACCGATTTAACTAACTCTTGCTGCTGGTTCATTTGGTCGTACAACCGAACTACTACATTGCTCACGAGCTTTCTTTCCTTAAGCGCCGCGAAACTTTGAGGGTCTACAAGACCATGAATGATCATAGGAACTAAATCTTCTCGGTTCATAGGTCTTGCTTGAAGCTCTGCGACAAAACTGGGAACATTGGAAAGCCACGCGCCTTGCTCTACGTCAAAGCAGCGGTCGTTTGGTAGAAGGTAAAACAAAGGGTCACCGTTCTTACTTTCAATGACCTGGGTATGTAGCACATCGGGTTCATCGCCTTCACTCTTGTCTACTTCTTCCTCTAGGCCAGCAGCTTGTAGAAATTCACCTACTTCGCCTTCGTCAGGCATGCGCCCGTTTTGGTGTTCAAATACAGTTTGGAATGCCGCTACGAGCTTCTTCACGTCTTTCGGTGGTTGTTCCGCATTGAGAGGGTCGTTCTTTTTGTCTAAGTCTTGCATGCTGCTGGTTCCTTTAGTATTTTTCGTGAGCGAGTAAATATTTTTGCCAGTCTTGGACGACAGGAAGTGAGAATGGGTCAAAGGAAGGTCCCTCGGATCGAACGTTTGAGAGATTGGCTAAAAGCAGTTGAGGCGCGTAGCGCGCTTGTCTTGGGCTACTACCGTTGCCCGTGGTGTTACTAGGCAGAATTCGCAAACTATGCTCTACGCGGTTTACTACGTAGATGGGTGAGGCTGTGTACACGATGCTAAGCACGTCCCCCTTGGAAGGACTGAGTGCACCTCTCAGCCACTGAATTGAGCCGTCCGGGGTAAGTAGGAAGTCTACGCCAAACTCGAAGGCTTGTTTCGAGGACGCTAGGTAGTCCACCTCACGGGCAGGGTAGTGAAGTTTTAGTACCGCTTCTCCGTCGTAGTCGACGATCTGATCGTAGACCTCGGTGAAACTCGGGTTCATTACAATAAGGTCGCCGGTTTTTGCGTGAACTCTTGCGTTTGGGTTGTCTAAGTAGGATCCAGAAAGGTTGAGTACAGAACTGCCTTGAATCGCTAACCCGACACGCGTAAGGGTATCCGTCAGGCTCATGTTTGTTGGCACCAGACGTACAGGATGAACAGAGTAGAAAATACGTGAGTAGCCGTTATCGTTAGGATTTAAGCCAGCAGTGACCGTGTTTCTGTCGGGATTTATCGCCGATTTGATATGAAACCCCAAAAACCCTTTGGTGTTGATAAGATTTTCTATGCCGTCGAGATTGAAGGAGGCTACAGGGCTTTTACCCAGTAGGTTCCCAATTCCAGTCAGTCCAGGGGTAGTATTCACATCAGAAATGCTAGTTTTATTAATCATTTCAAATCCTTCATGAGTTGCTACATGATTTTACCTTGGATGTTCTAGTTTTGCAATGGTGCTACTTTTGGCTACATGGGCACAGGGCTACAGGGGAAAGTTGTTTTCAGCCTCAAGGTGACGTTCTAAAGCTCAATGGCTACACTGACAAGGGTCAGAGGTCTAGGGCATCACAGGAGGGCTAAAAGTAGGCTTCAGAGAGGAAATGCCTTCAGGAGGGAGTTGGCTTCATTGCTGGAGGTAAGAATGATCCACCGCCTTCCGGATTCCGAAGTGTGCAAGCGGAGCGCGCAGCAATTTGCGCCTCGCGCATTGGTTTTATTGTTAGTTTTTTTTTTTATTAATAAGTTTTTATTAGTTATTATTAATAGCTGCCCGTCGCACGGGCAGGGGGGGTACCTAAAACCAGCCTACCCCAGGTTGATTACAAACTTAGAATTTTGCTTTACATGACCGGGGTGGGTACCTTAACAAGCACTAGTTGGGTACCTGTTTGGAAATTAAAACCGGACAAGCTATCCTTCAAACCGGACAGGGTACCCCTTGGCTGGTTTTGATACCAGGGTACCCCCTGTCCGGTTTTGATACCAGGGTACCCCTTGGGTTGAATTCTAGGTCAGGTAGAAATAGAGCTTGACTTTCGTTTGGGTCTGCCGATACGGTTGAAAGTAGTATTGATCGCAATTTACTGAGAGGGTTTATGTTAGGGAAATCAGAGTATGTTGAGAGTACGTATCAAGCGGTAAAAGCTAAAACAACTAAGTACCTTACGCTGCGGCGGGAGCTTTTGGATTTAAGGCTCGATTCGGGGGGGTTTGTTATCCTGATGCATCTATTGTTTCACTCGGACGCCTTCATGCCGTCTCGCCAGAATCTCACTGACGCAACAGGGATGGGAAAGACCGCTGTTGCTGCCGCACTTAGACATTTAACGTCTCGGGGTGTACTTGATATTACGCATACCGCCGGTAACCATCCCCAGTACACACTCAAGCCTATGAGTAACTGGCTTACCTCTCCGGTAGGTGAATCCACCAAAAGCAGAACATCTCTACGCCAAGGTACACGGTTACCCGGTTCCTTTTTCTTTAGCTACAAGTCTAGTTTGAATCGCAATACCGTAATAATAAGGGCCGAACTACTTAAACGAGGTCTTCGCATCTTTACAGAGAGCTACGATATTGTTGGTTTGCTAGCGTCCGACCTGACAGCGCTTAATTTGGCACGCCAGCTTCGCCCTAGCCGTGCAGCTATATACAAAGCCCTAGGGAACGAGTACCTTGAATCTGTTTTTGAATACTGCGCATCCTCGGCTTTTGAAATAGAGACCGCCCGTGCTCTGGTACATAAGCAGTACACTACAGGGATTCCACCGATGATTGACTGCTTCGACTATCGAAAACTCTCCTTGTGCCCGTTTTTGCTCTTCGCTAATACAAACACAGCCAATACTCTCGTGGTACCCTACAGAACGGAGCTGAGCCATTTACTGAGTGCCGTTGAACGGTTTAACCTCCCTGTGAACTCGGGGTTACTAGTAGAAGAAGAATTCCGCGTAGCTCTCCTACACGATGCAACTACGCCCGAAGTTCATGCCGCTGCGGAACACGCTCTTCACGAAGCGGCTACAGATTTTACCGAATCTCTTTCATTAACGCAACGCTTAAATACCCACACACGTTCTAAATAGGATTTACAAACCAGTGATTAAGAAAAAACGAGCTATTGCAAATGTCACGGCGCTTAGATCTACTACTCTTCACGACGACGTCGTGGTACGTGACCCTACTCTAGAGAAGATTAAAGCTCTCTACGCCGCAGGGAAGCGCCCTACCGTAAACCCCGCATTCAACGGCTCCTTCAACGGGCGCGTTGTATACGACCCCTCTTTTATTGAGTTTCATGAAAATTCAAAAACGGACATGGTTAACTTCCGTCCTCTCATTGACCCCTACTTCCCTAGCCCTGACGTCTCCGGTAACGTGTTTTACGAGTATTTCACTTGTAACCCGACCAAGATGGATGTTATCCCGATGCCCGTCGCTACGCATCGCGAGCTTTTAGAGATACTAGACGAGCGTATTGGTTGCGTCAGTCCCGCAGCGTGGCAAAACCCTGAAGACAGCGACGATATCCAGTTTCTGTTTTCGAAAATCCTGACTTTTCTGTTTGGTGGGTTAGAATTCTGGGACGGTATAGAGAGACGTAGCTGCCTCATGACGCGCCTAGCCTTACCTATGCGCTTCGGGCACATAGCCGTACAACTTGAGCCCGAAGAGCCCGCAGAGAAAATAGCGCATATCTACATGACCCCCTTTGATATTCACCCGCGACTGCGCCCCGAGTATTTCACTACGTTTTTAAAGTGGATAACCACCTACGTAGAAAAGCCAAAAGATTATTTTTACTTCGCTGCTGTCAAAGCACGGAACAACGATTTTTCTTCGTCCATCCAATACACCGAAGCAATTGAGAAAACCCTCCGAGGCTTAGTGCTGCAACGTGCATCCGGGGGTTTGCCTGAACGAGACGAAAAGTATAAACTCCATGCACAATTAAAAGTGTTTTTAGACTTTCGTACCGACCACTACTACACGGGCGAACTCGACATGAACGAGAGCGTAGCGCCCATGTTCATCCCTTACCGTGAAAACATTACCGAGATGGCGCGTTACACGTGGTGGGTAGAGTACTTCAGGCGTGTGGATTGCGGCGAGGCGCCAGATCAGTGGCTCTTCTCCTCTACGGAGCAGCTTGCCAAGTACCATGAGCTAGTGCTTGAGAACTACCGTAAAGTAGCTGTCATTTATCAACATCGGCCTTTCTGTTGGCTTACTTACACACGCCACGGCAAACTAGATGTCGACCGAGCAAAAGCGGATCGCACGCTTGAGGGGTTTCCGCCTATGCGCGAGCTTCCCCCGTATACTCAGCAATTTTTTGACTTTAACGAGCACACAAAGGATCTGGACGCTGCTTCGCTAGGCTGGGAAAGATGTTCGTTTATTAACCCCTACGACCCGTTAAACACACACGGCCCAAGGTTACCGCCCGACTTTAACGCGTTTTACTTTGGTCTGCTACCTCAGCTTGTGCGAGCTGAATTTCAACAGTACCCTGAGCGCTTTAGCAACCCTAGAGCCGCTATGTTGCACTGCTTGTGCCGTATAGAACTGGGGACGTCTCAATACCTTACGCCTTCTTTTATGGTTGAAAGTCATATGGTGAGTTTGATAAACCAACTGATCGACGCTGTATTCGTTGTTATACAGCAAAGACTGGGTGGCAGACTGGAATCGTTTAAACCTGCGGTAAAGGAATTTACGGATACCTTTAATATACCTTTTAAGCTATCGAAAGAAGTTCAAACGGTCATTTACAAAGACGTGTATCTAGGGCATTACACCGCTGCGTCAAACAAAGCACGCGAAGGTAAGAGGAGCCTCACGGGTGCTCCTACTTGCGACAACCCTCTCTCGACCGCCCAGCACCTAGACTGGAACAGCCTCGCTTGATTTTTTTCTTAGCGCCCGTTACACTACAGAAGTGCTAGAAATTTTAAAAAGGATTTAAAAATGTTTTCGTACTTCAGGTGTGAGTTGATGGGGGTTGTAACTTCTGACCTTAACGTAAAAACCCGCCGAAACGGCGGCTCCCTAGTTAAATTTGATATCGGTATCGTAAACAGCCGAGGTGAATCCTTCCCCCACACGGTAGTTGCGAAAGACGATGTAGCTCGTCATGCTTTACAGCATGTCAAGCGCGGCTCTGTAGTAATCGCTCACGGTTTTATGAGCAGTTTCTACGTAGAGTTTGAAGAAGCCGACAAAACTATAACAGAAGACTTAATTCAAGAAGTTGTCCTTACGGACATCGTTGCATTTAACCGACACGACCAAGCAGGCTTCTCTAAGTTTGCAAAAGAGGCTACCCCCGATGATGAAGTCTGAAGACAATCTTATCTCAATTCAAGTCGTCAGCACTGACAGTGTGTGGGAAGCCCCTATGCCGAGTGCCGACGTCTACGTGTTCAACATGCCCGTCAAACAAGAAGAAGCAAAAACCCTCCTCACTCGTTTGAACCAAGGCACCTCTAGTGATAGTGTCACCTTACTGACCTTTAGACATAGCAAGATGGACCTTGTAAAAGCGATGTCGCATACCGCAGACCTTTCGGCGTACCCGCAGCTTACGTTTGGTGACGTCGTGTTTATGCACTACCAGACGACCTCGAAAAGAGGCACACTATCCAAACTAGGCGAGGCCGCAGTCATTCTTTCCAAAGGCACGACGCCTCCGACCTGGGACCAAACCTCATGGTACCGAGAAGACTCAACCAACGCAGGGAACGTATGGGATCTAACACCGTATTCTCACGACGTGAAAGAACCTGTTGCCAAAACTTCCTATGGGCAGTTTGCTTGGGACCTCGGGCTTTTAACGCTCTGCCTTGTGCATCCGTTACGCCACCGTAAATTAGTCTGGGGTAACCCACCTGACGTCAACCTGTTATCTTTTGCCAAAACATTTAAAGTACAGGTAGAGTGTTTCGCCAAGAGCATGGACGAAGCCGCTACACTACTCAAAAAATACGAGGATTTGCCATGACAAAAACTTTAGAAATACAGGACGCTTCACGCAAAGCCGTAGAAGCTCTCTCGAAGATCGCTCAAGCGGTGGGGTCCACCCTCGGACCTTCCGGCAAACCCGCAATTATTGAAAAGCGTGACCCGCTCGGTGATTTTTGTGCCACTTACACCAAGGACGGTATTACTGTCTTAAAGGCATTAGAATTCAACGACCCGATAGAGCACGCCATTCATTACTTCTGCAACCAGTCTTCTGCCAAGACAGTATTAGATGCAGGCGACGGCCCTCAGCCTCTGTACTCTAAAGTGCTGACACCTAAAGGCTTCATTGAGATGCGGGACGTCACAGTAGGCATGGGAATCTGTGGGACAAACGGAACCATTCAAACCGTCTTAGGGGTGTTCCCTAAAGGCGAGCGAGAGATTTACAAACTGCTGTTCAGTGACAACCGCGAGGTGGAATGCTGCGCCGACCACCTCTGGACTGTTACAAACGCGGGTACTACCGGCCCTCGATTAGAAACAAAAACAACGGGTGATTTAGCCAAAGATTATATAATTGCTAACAACGAAGGAGAGACCCAAAAACGATACTACTCGCCTCTCACTCACGTCCAATTCTGCAACAATGAGGCAGAGATGCCTCTCGACCCATACCTCGTGGGTGTCTTACTTGGCGATGTCTCACTTCGTGGTACGGGATCTGTTGAAATTTCTTTGAGTAAGCCAAAAGAGCACATTATCGCTAAGTTGGTTCTTCCCGAAGGGTTTAACCTCTCTTCTACCTACGTAGTAAGTGATTCTTCATTTCGCGTAAGCATACAGGGACGTTCGACCGACGGTAAGACCATGCAACAAATTCTTGCGTCTATAGGATTGCTAGGCGCACAATTTATCCCTAAATCATACCTCTACACAACTGCGAATCATCGTGAAAAATTATTTCAAGGTTTAACAGACGCTGACGCTTACACGACTAACAGCAGCGTGGTTGCGTTTAGCAGCGTCAGTAAAGAGCTGGCTCAAGACTTTACCGACCTTTGCCTCAGTTTAGGTAAACCTGTAAAGATGTCGCTACAGAAACACGAAGAAGGTAACCTCTACTTCCCGCCGCCGATCTGGAGCGTCACACATTTAGAAAACTTTAAGTACGGAAATAGGCTAGACAAAATTACAGCCACAGGGGTTACAACCCCTATGATGTGTATAAAAGTCAGTAACCCTGACAATCTTTACATCACAGACAATTTCATTGTCACCCACAACACGACGTCCACTCTCGTGCTTGCGGCGGCAGTATCCAGCGCTATACTCAACAGTTCTTCTAAAAATCCTCAAGCTCTCGCCCGTCAATTTAAACGAGAAGCAGAAGCAGCCATTCTCAAGGTAGAGGAACTTGCTATCCGAGATGCGAGCCTTTTACACCACGTAGCTATGACTTCTTCTAATGGCGATTCCGACATCGCCACCGCTGCGCTAGAAGCCCTAGACAACGTAGGTGCCTATGGGACGGTCACTATCGCAAAAGATGCTTTGCAGAATGAACTCTACAAAATTGTACGCCAAAACGGTTACTGTGCAGGTCGTGGGTACGAGTACCACAAGAGCTTAGCTATTTCAGTGTCAGAAAAATCTGCCGAGAACGACTCTTTTGTTCTTCAAGGTCCCGCAGTCTTTATCTACAATGGGAACCTTGAGAGCATGGAGCAGATCACACAAGCTGTTAACAGTATTGCTGCCCAGAGCAATGGGCAATTCAAGCAACACTTGGTCTGTTTCGCAAAAGATATCGGTGAAGGTCTTGCCAACGAGGTAATGGTGCAGAACCGCAACCTCGCTCACGGAAAGCACACAGGACGCATCTTTTTATCGAAACTCGCTTTAAGCCCGGAAATGAACGTCGAGTATCAGAGACTCTTGGACATTTCCGCTATCACGTGCGCCACCCTGCAAGATGGCGCTAGTTACCGAACGTCCACCTACGACGACCTAGGTACTTGTACCTCTATTGAGGTGCAGCCCTTTAAGACTATCCTCACAGGTCGTGCGGCAAAGCACACGATTCCCGAGCGAGCTGCGCAGAACGAAAAAGCTGTTAGCTTTGCGCCCACACGCCAAGGTGCCGATGTTATTTCGGCACGCAACGCCGAACTCACGGGCGGTCTGGTTACAATTTCTGTCGGTGGCGGGCACTCTGCAAGCATTCAAGAAAGAGCCGACCGAGTTGACGATGCTATTCAAGCCGTTCAAGCAGCTTCCCGCAACGGCGTCGTCCCTGGCGCAGGCATGTCTTACATCTACGCTGCAAGGGCATCGGGCATGTCGGCTGGTTTGAGCGAAGCTTTTAAATCCGTTCTTTTACAATTATGTGAAAATTACGGAACTGCGCTAACTTTTGATCTAGCACTAGCCGATACGGGTACGACAACTGTCCGCTTTGAAGAAAGTGGGGTTGTTATCGGGGACTTCCGGGACCTCGGTGTAGCAGATTCGTCCGTGACGGTCACGTCTGTAATTCGCAACGGTGTGGAACTTGGGATTTTGTGCGCCACTACCGGATGTATAGCCGTAACTGCGGACCTTGGGAAAATCAATGAAGCTCGGATGCTCTTTCAAGAGCAAGCTCGGCATGGGGGTGGTGGGTGAAACTACTTGTACTAGATACTGAAACTACAGGGCTCGACCTCGCCGACGACCCTGTTATTGAAGTGGCAGGGGCTCTTTTGTCTACGACGACAAAAGAAGTACTGGCTGAGTTTAGTTTTTTGGTGAAGACTGACAAACTCAACGCGACCTTTCACGTCAACGGTATACCTGACGCAGCCCTTCAAGAAATCCCCTCTAGCCCTGAATGGCTCAACGTTGGTCTTTGTATACTGTCTTACTACGCTTCTCAAGCAGACGCCCTTGTCGCCCATAACGTAAAGTTTGATGCTCCTCGCCTACAGATGCTAGGCTTGCCGATCGACCGCCCTTTTCTTTGCACACGCGAAGACATTCGAATCACGGGCACGAAGGCCAGCAAACTCTCGCACATTGCCGTTGACCTTGGATTGCCTGTTTTAAAACTCCATAGGGCAGCAGCCGACGTGCGCTTGTTGATTCAAATCTTATGCGCTCTACCGAACCTCGACAGTGTTATACAGGATGCTCTACAGCCAAAAAAGACGGTTAAAGCCTTGGTTTCGTTTCATCAAAAAGACTTCGCAAAAGCTGAAGGGTTCTTTTTTGACAACGCTTCTAAAAATTGGCTCAAGAAACTTTCCACTGACGAAATTAAAAATTGGCAAAACAAACATTTCGCTATAGTCGAGGCATGAAATGCCGATGTACAAATTCCACTGTGTGCACTGCGATCGCACACTCGACTTATTCGACGACGAAGTAGAGCCCTTAGAGGACGGGTTTCGTAAACGGGATGGTTCGGACAGCGAGTGTCTTTGGTTAAAAGAAAGCCCGAAAACTATCACCACCGTCGGTACGAGCATTGGATACCGGCATATGTATCCCATTTACGATTCAGCACATTTATCAAAGAAAGTGTCAGACGAACACGCTCGAAAAAAAGACCAAGAAGACAACTTGAACCGCTTTCAAAAGTCCACATTTCAACGACTCTAGGAGTTTTATGACCGATACGACAAAGATTAAAAAAGAGAAAAAACCCAACGCAATTACCCGAGACTCCCTCGAAGCTCAGAACATTACGGCTGACCACACACAAGGGCGCTTTGTCGTTACTGCCGCAGTGCAGAACGCGTACGTGAACAAAGACTTTTTAAAAAGCCTTGAAGCCTACTGCCATCAGAATAATGCCACCCTTATCATTCTAGGGATGCGCCCGCATCAACGCGCCTTAGAAAAACAAGACGAGTTTTACGATTCACCTCTTACAAAGTATTTCAAAAGTGGTCAATTAGTAACGAGCTACCGATTTAATTCAAACCTTGTTGCTTTTGACATTCAAAACGTTCCGCAACTCGTAGACCCTCTACGGGGTCTAAGCGAGCTGTCGCTAGACAATGGTGAACGAATCAGCCTTATTGTTGCGGCACCCGTACAATCCATGCGCATGCTGCCCGGTAAGATCGGGTCTTTGCCACGTATCGTGCACTCAACTGGTGTCGTGACGCAACCCAACTATCAACCAACTCGTCCAGGCAAATTGGCGGAACAGCGGCACGTTTACGGCGCACTGGTAATAGAGATAGACGACGATATTTTTCATCTTCGTCAACTTCAGGCGCATGCTGAGAATAACTCCATAATCGACCTTGGTACACGCTACTTTGCTGACGGCTCAACTTGGAAAGAGCAAGCAGAGGCAATCGAAGTCGGCGACTTACATGCTGGGGAAACTGATCCTGTGGCTCTAGCGTTTTTACAAGACTTAGCATCTGTAGTCCTTCCTAAAAAAGTGTTTGTTCAAGACGTATTTTCTGGCGCTTCTGTGAATCATCACATTGAAACTAAAAAGATTGACCGTTCCCTCGTACATACACATATCGCCACTTTGGACGCGGAACTTGAGGTCTGCGGCGAACTACTGAATACGATTAAATCTTTTCTACCCGCACACACAGAATGCTACGTTAAAGAGAGTAACCACGACTACTTTTTAAGCCGCTACCTGAACGAAATGCGATTTGTGAACGATGTACAAAACATCGAAATCGCGCTAGAACTGGCAGTAAAACTTCGCCAAGGACACAACCCACTATCATACGCTACCGACCCAGATGGAAGTTGGAATTGGCTGTCCGCCGCAGCATCATTTAAAGTAGAAGGAGTAGAGTTTTCACAACATGGGCACCTTGGACTTAACGGCTCTAAAGGCGGACTAGCGGGATTATCTAAAGCGGTCGGAGATTGTTTTGTGGGTCACTCGCATAGTCCCGGTATCCATCCGGGTGGCTGCTGGCAAGTAGGAACCTCAACTTTTCTCAAACTCGGGTACAACGATAAGGGTGCATCGACTTGGATGCATTGCAATGGTATCCTTTACACGGGTAAGCAACGCCAACTAGTTATGCTTATCGATACAAAATGGCGCGCCGAATAAATTTGCACCGAAGGAAATTTTATGTCTAATGTTCTCGTGATAGGTGACCCTCATTGTCAAATGAGTACTCTACCCGTTTTTCTTAAGATGGCAGAGACTACGTTAGAAGTCGTAAAGCAAACCAAACCCGACGCTGTAGTGATCACGGGCGACCTTAACCACACCCACGCAGTTTGTCACAGTACGCTTTTAAACACTGCATACGATTGGATTAAGAGCCTAGCTGAACATGTACCCGTCTACCTCCTTATCGGTAATCACGATATGGTAGCGCCTTCACGGTTTCTTGAATCAGACCATCCGTTTAAAGTTCTAAAAAACCTACGCAATATCACTATAGTTGACCACCCTACTCAAGCCACTATAGGTGGCTTATCATTTTCCTTCACACCGTACACCCCGCCAGGACGACTTGTAGAAGCTCTAGATTTGCTACCCGACTGGCGCACATCTTCAGCGGTGTTTGCGCACCCCGAAATCGAGGGCTCGTTTATGGCGCCTAAAGTCGTCTGCGCAAAAGGTGACAGGTGGGACGCTAATTGGCCCCTTCTTATTGCGGGACACTTTCACGATAGACAAAAGCCTCACTCAAACGTCATATACGTAGGTACACCTTTTCACCACTCGTTTGGCGAAGTAGCGGAAAAGACGATATCTCTATTTAACTTCAGCGCAGGGACGTACACTGAAAATTTAATCTCGCTCGGTCTTCCTCGAAAATTGACCTACGAGTGCAAGGTAGAAAATCTACCGCGTGTAGAGCTGTTTAACACAGGTGACTCTTTTCGTCTCAAGCTGTCAGGCTCCTTCTTAGAACTCTCAAAGTTTAAGAAAAGCGATGCTTACAAAGAATTTAACGCGCTAGGTGTAAAAATAATACTTGCGGCGGACGACGTCGTGTTCTCCTCTAGTTCCACAGACCGTAAAACTTATTTAGATGTTTTGTCTCATATGGTGGACGAACTCGCCGATAATGACGTAAACTTCCTTTTTCAAGAGGTCGTAACAGCAGTAGGAGTGTAATTTTGAGACTAGAGATTAAAGCATTTAAGGGACTTAAAGACAAAACTATAGAATTACCCCAGACTGGGTTAGTAAGAATCGCAGGGAATAGTGAGGCCGGTAAGAGCACAATACTGCAAGCCATCAACTGGGCGCTCTACGGCGATGAAGCCATACGTGCGGTCGCCCCGTTGGGTGAAACTAAAGCCTCTGTTATTCTTACAGGTTTTTCTGGTCTTGCTTCCATAGCTCGTTTTAAAGGTCCGGGTCGGTTAATTGTGAATGACCACCTTGAGAACGACGTGGGACAAGCTGAGATACAGCGGGTGCTTGGTATGAGCCATGAGCAGTTTTCTGCTTCCTCTTACGTCAAGCAGAAGCTTAGAGGGTCACTCCTTACGCTAGGTGCGGCGGATCAAGTCCGCTTTATCCAGACGCTCGCTTTCGGTGCCCACGACCCTGAGAAATATAAAAAAGTTATACAGGACAAATTAACGTCGTACACCCAGAATCTTACCATCAAGACGTCCTTGCGAGCACAGGCGCAAGAAAACGTAACCCGCAGCAAAGCGCACTTAGAGACACTCGATCACCCTCCGGTTCCACCTGCGGACACCGACCAGTGGTCTAGTGACACGTTTGAGTACGCTAGACAACAGATACGCGAAGTAGATTCCGCAATACAGGCTCAAACCGCCCTTCTAAACCACCCTAGCCGCACGCTGGCTCCCCTTATTCACAACCTGCAAGTTGAGATTGCGGCATTAGAGAATACACTACCTACAAGAAGTGCCCTCGACGCCCGCAAATTTAGCCTCTCCACTGAGATTCAACAGGCGGCTGCCGTTTTAGCGGACGCATCTGACCAAATCAACAGGCAGGAGCTAAAGAAGCAAGCCCGCGACAAGCTACAGATAGCCCTTCAATCAGGTCTCTCGACAACTCTCGAACAAGCTAGGGAAGGGATTGTTTCCGCAGACGCTAACCTTGCTGCGATTCGCCAACGTATTGCCACGTTAGCCGCTGAAAAAGCGCAAACACTTCATGCAATGACGTCTATCTATGAGTGCCCTGCATGCCAAGCACCCCTGACGTTAGCGTCGAATACACTACATCATTCACACGATGGCACGGCTAAGTCTGCACTCGTGGCGACACTAAATACCTTAGAGCTAGAAGAGAAACAGGCTGCTAGTTTTGTACTCGACTGGGAACGCTACAGGGCCGCAAGCGTCGTCCAAAGGCAGATGTTTGAGGAGAGTACTGGGCTCTTAGCGAAAGCGCACCCCGTGTCTGACACAGACTTTACAGAACTCGTACAACTCACGACTAAAAAACAGCAAGATGTACATGCCGAAATGACCGTAGTTGTTCAAGAAATTAACAATCTGCATTTTTTGGAACAAAACCTAGCGTCTAAGCGCAATCAACTGCGCACCCTGTCAGCGCAGTGGGTTCAAGATCTCCCAGATGAAACCCTAATAAGAGAGAGTTTGCATGCGTTGAACATCCGCTCAGCCGACCACAGGTCTTTTTTAAAAGACCTAGAGCAGAAGCAAGCCGAGGGGTTGGCTCGTAAAGCAACGCGAGAGCGTGCCATTACACTAGACCAAGCTTTTAGCGCTGCCCTCAAGGCGCACCTTTTGCTAGAGGAATCCCTAAACAAAGTCGTAGAGGGCGAGAACTCTCTGCTGAAGAGTGTGACAACGGCTACGAAACTCAAAAAACTCAGCGACGAGTCTACGATGTCTTCTGTTAGCGCAATTGTGAATGCCATAAACACAAATTTAAAACACTATATCGACCTCTTTTTCCCCGATGCTGGTACACACATATTCATTACAAATGAGAGTTTTACGAAAAAAGACGAGCGCAGAGCTAAGATGGGGCTCAAGATTATTCATAAAGGCTTGGAGATGGCTATTGAAGATTTTTCAGGTGGCGCCGAAAATAGGTGCTTGTTAGCCGCGCAGTTAGCTATTTCTGACATGTTCGCATCCCCTATTCTCTGTCTCGACGAAGCACTCACTGGAAGCCACACAGAACTACGAGATGATATCTTAGACCATCTGCGTGTGGTAGGGCAGTCAAAATTAATATTACTTGTAGAACATGGAGTTAACGACTCGTCATTTGACGACGTCATTTTTTGCTAAAGTTTCGGACATCCCGTCCGAACACTGTATTTAGGAGGCATCAAGTATGCTATATATTCAAGTTAGATCTTTTTTGCGACGGTTTTTTCGAGTTGGTGTTGCTGTTCTTATCTTAGGCGTGTTTATAGTGCTCGGCTATAATTCTTTAAGGTTCTCCGCCGAAACTTTAGCTCTTTCTAGCGTAGACGAGAAAGTTCAAGCGTTGCAGTCCAAGGTGGTCGAGTTCGAGAAAAAAGAAGAGACGGCGCGTCTTGCAGACCTAGAATTTCTGCGTATTATTAGTCTTACGCTAAACGCAATGGAAATATCTAGATCGCCCTTGTCGACGTATCAGAGGACATCAATGGCTGCTTTAATTGCACAGACCGCTGTAAAGCGCCTACCTAGCATTGAACTTAGGAATGCTTGGATTGCTACACTCGCTATCGAGAGTGCCTTCTCACCAGACGCTAAATCTTCCGCAGGCGCTAGAGGCGTCGGGCAAGTTACTCCACCTACGGCATCTGATTTCTCGCTGCGCTGCGGGTTTCAAGAAAAACTCGATGCACACGATCTAAACGAGCCTGTCGTGAATTTAAATATTTCTGCGTGCTTGTTTAACCTGATCAATGAAAGAGTAAATGGATCTGTTGCCTTAACGCTTGTTGCGTACAACGCAGGTCTGTACTCCAAATCTCTAAAATCTTTAGAAGCCCTTACGGCAATTAACACGGAAACCGCGAATTACGTGGCGAAACATACTTATCTTTTAGAGATGTTAAATAAATGAAAGCGGGTCTCTATGATAAATTTTTCAAATTTAATATGCATAGACTTCGAAACGACTGGACTAAACGCGTGGGAGCCCGATTTTCGCGTACTCTCCGTAGCAGCAAGCTGGCTTGTCGGCGATCCCGACGACGATATTACGCAGACATACTTTGCCAAAGGTGAAGATCAAGTTCGCGCTTTCTTGAAAATGCTCTCGGACGCACAAATTCCACTTGTAGCCCACAACGTGGGCTTTGAGCTACTCGTTATTAAGTGCCGATTTCCCGAGCTAAACTTAAATCTTAAATACGACAGCATGCGCCTTTCGCAGCTTTTTGGTCACGCAAACGAAATGGGTGAGGGCTTCGGTCTAGACGACTCGCTAGCCCGCATCCTCCCGCACCTCGTCGGGCACAAGCAAAAATTTTATGAGCACCTGAAACAACAGGTAGCTCTTGCCCAGACTAACAAATCCCTTACAGAAAAAACTTGGACCCCCGACGACAATGGAAAAGACCAACGCCTAGCAATTATCGACGACGATGGTGAACGTGTCTGGCTCGACGACGGCGTGGAGCACGACGACGCTATTTTTTTTAGCGGTACCTGGGAGACAAAATTTGTCACCAAGGAAATCAAAATGACTAAAAAGAATCTTATGAAGTACATCTATCTCGCTGACGATACGGCGCTTGAGGAGTACAACGTTGGTGACACTGACTGCACGCTTAAGCTTGCGCGGTTTATAGCGAACAGTTTCGCTGCACAGAAGTACGACTGGGAAACCGACCACGAGCTATTTATGAGCATGGCGCATTTAATTGTAGACGCACAAATAACTGGGATTAACGTCGATCGCGCGGCTTTATTGCAATACGTCAAAGACGTAAACAAAGAAGTAGCAGATATTGACCAAGTCTTTTTTCAAGAATTCGCTGATCCTATTATGGCAGTGCGGCAAGCGCTTAAGATCAAAGAGCAGTCTAAGTTTAAGAAAAAGATTGTAGAGATCCTTCCTGAGTTTAACATCACGTCTAAAACACATATGGAAGCCTTGTGCGTCAATCAACTTGACCTTGCTCGGAAGGTACTCATGAAAGTTAAAGACGCAACGGAACTGAAATGGTTTAAGATAATTCAAACTGAACAAGGTCGTGTACATGGCGCAGAGCTTCTGGTCACGCCTAAGAACTCTCCGTCATTTAGAAGCGCTCACATGCATCAGTGGGGTCGTCCTGGCGAAATTGTCCAGAACAGAGGAAAGCGCCTCTTGATTAAAACACAAGCCGCTAAACTTGCACTCTTATCTACGCAAGACGACCGCTGGCACCACACATTGCGCTTGTGTGGGACTGTCACGGGGAGGTACGCAGGTGGCGGCGGCGCAAATATTCAAGCTCTAGGGCGCAGGGATTCCGGCTTAATGTCTGCATTGCTCCCTTCAAGTGCAGATAATATTTTGATCAGTGCAGACGCCCTAGGCTGTGAACCCACAATTACCAGTGTGTACACGGGAGACCGGCTGTACACACACGCTTCTTTGACGGGGATTGGTAAAGAACCTTACTACGAAAAAGACGTCATGCTGATTAGCGATCTGTACCTAATGTCCATGTCGTTTTCGCCATTCGGTGCCGCAGTTCTTCGCGAAGCTTTCGCGGCGGACTGGTCGGGTAAGACGTTTGCACAACAGTGGTTGGCTGACGATGAAGTGATCAAAACAAAATTGAAAAAGATCAGAAACATCCACAAGACATGCGCGTTGGCGATTGCGTATGGAGCGGGCGCTGCAAAGATTCATAAGTCAGTTACCGAGTCAGGCTTTGATGTTCGGTTTGAAGACGTGCAGAAATTTTGGTATCGCTACTGGGACGTGTTCTCGGGCATTAAAGCATACGCCGACAAACAAAAACAGATCGTCGAACGTCAGGAGTTTCTTGTAAACCCTCTAGGATACAGAGGTACCCCCGAACCTAGAAAAGCATTCAACTGGATGATACAGTCTTCTGTGAACCCAATTATTCAGAACTTTACCAGATTCTTGCTAGAAGAAGCACCGTATGCTAAGTTCGTGACCATCATCCACGATGAAGTAATTATAGAATGCCCTAAAGTCGACCTAGAGGATTGCCGAAAGGCCAAAGAAGTTGCGCAAGACCGTGTCAACGCTTGGCTTAAATGGAGCTTAAACATGAGATTTGGATTTGCTGTCGGTAACAATTTCTATGAAGCGAAATAACATGGCTGAAATGTACACCGGTGTACCTACCGAATCCGAGATCGACTCGCTGTGGTCGCCTGCGGGCGGCTACGTCGTCGAAGCGCCTAAAGTCTCTCCTTTTAGTGTAAACGAGATTCGCAACCAGACCGCAGAAGAGATCGACAAGGGGTTTACTTACGTAGAAGAGCGGAAAGCCTCTGCGTTCAAAATATTTCATGACGACTTTAACGTCCCCGTGCACCTCGACAGCTTAACAGTTGTGTTTGCACGTTCAGGGCATGGGAAGTCCACGTTTGCTAACCATGTGGCAGCTAAGATGATTATGCAGAAGCGTATGGTTGCGGTTTTTAGTAACGAGCTAGACATATACTCGTACCTGTACGCGATCTCGACGATTATCGGCAGAATCAAAGGGATTGCTGACTTACGTAAAGTCGCTGAAGACGCTGTAAAGTACGTCCGTATCTACGACACTACGACGTCTATGAGTGTTACAACTTGTTGGGATTCGGTAGCCGACTACGTCGTCGAGCAATCGCAGCACTTCGGCGCTGAACTTACTCTTTTTGACCAACTCAGTAACACGGGTAACACGTACAACCCCGAAAACTCTAAAACGCTCAACATAAAAGACCCTTTCAAGCAGATAAAATTTATTACCACGCGATTTCAGATTCTCTGCAACCAGCGCCTAAAGCTCGCGCCCATCGTGACGTTTCAGCAAGGGTACAGCCCAGATGTAAAGAAGCACCCCCGAACATGGGACGCATACTCCGTAGCGCGAAATGGTAAAGGTGCAATTGAGGATGCCACGCACGTACTGATCATCGGGCGTGTAGACAACTACACAATTATCAAGTGTGATAAGTTCCGCTATCCAGGTATTCCTTATACTGCGGTGAGCGCCTTTAAGTACGAATCGAGCAGAGAGCGGTTTGAGAACGAGGAGGTACCGGATGATTGGTCTAAATTCGGCAAGAAGCAAGAAGAACTAGACGTGGAAGCAGACAAGAAGGAGAAAAAAAATGGCCGAAAATAAACCTACCTACGACACGGATTTCGACAACAAAATGCTAGACTTAGCGGAAGCTGCCGCAGAATGCAGCCACGACACTAAGACGCAGGTAGGTGCAATTATTTACCGTGTCCCCCCTGCTCCATATGCGTATACAGAAGGTTACGTAGTCGCGGAAGGCTACAACTCTTTTCCGCCATTGTTTAACTACTGGCCGATTGACATGCAGTCGGACTACAAGCATCCTCGAATTGTACATGCAGAGATGCGTGCTTTTTTTTCCTGTACGAACATAGACGACGCTCGAGGTGCTACACTCTACGTAACGCACTCGCCCTGCCCTGATTGCGCCAAGCACATCGCTTTCGTGGGTATCAAGCGCGTAGTTTTTAGAAAATTCAAAGGTCTTGGTCTAGATTTACTAGGAGAGTTTGGTATCTATGTCGACTACATCCCTCAAGAAACCCAGCATGTTAGCGAATGACCTTGCACAACAAGCCTTAGACGTTCTATTTGATCCCGACGATTTTGTTTGGGTCACCGACGAATTGAACAGAGCGTGTATTTCTATCCCTCTACACGAAGCTAGGCGATGGATCGGTCACAAAGGACCGCAGGGCGTTTTCCTCTGCGGTAATCCGTCTACTGGATCGACGCAAGTTCGAGCTAACTCCGCCGCTCTTTCGCGCACGTTCCTAATCGAGTTTGACAAATATCCAAAGCACCATCCCCTAGAGGGTCAACCAATTCCGCTAGACGAACAAGAAAAAATTATGGAAGCCTCCGGTATACCGTGGACTACTAAAACGTTTTCGGGTGGAAAAAGCTACCACTACCTGATCCGTATCTTTACTCTTGGTGGAGCGCAAAAGCCGATCGACGAAAAGACTTTTAAGAAAATCTTTTTCTTTTTGTCAAAACGCCTTAATCGAATGAATGACCAAGGCTGTAACGACCCTGCGCGGTGGTCTCGCTTTCCTGGATGTTGGCGAGGGGACGTTGAGCAGACAGTGCTAGAAGTGCGGCGCGCGGTACCGTTGTCCGACCTCCCACAAGAGAACAGCACAGTCATTCGCACCAAAGAAGAGCTTGCGGTTGACCCTTTTTCGCACAATTGGGGCGCGCCTAAAAAAGAAGAAGACCGTACAGACATCATAGCTATGCTCGATTGGTATTGTGAGGAGAACAGTGTCGAGTACAAGCCATCGGGTGTCGACCTTCCGTGTCCCGCATGTAGGGCACAAGGGCGTGACAACCACGGCGACAACTTCCGTATCTGGGGTGACGACTACATTGCTAAATGCTGGACTGAGGACGCAATGCATAGCCGAGAGGCGTTGAGTATCATCGCTAAAGAGTGGCGTGAAGAAGTTGGATACTCGAAATTTGTAGAAGTAGATGTAGCAAAACAATTTGGAGGTATGCCTTTAGGTATTGCGAACAGAATGTGGCGGCGCATGTGAAAAAGAAAACTGACCCAGATACCGGCGTCAAAAAGAAGAAAAAAGAGTACAAGTTTGTTTTACGCGCTAGCGTGATTTCAGCTTTGAAAAAAGTCTTTGTTCGAAGTCCTCTTTTTTCCGTTGTAAAAGAGTTTAATAAACGCGAGCGTCTGGTTACTAAACAAGACGGGTCTCCGTCAAAGGCACGAAGAGTCGAGTACCAGTGCAATCACTGCAAGCAGTGGTTTCCTGAAAAAATTAATAAAATTACACAGGTACAGGTAGACCACGTCGAGCCTGTCATAAACCCGCAAACGGGGTACGTCGATTTCAACACCTGGATAGCTAGAGAATTTGTAGACGTAGAAGTATGGGACCCAAAAATAAATTCTCGTCTTGCGCTTTACAACTCAATTAAGCATCGGCTACAGTTACTCTGCGGACCTTGCCACCTATTAAAAACTAACCAAGAAGGTGTTGTTAGAAAGGAGGTAAAAGAAAAAGCTAAAGTCCCAAAAAAGACTTCCGATAAACGACCACGGAAGTCAAAACAATAGACATCCATACTCACACCAGCCGTATAGGCATAAGGAAATACAATGACTACTCTCGGTACTGCATACAACGCTTCAGAAGTTTCCGGCACACAGTCTTCTTCGACCCGCCTTGAGACGAAGACAATTAAAGACAATCCTATCTACATCAAGGTAGTTCCGATCCTTTCTAAGAAAGATGCACAGGGAAACTTCCTGAAGTATCTTAAGTACGACCAAATGCCCTACACAATCGTCCGCAACGGTAAGGCAGAAAACTGGACACGTCCCTCCCTCGAGCTAAGCGGATTCAAAGACCCGCAAAAAGAGTATGCTGACTCGCTCCAGAAGACGATTAAAGAGTGGGAAAAGGGCGGCTTCGACAAGCTTCCCGAATATGCTCACCAATACAACCAAATGAAAAACGAACATAAAGCTATTAAACCGCAGACTAAAGTAGCTATCTTGGTTATCTGCCCAAACGACCCGAAAGTGCACGTCCTCACAACGAGCCGAACCATCACGGATCAGTTGTTTGGCAAGCCAGCTTGGGGGACTGCTGCGGCGGTTGAATCTCTTACAGATTCTATGCGCAAAAACAATGAAGGCGATCTTTTCAACCTAAATGCAACCAAAGGTTGGGCAAAGCTGTGGCGTACTGGCTCTACCTTCATGGACACGCGCTATCACGCAGAGCCAGCAAAAGAGCTACGCACTATTACCGATGCGGCAACAGGTCAGACCATGAGCATACCAATGATAATTGACGCGCCAGTCCATCCTGCGATCCTCCAATTAGATACCGCTACTCTTCCCGACCCAGTGGCGCACGTCAATAATTTCCCGTGGTCTGTCGACGAAGTAAACGAATACGCACAGAACGGCTTTAAGACGCTACCGCGATCCATTTCTGAGCGCATAGCGAAGTACTTGAAAACAGAAGGTGCTGTCGCAGCTACCGGACCAACGCCTCCTCCTACACCCGCTGGCTTTACCGCACCTGTGTTGCAGGTAGACGACGTGCAAGCAGCACAGCCACAATATGTACAACATGTGTTGCAGGTAGAAGCCGTACCACATGTACCACATGTACAGCATGTGTTGCAGGTAGAAGCCGTACAACATGTGCAAGCGGCACAGCCACAATACGTACAACCTGTGCCTCAGCCGACCTATGCAGTACCTGCGCCTCAGCCGACCTATGCAGTACCTGTTGCGCAACACGTCGCTGCGCAGGCTCCCGCTTTTACACCTCCTCCAGTGGCACCGTCTGCCGTGCCTAACTTGGCGCAGTTTATGGCAGCCAACCTACCTCCTAAAGCAGGTGGGTAATGAGTTTAACAACGCTTGGCTCGTTGAGCCTAAACAACGTGTACCCCAACCCGCAGCAGGCAAGCCTGACGCTAGACAAGGCACACGAAGCTCTAGCCCGATATGTTGTCCAAGCTTCGGACCTTACAAATGTGACCGAGTCCACGGCGCCCGTGGCTTTGTCTACTCTTTCAGAAGGTCTTATGGTTGCAGGCACCTACTATGCGTCGGCGCTTTTTAAACTAAATGAGACGAAAGTCTTTCGTAAGAACGCCGAAGCTATTGCCGCTCTAGAGAAGTTTCCCGACTGGTGTAACACTACAGGGAACAAGGGTACCGCAGACATGCGAGCGGCTTTTGTGGCAATGGATAAAGAAGTACAAGGCTTCTTTTTGCAGGAGGGGTTCTTTCAAGCGTTGGTTGAACAGCTCGCTTCTATTAAATTAGCGATCACCATGGCTCTCAGTTCTACCCGCTCTATCGCCTATGGTTATCGTGACTCCTCCGGTGTATCCGGCTCCAAGGGGTTTTAACAAAGAGGGTGGCGCACCCACCCTCTGTTTTCCAATTTTGATTATTTCACAAAAACATGGTAATGTTTAAGTAGTCTTCCATTAGAAAGGACACGTATGTTCAAGTTTTGCGTTTCGGCGTTAGTCGCAATGAGTTTGTTTTCCGGTACCGCCCTGGGGTTTGAGTTTAGGGAAAAAAAGAATCTTCCAAAAACTCCAGACACCATCGAGCTTGACCCTAGCAACACGGTCACCCTGAGAGGCCCAGTAGACGACAAGAGCGTCTCAAAGTTAATAAAAGACATCGCCAATAGTCCTAGCGACGAAGTGTTTGTCGTTATCACTTCTCCAGGTGGATCAGTTCTAGCCGGAATGAAAGCTATCAGCTATATTCGCGCGTCAGAAAAGAAGATCACATGTTTTGCGGACATCGCAATCTCCATGGCATTTGTAATTCTTGAAGCGTGCGACTTAAGGCTTTCAAATTACTCGTCGATCTCGATGCAGCATGTTACGTCCTACGGGCTGAACCAGCAGCAAGCACCGAATGCAGAATCGTTCGTTAAATTTCTCACACGCATGGCAGAGCTGATGGATATTGCGCAAGCAAAGCGCATCGGTATTTCGTACGCGGCTTTTAAAGCAAAAACACGAAGTGACTGGTGGTCGTTTGGTACGGACCTCGCTGAAGAAGGTGTGACCGACCGTAACGCTAACCTTACTTGCTCCAAGAAAGCTTTTAAAGAGACCCTAGAGGAGATTCTGAATACGCCTTTTGGCCAGTTTCAAGTGACTTGGTCTGCGTGTCCCCTAGTCTCAGCCCCATTGGACGTAAAAGCTAAGCGCTTTTCAGGTACAGATATGCAGTTTAAGAGCTTTGTTGACTCTTTGAACATACGTGATAACGTGACTACTCAGGCGAGAATTCGTAAATAGTTTCAGCTTGCACTTTTGTAACACTAGAGGCTTTGCCTCTTTCTTTTTTAGGAGTTTGTGAATGGCTACACCCAAGTTTATGAGTTCATTGCTTAAAAAAATGGACGGTGCGACAAGCGCCGCCGCAATCGAAAAAGACACATCTCGCCCGCCTACATTCGTCAAGATCGACGAGCCGTTTTTAGAATGGGCTTTAGGGGGTGGATTTTTCCGAGGCCGTTTGAACGTACTGGCCGGACCTTCGGGCTCGGGTAAGTCGTTTCTTGCCACTCTTGCCGCCGCAAAGCTTCAGAGAGCAATACCGGATTCCATCATTATTATCAAAGACATTGAACACTATTACAACATGCCCGAGCGTGTATCGCGTCTCCGTAAATTCGGCATTGACCTCGAAAGAACTGCCATTTTTTCGTCTTCAAAGGTGGACGAAGTTTTTGGCACGTTGCAGACTATTGAAGACAGTCTAAAAGCGGGCGAAGGTAAGATAGCAGCTATTATCGTAGATTCTTTAGGGGGTCTACAAGACCCTCACGCACTCAAAAAGATCGCAGAAGGGAACATCGAAGACGCTGGGAACAAGTTCGGCGGTATGGCAAAAGTTGTTGGTACCCTGTCTAAGTTTTTAAACGACCTTGCCGCTAAATACGACGTGACTATTTTCCTGATCCAGCACGCAATCGAAGATATGGATTTCCAGAAAACGGGTAACAAGTGGATCATCACAGGCGGCCAGAAACTACGGTTTCAGGCTGAGTGTATGCTCCTTACAGAGACGGTAAACCGTAAGGAATCGCAGGTCGATAACACGGGTAATATCATTGAATCGAAAGAGCGTGACTCTTTAGTCGCTACGGGCAAGACCGTCCGCATCAAGATCGTTAAGTCGCGGGGGACAATGGAGGGGAAGGTCGCTGAGATCATGGCTGACTTTGATACCTGCCGTATTATTCGGCAAGACAAGAGCCTTTTTTCTCTCGCTACAAAACTCGGGATTGTATATCATCCTGTAAATCCCGATACGGGAAAATCTAACCCGCAATGGTGGGCGTTTCAGGTAGATGGTAAAGAACACAAGTTTCACGGTGAAGAGAAAACCCTGAAAGCTCTACGTGACGACGAGAATGCGTACAGATCGGTCGTCGCCGCTTGCATGGCAAATCCAAACGGGTATACTCCAGACGACGATATTATTGATATGGAATTGGGAGGGTAAGGTGGCGGTACGCAAAAAACTAGAAGCTTTGGATTCGGAAAATCTAGGTCCGAATACAGAACAAGAAAATGCTTTGCCCGAGCTAGCCCCTCCTAAGTCCGTAGCTCTATCTGCTATTGAAAGAGTCGAACGGTCTTTTGAAATGGTTCAAGTTATCCGTGACGCCAACATCAAAAGTCTGGTTCTAGCGAAGCCTAGCGGTTCTCGCGTGTGGGAGTTGTTTTTAGCGTCCGTCGAAAAAGAAATCATCTCGTTGCAAACTAACGAACAAACTTTCGAAGACGTCGGGGAACTGAACAAGATGCTAGACCATATGGCATCTGTTATCTCCAGTACGCATGACGCCACTCACAAGCATCTTTTAATGTTTACACAAACTGTGCAAGGCGCGTTGGGTAAAGTTGCCCAAAATTCGCAAGCACCTCAGCGCCCGCAGCAAAGACAACACGCCGCTTCGGGCTCTAGCGAAATTCCAAATGATATTTTAAACTCAATTCTTTCTGGCCCCTCACTTAATTTGTAAAGGATACGATAATGTCTGTTAACGAGATTACACCTACTAAAGAAATTCACGCTGAAGACGTACGCGCAACGGCGGACAAGCTCATCGGGTTGTTTGGTATTTCCGAAAAGAAAGCTAAGCGTATCGCCAAAAGTTTCGAATTCGGTAGCATTGAAGAACTGGACGACAAGCCCGTAGCCGAACTTGAAAATATGGCTGCTGCGTCTTGGATTGAGATTAACGCGCAAACCGAGCAAGTGGAGAATAACAAAGGATTTCAAGACGCCAAAGAAATCGTAAAAGACTTTAACGCGGCCTTGAAGAATGTTACTAACCCGCTAAAAGCGACTTTAGACGTCTGTGCATTGTTCATTGAAAAAAAGAAACGCGGCTAACACTAGAACGTGACGTTCAGACCCACGCCTAATTTCACGTTCTGGTTTGAAACATCAAACCCAGTCTGTACGACGAAGTAGGACCCACCAAAAATTCGATAGCCCGCGTGGATTTCCACGTCGGGTTTTTGCCATTGTTGCTGAAGCGCATCTGTCAATCCGTAAGATACAGACCCACCAACCAACCAGTTTCTCGGTGGCGTACTCGTCGTCTCTGTGCGTGTTTCGGTTTTTATCGCTGTCTTAGACTTCTCGTCTACAACCAGCTTAGACGTACCTTTGTCAGTTTCGACGACTTTTACAGGTCCTTCTTCAACCACAGTCTCTGACTCTTCGACTTCACCTGTAGGGCGTGTAACTTTCTTTTTTGTTCTGGTTCTTGTAGGTCCTTTTTCGACCACCACCACCTTGTCTGCTACTACATCGACAACAAGTTTATTTTCAACTTCCCTCACTTCTGACGTTTTTGTGTCGACAACAGAAGTGGTAGTCGCTTGGTTGGTCATACGACCGGCTACAAAGCCCAACGATATAGCAACGAAAGCACCCAATGATGCCATTTTCCAAGTAATATTCATAGTTTTCTCCTCCTTGCCATTTTACCCCCGACAGCCTAAAATAGCTGTAGACACAAAGGAGAACCGATTGCGAGTACACCGAAATCAGCTCAACGGACCCACAGCGGACGGAAATTTGATAGTGATTACGGAGTATTTCAAAGAAGAGCATGAGACCTGGGAAGATTTTATAGCTACCATGACCGAAATGCATAAAGGAAAAGAGTGGAACTTATGCCACGGCGGTGCAAGGCTTACAGAGCGCAACAAGGTTCCGGTTGTCGACCAGAAGAAAAAGGCGAAAAAATGATACTGAGTATACAAGACTCCATGAAAAAGACTCTTTATATTAACCCCCAGTTTGTTTCTTTGATTAAAGACACAGGGCGGGGATACCGTGCCGTATACGACATTGCCGGTAACATGTCTTACGTCAGCGACCCGAAAGAAATTGCCAAGCTCGTCCAAGCGGTGGCCGAATGCCAAGAACTCATACAACTCCCCACAAAAGCACCTGCCCTCGGCCTACCCTTTAACCTCGTCTACGGCGCTGACAGTGCAGACGATGGTATAGAAGACGGTGTAGCGGATACAGAACTCGAAGAAATGCTTGAAAATCTACCCCCACCTCCACCAAAAAGCCCAAAACGTGCAAAAAAATCCACCAAAGCTTGATCGCGCCCTAACTGCTGTGTCGTTTCGCTACCACCCAGCAGGGCTGAACCTTCCCTTTTCTCCAAGTTGGGCGGGGACGATAGAGGATGTGCTCTCTTCCTACAAGTTTACGTGCCTAGGTCGCTTAGACCTCATATTGCGTACCCCTACGCTATTCCCAGAGGAAATTTCCGCAAAACTCTGTGTTTTCATTTTTGAAAGAATACGTACTTATTCAGAAGTACAGGGTCTTTTTACCGAATTGCTTTACAAAGAGCTTAAACGGGTAGTAGGAAAAGATTCTCTCTGCTCAGAGCCATTGATGGCGCTTCAAAAAGCACTCGCGGAACAATCGCACAAACAGACGTTCACAATGTTTACCTCAGACCCCTCGGCACCTGTAAAAGCTATCGTGTCGTGCTGTTCTTGGTGGGACTACGGCAGCGGAGCTTTTGCTGCGCTGTTACACTTAAAGCAAGGGCTTCCACTAGAGACGTGGGAAGCCTGGGTGGAAGACTGTGTTAAGTTTTTACTAGTTGAGCTACAGCGTGTGAAATGAAGCCTAGGGGTTTGTGCAGTAGCCCGCAATGAGAAGGGTACCCAAAGCCCGTAAGTCGTTTAAGTTACAATGAAACTTTAATTTTTGAGTGTTGGGAAACCCGTAGTTGCGAAACAAGTGTTCTTCCAAGATATCCCACGACATCCGCTCTTTTTCTAGCTCGTAGATCCCAAAACCGGAATTCATGAGATGCGGGGACAAGTCGTCGTGCTCCGCCTGAAACACGGCATGCGCTAGTTCGTGCCAGATCAGGTTTTTTAAGGCCCGATCCGTCAACGCATACTGCAAGTGCGCTTGAATAAAGATGTTTTTGAAAGGTGTGACAAACGAACTGTACGTAATACCCGCTGCGCCGTCCGATCCTGGTAGCGTGTTGAATGCGTCTTCATGCCAAAACTCGCCGCGCGTGATAAATCCCACGCCCAATTCACAGGGCTCCATTACCCCTCTTCGCTCACAAGCTTGAATGAACTCGGCAGCTTCGGCTTTAATCAACGGGTCGCTGATACCGTCGCCGGTCAGCATGATAGGGTCAATGTACCCTGACCTGCCAGCAACAGAAGACACACCTAAACCGATAAAGAGGGCAACAAAAATACCGATGATAGTCATATTGTTAGTCTTTATCTTGTAAAACGTCGACACGATTCTCTAGGCGGCTGACACGGTGCTCGAGGTGACCAAAGCGCTGAGAGCTGAGTTCTACGGTTTTCTCTAACACGAGGTTTAACTTCTCGACTTCTTTGGTTAAGCCGACAAACATCTCTTTCATAGAGCATAGTTCTGCATTCGTGTTTTTAAAAAGGGTAGTTAAAAACCTTAAAAAGCGCATAGCGAGCTGCCAAATACCGTATAACGCGGCACCTGATACTATAGCTATGGCGAGTGCCGTGTTACCGCCCTGAATGCTTTTAAAGATCCAATCAATTACGTCCACGCCGACCCCCCTCTTATTATTTAGCATTTTACCAACCGGCCAGAGTTGACTAGGTGCCCAAACAACATCTTTGAGCTGAGTGTCAGGCAAGAGCGCAAAATGAGAAGAATTGCTGGACTTTTGACTAAAACCTCAGCTATGATCAAAACCTTAAAACTTTTCTCTCAAGTTTTGGCACAGACTGGCGATACCTCTGATAGACCTTAATGGAGTGCGTTATGACGAAACAGTTTAAACCTTTACTCGCTGAAAAAGCCGACGACCTCTCAAAACTCAAATACCCAAAGCTTATCTCGACAAAGCTGGATGGTATACGTTGCATCCTGTTGAACGGTAAAGCCGTATCCCGCAAACTGAAGCCTATCCCAAACACATACATACGCGAGCAACTCGAAGCTCTTGTCTACTTGATGCCCGAGCTTGACGGCATGGACGGTGAAATCATGGTGAACGGTTGTGACTTCAACCAAACACAATCAGCGGTCATGAGCGTAGCCGGAACTCCATTTTTTACGTATTGGGTTTTTGACCAGATAGGCGAAGCACATTATGAAGAGCGGGCGATGGGCTTAGCACGCATTCTTGCGGCGAAGGAACCCCCGCATGTATGTTTTCTGTCTTATTTCACTGTGACCGGTGCCGAAGAGGCGCTTGCTCAAGCACAGCATTGGGTCGACCTTGGGCTCGAGGGCGCGATGCTAAGAGATCCAAAAGGACGCTACAAATTCGGACGCTCTACTTTAAAAGAAGAAATTTTGCTTAAAGTTAAGTTTTTCGAGGACGATGAAGGTCTGGTCGTCGGGTATGAAGAACAAATGCAGAATACCAACGTTGTACAAGTGTCTGAGCTGGGGACTACGAAACGATCGTCTCACCAAGACGGCATGGTCGGTAAAGATACCCTCGGCGCGTTAGTCGTGGCGTGGAAGGGCTTGGAGTTTAAGCTCGGCACCGGTGATGGGCTTACCCACGGTCTTCGAAAGTCTTACTGGTCGGAGAAAGACCGGCTGCTAGGTCGACATGTGAAGTTTAAGTTTCAGGGTGTGGGATCGGAAGGTCGCCCGCGGTTTCCTGTGTTTTTGGGCTTTCGTGATGAAAGGGATTTGTAATGGACATTAGTAACTTGCGCGAACACGCGGTAACGACCCTGGCAAGAATGCGGATGTATCACACCCTCGCGCTACTCCAGCAAGTGTCGGTGTCACACAATTCGGAGACGCCGTCTGCCAGTGTGCGGTTTACTCCAAGCGGGATCTCGATCACCTTGGGTGACGCCGTGTGCTCAAGCAAAGATACGTTTTTGTTTGTCTTATGCCACGAAATCCGCCACATATACCAGATAGCCACTTACCTAGAGATGCAAAAGATGTCTAAGTTTGAAAAGCGGATTGCGAACGCGGCCATGGACGCAGCGTTGCATGAAGACCTTATCAGGTTATTTCCAACGGAAGCCCAAGCCACTAAGGACGTGCTGGGTGGTATGGTTACCGTGGAATCTTTGCAGGAGACCATAGACCGGAAGGCAAAAGAGCACTCAAACGTCACCCACGTCGTCTTGGAGCGAAACCAAGACTGGGTGTACTATTACAACCGGATCTTAGACATTGCGGACGAACTCCCCCCGTCTTTTGACGAGCACGAAATTGAAGACGGTGTGGGTGACTTAATTAGGCATAAGCTTATGACAGCGAAAGACGTTGCGCAAAGAATGGGGACTACCGCTGGTCACCAAGCTATGGACAGCGACCTGACGTTTGACCCTAGGGCGAAACTTATGAAGACAATCCGCGATGCGCTAGAGCAAGTGCGGATTGTAACAAAAAGGCTAAGCCTCAAAAACCCACAGTCGCATTACACGTGCAGCGCAATTAACCACGCCTACGGGTATCTTCCAGGCGTTAAGAGAGTACCTGGAAGGACAAGGCAAGCGGTCCTACTACTTGACGTGTCGGGATCTATGTGTAATCCTGAGACACTCTCTCAACTCTACGCAGGCTGCAAGCACATGGAAGCGAGCGGTAAGCTTCTAGCGACTTACACGTTTGATGCGGATATCCGACCATTTAGTTTGGATGCTAAAGCGTTTGTAGGCGGGGGTGGAACAGTAATCTCGGACGCCATGATGAACAAAATTTATAAAGACCACGGAAACAACCTCGATGTCGTTGTGCTATCCGACTTAGAGATTGCGTGGGATTTGGTGAGAACGCAGCATAGGTTTCATTTAATAAAAATATGATTGCTAAAAAATATGTGAATTCCTCTCAAGTTTTGCGCGCTCCCTCCGAACACTACACTAGGAAATAAACCGAGAGGATTTTTATGATTACCGACAACATGTTTCTAGCCCACTTCCAGACCAAACAGACAATCCTGATACATGGTTCGAGCGGGTTTGGTAAATCTGCGCTAGTAAAAGCGTTTGCCCAAAACCACGGGTTTAACTACATTGAGAGGCGCGTATTAAATATCGACCCGCTGAATCTTTGCATCCCACACAAAGACGAAGTAAACAAGGTACTTATCCCGTACCCTGACAAATGGGTGAAGGACCTCTGCGACGACCCGTCCACAGGCTACGTCGTCCCCAAAACCGTGTTGTTTTTGGACGAGTTTAATCGGCCTATGAGCGACCAGACGTTTGGAATGTTTACCGAAATGCTACTCGATCGCACATTTATGAATACGTACAAGCTATCCGACAACGTCCTTATTCTTGCGGCTGCTAACTTAGAGACTGAGGACATCGGTGTACGTGACCTACCGGATGCCGTGATTAAACGCGTGACACACGTGGTGCATGCTCCAAGCGTCCACGCAGTGGCTCGCACCATGCGGTCGAAGTTGGCAACAGAGATGCTACAGAAACACCCAAAGCTTTTTAAAGAGCCGGGATCGGGAGAGGAAGTTTGGGTAAAACTTAGCGAGTCACCAAGACAACTCGATCAAGCTCTTGAGATTGCGGAAACAGGGCTGCTATCGCGAGATGAAACTCGCCATGTGTTCGTAGGCAAAATGGGCCTAGAGCATGGGAACGCACGTTTCCAACAGTACTGTGATATCGTTGACAAAAGGACTACTGTGTTTCCACTGACGCTCACACAGTTAAATTTTGAAGCTGTGTCTCAGCTAGAAGCCAAAGGGCTTGTGAACGAGACTATCGGCTATCTTCAGAGCCAGGAGAGTGAGATGGCTGCACACTATCTGCTAACTACTGCTCTTCCTGAGACGTGTAGGGGGATGTTTTCTTACGGAGAATTCAGGCATACTCTAAAGCACTGGCCTACGGGGCTAGCGCATGTAGCCGACTTGGACCCTCAAAACTGGGCTTGGGACTACATCGCTGTACGGATTGGAAAACTCGGACTTGCAAGGAAATCTTCATGAGTGACGACAAAGTAAAAGTAAAAAAGGGTCTTACGCTAAAGAAGATCAAGAAATCGAAAGAGATGAACCCCGAGCTGATCGGTATACGCATGCAGGCACTGCGGCTAGCCTATCTGTACTGCGACGAGAAGATATTCAAGAAAGACAAGCCTGATGACAAAGAATAATATCCTGTTTAGTTTGTACAGTCTTTGCTGCTACGTCGCTTTGGGGTTGTTGGTTGGTCGTTACATCAACCTCTCAATTGTTGCGCTGACGCTCGCAATTGTTTTGGCACTTTGGGGGCTCGCGTGCGTAAACGAATAGGGCTTGTAGCCGCACTGGGGTTGCTGGCGGTGAGTTGTGGTTATTTCCTCGGTCCTGTGTACACACAAACTGACGATTTGAACCAAAGAGAAAGGTTGCTAAGGGAGTCGGCGGCTGTAGCTCGCGCTATGACCACGTGCCTGTCTTGCGAGTATTTTGCCTGTCTTGGTGACTGGTCGTGTACAAGCACGTCGGATGGCGTCAAGAAAAGTTGCGAAGTCGAATCCGTTGCTGCGTGCAAGCCGTGTGATACCTACGAGACGCTCGAAGAATGTCAAGTGTTGATAACGCAATGTAAAGCGTCACTAGACGAATGAGCGTTGAACGTCCTTTGAACTACAGGTGAAATAAATGGAGCCGAAAATGAACCTGAACGACTTGCGAATTGGAGATATCGTCACTTTGCGCGGGGGTCGAACTCTGTCCGTTGAAGAGACGTGGGACCAAGATGTCCACTGCGCAGATGGATACGCGTACAGTAGTTTTAGTATTAGTTTCACCGAGCAGGGCTTGCCCTATAGCTTCGATGTGGATGGCCGGGCAGAAGGAGACGACCGTGACCTGGACATTGTGTCCTTTGAATCACCGGTGAAATAAATGGAGCCGAAAATGACAGTAGACCTTAGTGATTTAAGAGTCGGAGACGTAGTTACTCTCCGAAACGGTCAGACCCAGACAGTCACCATTATTCGTACTTTGGAACACTACCGCAGAAGCAAGTATGGTATTTATTTCGAGGGAGGTAATGGTATGCGCCACTACTACACATCAAACGGGCATTACCGTGCTGCCGACGAATCTCAGTCGCAGGACATCTTATCCTTCGAGACGCCCGCGAGCGCATTCGCCACTGGAACGTACACACACGACCCGCGTGACTTTGTCATGGGGCCACCGTATAGAGAACCCACGGTACTTGAATTTGTGGAATCATTGCCTGAGGGAACTAAGGTCACCGATCACAAGCTCACCTGGACTGTAGCAAGAGATGCAGGCAGCACCTCGCTCATGGCGCAGAACAACCGCACCCATATCTTCTATGACGTTCTACCGTATGTGACTATTCCAGGTTTGATAGTCAAGAAAAAAATGATGGTAACAAAAGCGTTCTCGGGGTGGGTGAGCGTATACGCCACATGGGCCAGCGAAGTCTATCCATCGGAGGCCGCCGCAAAAGCAGTCACTGATTCGATTGAAGGACGAACCCCACGCATTGCGTGTGTGTTTGTTTCTGGAACATACGAAGTTGAGGAGGACTGAAGCAAGCGTTGGTAGCGGATCTTACGACCCAGTACTCACAGCAGAACTAAAAGCGGCAAACCCTAACCAGTTTAAACAATTAAAAGGACACACAATGAATTCTGAAGTACTATATTCCGATGTTTTTGGCGATTCGCTACTGTACGCAGGTATGCTCGTGGCGGTCGGGGACACGGAGCAGCAAGGCTACGTCGACGCTTGTATTGACAGCAACGGTCGTATTTGGCGCAACGTACTAGCTGCGAACAGAAACACGGATTACCGCAACTCTAACAGTCGCGACATGTTCATTGGCGCACTGCTTGGCGCTTCTCAGCTCTCTAAGATACGCATCGCGCGCTATCTCGCTTCCAACAACGGCCTTCTCTCACCAACGGCAAGCGACAACCGTAACAGAGTGGGCGTCATGGGCTGGGCTCAACTCGGACTAGCGCTTGGTAAAGATGCCACTGTTGCACACATGGGCCTAAAAGGTTTTATTCTCGCGAAGATTTTTAAACCACTCCTCGGTTTTATAGCTTTCGTAGAAGCGGTTACAGTCTATGAGCCGTACCAGCTAAACCTTGTTTGTTGCGCGCTGATGCTTTTTAGAAAGCACGGTGTGGACAACTATTGGACTCGTGAAACCATGAGGACGCTTGAGAATGTCAGAAATCAAAACGATGTTGTGTTTCTATATTTGAAGGGTGCCAAGGAACGTGTTGAGGGTATTGCGGGCACCGCTGCGGACAACCGCAACTCAATGCTTACTTTGAATAAGTATGGAGAGGCTGCTGGCTGGCCGCCAAGTTCAGGCGGGCATTTTGCACACATCTACCCTTCGGCAGTGTATGTGCGCTGGTCTGAGATGGCGTTTAAAAATATGAAATAAGCCTTTACTTGTTCTGATGATTGTCCGATACAGGAGATGTGAGGGTTAAGCCGTCACAAGTTTCACAAGTTTCAGTAGTTGCAAAGGAAATCAAAATGGTGAATTATTGGGCAGACCTCACGGGAAGTGCACTTTCGGCTCTTAACACAATGAAAGAATTAGGCTTATCGCCGGATTCCCCGATGCAACAAATTGCGGATCAATTAAAAGAATACGCAGCATCTCAAGGATACCCGAGCTGTCTGAGCGACGACGAAGAACCGCTGGATGCAGACGACTATTATAGACTGGCTGTTGAGCTTAGAAATGAAGCAGCGTCTGAAAGACTGGCCCTCAACTAGTATTCTCGCACCATGCAAGTTCTAAACTAATTGAAAGCCGCTATGCTTTCTGCGCCTATCGGCTAGGTGTTTCATGAGATTCTGACAGCCCTAAAAAATCCTGTTCCTGAATCAACCGATGCATTTCCTGCTGTCGTGATGCCGTGCCTTGCCGTGAGAAACCACGTTGCGGATGCTGATATCGAAATGCACCTAGATGTCCCCGTCTGCCTTCCGCCGCCCGACCCGACCGGTGCCAGACTTGTGATTCCCAGAGGGTTTTGTTCTGACGCGGAAGTTGAAGAAACTGAGACGACTATATAATTGTCCGAGCCAACAACCGCCGTGGTACCTATGTTAAAGCCCGTAGTTCCTTCGATGCGCCAGTTCCCCGCTGTTAATGCTATCGAATAGTGGTTAACCACTACCCCTGATGAGCCAAGCGCAGGTGAAAGATTCGTTCCATTAATAACCTCTCCTACAATCCCCGCAGGCTGCGCAATTCCATCGGTGCGCCCAGTAATATTCGGTGAGCCAATCGGAAACCCGACTACTGCGCCGCCGCTTACTTTTAATACTCTGAATAGGTACTGCGCACTGCCTGCAATATCAGACCATGCAGCGCCTGAGCCTGCGTAGCCTGCATTCGATATCATGCGCCCTTGGTTACCGAAGACTATGTAATTTTGGCTTGCGTTAATGGGCTCAGTCCACATCCCGTATTCTGACGCGCCTTGACGCCCTCGTCCGATGTACGAAATTGAGCCGCCTTCATTTTGAAAAGTAACTCCGAAGTCTTGTGTCGTCTGTATTATAAATGTGTCCGTTGCCTGAATTGCTGTCGCCCAATCAAGCCGGTATTTTGTATTACCACCTGAGGTAACACTATTGACTGAAACAAATTGGGAACCAAGAGCGCCTTGTACACTTCCTGTGGTGTAAATTGTATTCGCAGCTACACCGCCGACACCTGAGTTACTAGCGTACTCTGAGACACTCCTATCACCCGCTGTTACGTTACTCGACCAGCCGACTATTGGGATTATAACATCAAGAGTTATTGACATGTTAGTTGACAGCGCAACGGGAACCGTTCCGTTCCAGTCGCCTTGACCATTCGGCCCGTATGGCGTCATCTGTCTTGAGGTGTTAAGAAGAACCCTTCCTTTCCAAAGTGTACCCGTTGAGGTATTGACAATACTAGCCTCACCTACCCAAGCATTGGTCGTGCCGAATCCGCCTTCCTGCCCTGGTATCTTGGTAAAGTCTGGCGTTAATTCTGCCGGAAGTGTGAAAACATGATTACCGTAACCTGATGCCGCTGTTACTTTTACTACCGTCCGAATGTGAGCGTTTTGGCCAATTCTGGAATATACACTCGCGACCGTTGGAGTTGCGCCAAAACCTGAAACAGTGATGCCTGTGGTTATGATTGGGTCGGTCAAAGCACCCGTCTGCATCAGCACTTGCGGCCCTGAGAAAAGCGTATCGAATCGCACTGCAACACTGCCTGCCAAACTTCTCGGTCGCACAGCGTAGAGGTCAGAAGGGGTAATGCTGTCTGGCACCCAAAAGCCGCTGAATCTTGACGTGCCCGTTGGCAGTTTAGCACTTGCAGGAGTTGCTGCGGATGCGTTCCCAGCAACTGATATAATGCTCTGGTGAACACCCGATGAGTTGTACCTGACTACGACTACATCCCAATTTCCATCAGCAGTAACGCCAAGGATATCAAAGTTGAGCATGACGGGTTTGCCGAGGTCTGCGCCTTCTAAAGCGAAGGCGGGGAACTGCACAAACGATGTACCGGTGGGGTTAGATGTCAGCGCCGCTGTAAGGTAGTTGGTTGAGCCTCTCAGCTCAGTATTCGCCGGACTTGTAACAGCAGAAGCGTTAGCCGCTGTACCCGTGTAAAACGCAGTTAAAGAAACAAGGTTAGCGGTTGTTGAAGCAAGGTTAGATACTGTCCCAGGAGCTACAGAGGCATTAGAGAATGTCTTAAGGTAGTTTTTAACTGGTTGCTCGTTTAATCCACCGCCCACACTTGCCCAAGTCCCATTCGAAAATCCTTCGAACTCGTTTGCGTCGGTATTATGCCTAATCATCCCGACCGTAGCTAGAGCAGAGCGGTTAGCCACTGTTCCGGAGGGTAATGTTAGAGCACCTGTGATTGCGGCGGTTGATGAAACTACTTTGTTTAAAAGAGTTTGAGCAAGAGTAGCAGTTACTGCAACCCCAGAAAAACTCCAATCTGTAGCAGCTACAGGAGTAGCAATATTAGCCGAATAAGTCATCGCTTCGCCGGGGTTAAGCGTGACGATTGTTGTTCCATTTGAACTTTGAACAGTTAATCCAAAGCCTGAGCTTGCAGCACATGTTATAGCCCAAGCTTCTCCAGCAACAATGGCTGTAGTAGGAAGCTGAACTATTCTTATTGCACCTGAAGGCGTCAGTACTTGAATTCTTCTATCCGCGTTAGTCAGTACACGAGTAGCAGATATTGTTTCGTTATTGCCGAGCTGACCCTTGCCGACAATGCCGTCCGTCGCGGTCGACGGGGATGCTGTATTTCCTGGTAAGAATGCCATTTTAGTTTAATCCTTTTAATATTTCTAGTTCAGCAGCCTGTGCGTCTACTTTTGCTGATAGTTCTTGTAGTGCTTTTAAGAGCGCGTATTGGAGGTCGGTTTGGTATACAGACATTAAAGGAATGCCGTCTGCGGGCGTTGTACCAAAGCCATCTTTGTCAACGAGTTCAGGACAAACCGAGTCAAGCTGCTGGGCAATAACGCCTAAGTTGAAATCATCATGGGTCTGGTCTTTAAACTTGTAGTTAACGACTTCAACTTGTAACAGCTTTGCGAGATAAGAAGGCGCAGGCTCGATAGCTTCTTTCAGCCGCGCATCTGACAAGTTTACGTTATTGGCTGAAAAGTTCGCAATACCACCATTCGACCGTATTGTTGCCCTTACCCCAACATTGTCCGCACATTCAAAAAACAGTCGAGTAGTGTCATTAGGCGCTGCCGCTGTGAATGTTATCGCTTGACCGTAAGGGTTACTATTCGACAAGTTTTGAACTCTGACAACCCATTCGTTTGTTGTGTTCGCCCTGAACACATGCGATGCGGTGTTGTTGGTTCCGTCGCCCAGCGTCCAAGCTCCTGTTGGGCTGATCTCGGCAGCTACAAGAGTCGCAGGGTTCCCTACAAGCAGCTCTGCTCTGTTCACCCCTGGGTTGTGCCTAATTTGAAGACGGTTTGTACTTCCCTGCTGAAAATTAAGTATTGACGAATTGCCGGTTAACGACCTAATTGAAAGTTGTGTTTGTACCTGCGATTGAAAGATATGCTCAAGGTTAGCGCCCGCACTAGGAGCAGGCCCAAACGCCCAAGCGCCCGCTGCACTTACTGCTCCGCACAACACATTTGCAGACGCAAATTCAAGCCCAACTCCCGCGACTACCGAACCAATACCAACGTTGTTACCAGTGAAATTATTATACGGGTGTTTACCGATAAACCACTGTGGCACACCTGCCTGCTGGCCCTCGATGTAACCTCCGTTGGACCCGCTGTTTCGTATTGATAAATGAGCGCCATTAATTACATGCGCCCCCACAAAAGCGCTCGGCCCAATCGTAACCGCTCCAGCAGCGCTCATTAAGAATGTTTGCACGCCCGCATTAGTAAAGCCGATCTGGTTAGTTCCTGGTTCGTACAGACCAGTTGTCGGCGAGGACCATCGCAGCGTAGCGTTAGTTACGCTACCAGCAGATAGACTAAAACCGTCGGGAAATGTTGAAGGCGTACTGCTTGCGCCTGGGATAAAACTCATAGGGTTATTCCTTCTAATGTTGCTAGTCTAGCTTCTAGTGCGTCATTTTTAGCTGATAGTTCTTGCAGAGCTTTGACAAGCCGAGCCGTTGTTTTGTCCCAACCGCTAATCTGCTTAAAGCCGTTGCCGTCTTCGCTCACTGCGTCTGGAAATATTACTTCCATTTCTTGAGCAATAAAGCCGACGCCTTCACCGGCGCTTGTTGACGCAGTTTGGATATAGTCAAACGTAACAGGTCTCAGTGCAACCATGTTTGCGAGCATTGGTTCCATATCAGCTACGTTCTCTTTTACTCTGCTATCAGACGTTGAGCCGAAGGCGGCACTGTTAGCGCCGTTACCGTTGATTTTGCCGTTTAGGCTTGCGCCAGCGTTGGCTTGAAACAAGATGTAGTTCTGTGAAGTCGAAACAGTTGTTGAACCTTTTTCACATATCAGACTGTAGTGCGTATCTGACGATGTACTAGTGCTGCTGTTACTTAGGTATAAAGTTGACGACGTTGTCGAGGTGTTTCGGATAAGGTGAAAGCCCGCGAGACCAGCAGAAGGCCCCAGCGTAACAGAGCCTGCTGCGGTTACAGCAAAAACCGTTTTGTCGGGACTTGTCGCAAGCGAGCTTCCGGCAGGTGTTGTCTGTATATTAAAGCAGGAATCATTGTCCGATGTTCTGGGATTTAAAATGAATCTTACACCACCGTTTGCCGTGTTGGTGCGAGTATGCGTTGCATTATCACCAAGCGAGTTAGCTGTCAGGTTGAACGAGTAAGCTTGGTCGGTACTCGGCGAAGTCGGAGTAGCAACTCTCAATCCGCCCGCAATACTGTGTGCTGTTCCGTTGTAATTCAGATTGACCGGTGGCCCAATCGTAACAGCGCCGGTCGTCGTCTGTATCGACATAAACGTTGTTGTCTCTGCCCTGTTTTTAAAGTCAACGGTGCCGCCATCTCCAAGGACAAGCACGTTGTTCCCAATCAGCGAGTGCTTCAATCCCACTGCTGCGCTAGCCCCCATCGTAACAGCGCCTGCGCTCGAAGCCGAAAATGCAATGATGTTATCTGTTTCGTTCTGTAAATCGAAACTGTTAAAACCTGCGATTCCGCCAGTATGCCCGAAGCGCCACCTTTTACCTGCGTTATTCGTTGCTTGGTCTGTTTGAAAGAAGGCTGGGTCGCCAGTAGGGCCTATAAGTCTAAGCTCCCTGCCGTTTACTCGGTGCGTTATGTTTGTTGACGGGGTGAATCCCATCGTAACAGCGCCCGCAGTACTTAACGTCAGTCCGACAACTCCATTTGTTCTGAGATTCAGATCAAAGTTGTCATTAGTTCCAAGCGTAATCGCAGCGCCGACACTGTTACCTGAAAGCAGAAACGCGCCGCCGTTTGCAATGCTCCACTGCGTGTTTAACGTTGGTGCAGCAGTGTTTGAATAAAGACTGATACTAGTGGAAGGGCCGCATACCGTGATTTGCGTACCACCCGAGGCATTGATCGTGATACTAAACGTTGCGCTATTATTGATGATCATTACAGGAAAACCTGTAGCAACTCCCGTTGAAGCTAGAGTAATAATTCTTGTAGCTGTGGGCGTCATAGACACTAGAGACCCATGCACTGCGACAGTCATGGTCAGCGCTGCGTCAGCGGCAGCAAACGGTATAGCTCCTACGCCGGTGAATCCGGCTGGGAAGGCTACAGGAGCACTTGCAGAAGTACCCGCAAGTCCGTCTACCGCGAGGGACGGGGAGCTTGTTAAGTTTGGTATAAAAGACACAGATTTTCTCCTTAAAAGTTAAACGCTTATGATAACGCCCGGTCCGCTTAAAGTCCCAGGTCCTGTAATCGGTCCGGCAGTTACGAGATAGCTGTCAGCCGCCGCAAGGTTAATAGTTGTCCCAGAAGCTATGTCCAAGCGCCCGACGATTCTTGTTTCTCCTGCGAGTATTGTGGTCGTAGAGCCGATATCGAGTTGCTGTGGAACTGTTGTTCCTTCCCGTGCAACCAACCGGTCGGCAAATTCTTTATCACCGACAAACCGTTGCGAAGTAGAGCCGATGTCGGCGTTAGGCCCCGTGTAGAAGCCTGTAATTCTTAAGCCGACTGAAGCCGCCGCAAGGTTTCTAAACCGCACAGCGAATTTATCGCCCACGTTTGCAGTAATCCCCGCAGGAACATACCCAAAAAACCGAGGACCCGCTGACAAGATTCGAGCGCCGGGCGTTGCTGTGGCACTTTGCCCAGCGGCAGTAAAAATAGTTTGAACAGATCCGAACGTACCAGCGGAGTTGTATCTGACTAAGATAAGATCGTTATCTCCATCAGCGCCAACACCATTGTACTCAAACGATATGTACATCGGCTGTAAGAGAGTTGAGGTCGCTCGGTCTACATTGTCTAATGTAAAGGTAGGCGATTCAACGAATGTAGTTCCCGCTGCGTTTGCCGTAGTACCCTGAAAGATGTATGAGTACCTTCCCCGAAGCGGCGTGATTGCTGAGCGTATTACGCTGATGTCCGAAGTGTTCGTCGAAGCCCACTGAACGTCAGTTGCAGTGCGGTTACCCGCAGCGGACACGGTACCGTTGCTTGTGCTCGGAATATTTTTGGTCGAGTCAAACCAAACAGAATAGTAGTTTTTGAAAGTACCTGAGCCAGAACCGGAGCCGGAGCCGCCCACGATACGCCAGCGCGATGCGCCGTCGTCGTAGATTGCAAAGACAGAAGCACCTTCAGCAATAGTGAGGTCATTTCCTGTCCCGGTGATAAAGCGGTTACCAGCGTTTGAGTTGATATCTTCGTTGTTCAAAGTGATTGTCAAACCGACGCCCGCGTTGGTAAACACGTACAGCTTACCGCTTGCGTAAGGCGCTGTAGGAGCCACGACACCGGTGAGCACGGATTCGCCAGTGAGTGTAAACCGGATGTACGAGTTACTGGTAGACGCGGGGATATTTAAATTGTTTGACGTACCTGTAGCCAGCGAGATATCCGCAGCTTTTGGTAGCACAAGCTCACCTGTACGTAACGAGAGAAGCGCGGGTTTCCGTCCTTGATATGACAATTAACACCTCAATATTGTTAAACTAAAAGTTTAACGGTTATTCTGTTTAGGTTTTTGTAAACCCGTCCCTACTGTTCAGAGCGTATAGCTCCTACTTTTCCCTGCTCTATGGGCAAGTACTTTTCAGAATCTGCGCGACTCTGCAAAAGCAGGGAGGACAGGTTCTAGTTAAATTTTACCTCAAGTCCGTGACCGCCTAGCCGATAGGTTAAAACGAGAAAGGCTTGCCAAATTCCTCTCTCTGCTTTATTATTTATTTAGGAGTTTTTGTATGATTAAAGTAATGTTACAGCGTGAAAAAAAGCATCTTGAACAGCAAAACCAAGCGCGTGCTATGGTAGGACTGCCCTTAATCTTGATTAAGGTGCGAAAGTGTCACACATGTTCAGGGTCTTTTGAGAGTGCTGGTAATTTCTACTGCAAAAAGTGCAATAGCCCCAAGGTACAAACGATTTCTAACCACCCAATTCTTTAGGAGAATTACATGACCGTAGCAATGACCGCAGTAGACGCCCTCAAAGTAGTAGGACAAGCAACAGCTAATTTTTCAGGTACGCGAAAGGATCATGAAATTATCATTGAAGCCTTGCAAGTGCTTGAAGCCTTGGTAAGTGCTCAGCCAGTCGAAGCTACACTCGTCACAGAATAAGCCAATTCGCACCGTCACTAATGAACTGAAGCGACTGCCTGTCCGCGTCTCCTACAAACGTTGAAAGTCCACCGACTAGTCCCGCGGTAGCTGTAATCGAAATAGGTGCGACACCCCAAGAATCTGACACGTCCTTCAAAAACACAACTCGTCCTTCCTCTATGACGGCACTCGGCAGCGTCACCGTAAAGGTTCCGCTTGTACTATCCGTCTTCACAACGTAGTCGTTTGCGGCGATAGAGTAGTTTGCCGTCCGCGTGGCAACCACGGACCTGTACACGGCGCCCGTTATGCGCGACGAGCCACTTTGAGTAAGACCTGTCGTGGTTACCGTTTGTGCGCCAAAGTCAGGTGCAATCTTTGTTCCGGCTATAGCCGCTGAAGCATTAATATCTGCATTGACTAGAGAGTTGGAAAGAGCAAGCTTTGAGTAAGCTATTGCTGCTGAAGCATCAATATCCGCATTGACTAGAGAGTTTGTTAAAGCAAGCTTGGAGTAAGCAATAGCTGCACTCGGAGCAACGTCCGCATTTACTAGAGAGTTGGAAAGAGCAAGCTTAGAGTAAGCGATAGCTGCTGAAGCATTAATATCTGCATTGACTAGAGAGTTGGAAAGAGCAAGCTTAGAGTAAGCGATAGCTGCTGAAGCATTAATATCTGCATTGACTAGAGAGTTAGAAAGAGCAAGCTTTGAGTAAGCTATTGCTGCTAAGTTAGATACGTTAGTGTTTACGATTTGCCCAGAAGAAAGAACACCCCCGCTGCTAGACAGCACTACACCGTCCGTCAAACTTGCCAGAGTGACAGCCGTACCAGCGCTCCCTAAATTTACGACCGTGGCGTTCACGGTGCCTAGATTGAGATCCAAAGGTGCGTCGAGCCGACCCGTGTTAGATAGCGTAATATTGTAGCCCGTGCCCAAAGACAGATTGGAAGCAATTGTCGAGTTTACGACTAGCGTTTTAGTGTTATCGACCCCGAGCACAACGTCGCCTAGCAGACTCGAGTTGTTGGTAACAGAGAGAGCCGTACCCGCGCCTGTGAGAGCCAGAGAAGAAAAAGACACGGCGTCTGCGGAGTTTACGCCTTGGTTAAACGTAAAAGTAGAAGCGCCAGGGGTAAAAATGAACTGTCCGGAAACTCCAGAAGGTTGGAATTCCCAAGAGGCTCTATCAGCCGAGATGCGGGCGTAGCCTTTAGCTGAATCTGGGTTGGTCACGGTGGCAGACGCACTGGCTTCATCTAAAGCAGCGTCGGTTCTCAGAGCATTGTCAATCTCAATGAAGACGTTTGCTGAGACGGACGTCACAGGAAAAGTCCCGTTGTTTTGGGCGTTGCTAAATCCTAGCACATTTACCAAGCTACCTACGGTGATAGCTCCTGTAGAAGCCATCGCCATTCTGACAATATTGGCGGACTGCCAATTGCTCGTAGTGGCTGGGAGTAGAGCAACCGCAGCTTCTTCAATGTAAAGCCCTGCCTGCCCGCTTGACCCCGCAAGGCCGCCCTGGTTGATCACCACGGTCGAGTCTCTCGACGATGTGTTTGTGGTTTGGTTAATAATTGCGCTGCCCTGAATCTGCACAATGTCGTTTGGTCCACCAATTTGAATAACCTTGGGGGTGGCTGACTGACCGATTTGAATGGCTAATGCGTCTGGGAAAAGCGTAACGACTGTCTGTCCCGCTTGGATGTTAAAGTTCTGCCCTAAAATGGGTCCCGAGGTTTGTACGGTCTGAGATCCAAAGTTGGGCGCAATCTTAGTCCCTGCAATTGCAGCGGAAGCTGAAATATCCGCATTTACTCCTAAAGAGGAGGACAAAACACCCGAAGAGTTTGCATGGAGTAAACCTGTACTCAGGGTAGAGAGAGTAGCGCCCTGAAAAATGGGAGAACCTGCGGTCGAAAGGTTTTGAGAAAGCTTTAAAGTTTGGTTGATGAAATTAAGCTCTAACCCGTTGACAATACTAGTCGGGGTGTGAGACGCAGGAATGGTCAAGCTCTCGTGACGCTTGGCGGTGTTCTGCGCGACGTCACTGTTAGTGGTAACCGCAGCCGTAAAGTCGCTGATCTGCGTCGAGAGCAGCGAAAGTGCTGCCTCTATGACGTCCGCCGATAATAAACCGCTCGAAAGGGTTAGGTTAACCGTTGCGGTGTCAGCTACGGAGACCGCGTCGGGTATAGAAGTAGTCACCCAGTCTCCGGGATTGGTACCGACCGCTATGTAAAAGCGGGAGTTGACTTGGTCCCACGCAGTTTGGCCAATGTAAAGAGGCGACCCAGCGGGAGCACCTGAGACCAGATCGACGCGTGCGTTATGTAAAGACCCAAGTGACGCGAGCGATGCGTGACTAATAGTTCCGGCCATTGTTTTGCCCCTCAAGCTTAGTTTGTCAGTTGTATTTTACGACCTGTTGCGATAAAATGTTGATTATACACCTTTTTGAGGGGCCTATGCAAAAACAACCACTTACCCAAATTCAACAAAACGCTTTAAAAGCTTTTAGCGAAGCCCTCAAAATTGCAGAGGAGGCTCTTAAGCTCGGCGATAGCCGTCTCGCAAAAAGCGCAATGAGCACTGCCACGCAGTTAACAAAGTCTTATCCGGCACTTGCAAAAAGCCTTGCAGACGCAATTGCACGAGCTAAAGCAAATGCAAACAAGGCTCCCAAAGGGCACACAGCGAAGTACAAGGGCTTGTGGTATCCAGTGCTTCAAATCGTAGACAATGGAAAAAGTCTCCAAGAAGGCGGCGGTAATTTCTACACTTTAGGCGGTCACCCTGAACGTGTCCATCAAAGCGAAATTGAGGATTACTCGACGGAGCCTGTCAAGAAGTCTACCCGCCTGTGGAAATCGGAAAGTAACCGCGTGGCGTGTCTTGCAGTGAAAGCGGATAATAAGCTTCTCATGATGAAAAGAAACGACAATAAAAAGTGGACCTTTCCTGGCGGACACGTCGAAAACGGCGAAGATTTTGAAAAAGGCGCAATAAGGGAATTTAGGGAAGAGACAGGCATACAAGACTTAGCTGAAATTACAGACGCTAAATTGAGGTGCAAAACACCTAACGGCAAAGTGGTCAAGGCGTTTTTAGTTGAACTAGAGAAAGTCCCGCAAAAAATAACAAACGAAAACGACCCTGACAAGGAAGCTCTAGGCTTTAAGTGGTTTAGTGTGAATGCGCGTTTACCGAAAGAAATCCTAGAAAACCTTCACGTCGCTGCAAAACACAATCTGATACTGAAAATGTTTCCCAAAATGAACGGCGAGAAGCTCAACAAAGCTGAAGACGCTCAAGGGCTCACGATGCATGAAATTGGGAACGGGTATACACTCCATCACAGAAACTGGACTGAACCAGGAGAGCGGGGGACTTCCAAAAGACACTACTGGGAATTACATCACGAAAACAAAACGGTTGGGAAATTTTTAGTCGACCACTCGGAATTTCACGACAAAAGCCACGATGGGATGCATATGTCTCATTCCTTCATAGACAAGCCTCACAGGGGTAAGGGTCTAGGACAAAAAGTTTATCAAAAGTTAGCAGATCATTACGGCGGCCTTGCGTCAGATACCGGCAAAACGTCAAACGCAGCGAAACGGGTTTGGTCTAAATTAAATGCGAAAGATTTACCAGAGCCTACGATGGACGGGAAAACGCGAAAAGTTGTGCAGGGCGACCCACTAAAACCTCCGATTGTTTGGGCGAAAGATTTGAACAAAGCAGGCACGGGCTTGCAAAAACTTCGCGCAATGTCAAATTACTATTCCGTGAGGAACAGCCACCCGCACAAAAAAGACGCACTTTTGGGTAAGCCTTTGCATATTACTCACGTTCCGCTCACACCGGCGGACCGTCCTTTGGGCGTCTCCCGTAGTATTTGGCTCGAGGAGCACGTAAACAAACCCGTGAAAGTTTCTAATAAAAAGGGGGTCACCGAAAGCTTTCCTGATCTTCCTTCCGCTCATGCGTACATCCAAGGGCTCCAACCTGACGAATTTGAAAAACAAGGTTTTGCGATTGCGTCTCAGAAGACACGCAGCCTGCAATGCGACGCCTTTTTAAGTCAACTCAAAGATTCAGGTATTCCTCACGGGGAAGAAAAGGCAGAGACAACGAATTCAAGATACATACGTTTCCCATTTGACCATCCAAAAATCAGACACTCGGACCACAGTTCGCAAAAGGGCGTTGGAGGTGTTGCTAGAAACTCCTCAATGGCTAAGCTAGAGTTTGGAAACGAGACGAGTGTCTTGCATGCCGCTGCAAAATACGCGTCAGTGCTACGCTCGTTGAAAACCGCACACCAAACTACACAACTTCCTGAAAAGAATGCGCTGCTAGAACCGCAGCCAGAGATAAAAAAGAGTGCTGGGCAAGTGGGGGTCGCTGCTTTGGGCAAAGGTGAAAATGGGGATTGGCAAAAAGAGGGTTACACGCTCTCTCACACAACTTCCCCACACGGCGGCATCTACGTTAATGCCCACGATAAGCAAGGAAACCATGCGGGATTTGCAAGCATAGGTTACCATGATTGGGACAATAACGAAGACGCAGAGGGCGTGCCTATTTTTTCTAAAAAGCCCACCGACCACATTATGTCTTACGAGACAGAGGTGTTTCCTCAGCACCAGCGTAAAGGGGTTGCGTCGGCAATGTACGACTATGCAGAGGAACATTTCAGAGTTCCATTAGAGGCAGGTTCTACGAGCCACGATGCCGAACACCTCTGGAAGTTTAGGCAGTTTAGGCAAAAGGGGCCTTCTCTAAAAAAATCAGACAACGAAGTGACCGTGGACTGGGATGAAGCTCGGGAAGTTGCGCATGCGATTGGGCGCAGGGGTGCCAAATGAACGACTACCAACTTTTAGACCATTACGCCCAGACACAGGACTGGGACAAAGCCATCGCAGTGGCACACAAACTGAGACACCACAGCGGTTTTCAAATGCTTGCTGCACAAGAACACCCTATTCCCCCAAGTCACGTTGAAAAATACCTGAAGCACGCGCCCAAAGATCAAATATCGGATGTACTGTACAATTTAGCGGGCAACCTACACCCGGACCTCTCAAGAGAGCAACTCAGACACGCATGGAGCCACGCGCCTGACGAGCAATTTTCCACAGGAGCCATCTTAGCGCACCCCAACTACCAAGGTGGAGGCGCCGAGGAAGGTGAGCAGCAATCTGGGGACTTCTGGAACTCATACGAGAGAAAAGTGGAGCCCAGCCATTTTGCGGCTATTAAAGCGATGTACACGGGGGAGCCTGAACACATTGAAACGCATAGAGGTGACAAGGGCCACTCAGACGAGCATAAGCACCAAACCCCTCACCTCGTTAACCACATGATTGCTTCACAGAAAGCGATTATGAACGACAGCCACATTAACAAGAAAATGATTAACGGCGAGCCGCACATCACGGTCTATAGAGGTGTGGGTGGAAGCTATGCAAAGCGGGTGAAAGATTCACTAGGTGTAACAGACCATGACGAGGAAAAATACCTCGAAGGCGGTATGTCCCCCTACACTGTAGGGAAGGCTTCAAAAGTGGACCGCCACAAAACCGTAACAATCCCTTCGGCTCACATGTCCTCTTGGTCTCTTAGTCGTGACATGGCTACGCGTTTCGCTACAGGGCGGGGGGAGCACGATTCAGAAGATCACCCTCACCACCTCATCATGAAAAAGGACGTCCCCTTAAGAGACGTGCTGCACACCGGCGGCCATTCACTTTATCCAGGGCACAACCCAGTCCATTCAAGTGAAGAAGAAATCGTCGTCGCACACCCCGAGGCACACTTCAAAGTGAGCAGCAAAGATATCGAAGTTGGGCATCCCCGTGATGAATCGAGTTCGGGAACAGATTTTGAAGCTCCCAAAAAGATTGCAATTCCAAAACCGCCGAAGAACCCTCTCATAAAATCAAACAACTTACCGCATGCTTTAAAACAGACTATTGCTAAATTCTCACAGAAACCTTATTATCCGCAAAACTTCAACCCGATCCACGTCGTGCACGATTGGCCGCACGTGCATCAAATGGTCGTGTCTCAAATAAAAGGTGAAAACAAAATCCCGCCTTTCATGATCGATGGTGAGATGGGGAATGGGTCTCTTGTCACAGGCACCCACAGGGCTGCTGCAAATGATGTGATCGATCACTTAAATAATCACCACGGTGTAAATATTTCAAAAATCGGGCACTACAGCTACGATCCGAAGAATGAGACCGACGAGTTTAACAATGCGCTAGAGAACGCTGACCATGAAACAATAAACGAATTGAAAGACGTTAAAAAGCCGGACACGCTCCCCAAACAAAGCAAGAAATGAGATCATATTTTGAAAGTGAAACTAGTATCGGTGACCAAGGGCGTGGGTGACCTAGAGCATATGTCAGCAGAGCAGCTTTCAGCTTACGTGGCGCGCGTGTCTAACCCCTCGAACCAGATGAACAACGAAACAGCCTCTAAACTTTTGAACTACTGCATAGAGCACAGCCACTGGTCTGTCTTTGAACACGCTTACATGACAGTGGAGATCACTACTTCACGCGCCATAGCTGCACAAATTCTTCGGCATAGGTCTGCAACGTTTCAAGAGTTTTCGCAGCGCTACGCAGCGGTTACTGAATTTGAGACTTACCCTGCCCGCAGGCAAGATAAGAAAAACCGTCAGAACTCCTTAGATGATATGTCCGAAGAAGACCTTGCGTGGTTTCTGGACGCGCAAATTCAAGTTCAGAGCTTAAGCACTAGGCTTTACCAAGAGGCGTTAGATAAAAACATTGCTAAAGAGCAAGCGCGTTTTCTCCTTCCTTTAGGTACCTCTACAACTCTTTACATGACAAACAACCTCCGCAACTGGATACACTACCTCGACCTTAGGACCGATGTCTCAACGCAAAAAGAACACAGAGATATCGCTTTGGCTATACAACACGTTTTTTGTGAACAGTTTCCGGCTATCGGGCAAGCCAAAAAATGGCTTTAGCTCCCTACCAGTCTTTCCCAATATAGGTCCATCTTGATCTTCTTAAGGAGTTATCGTGAAGTTGCCCGCCAAGCCTACCGTTAAAGACCTGCTTGAAATTATTAAAGAACTCGACAAGCGCGTAAAAGAGCTAGAACTTACAGCCTTCCACGCTATCTGGGCGAAACAAAACGAGACTTTTCTCAAGTACAGAAATAAAGAAGAAAAGAAATAATTTTCCTCAAGTTTGAAAATTCCTGCCGATAACTAATGTAGACTTAGTTCGCACGTAGGAGATTTTTATGAACTTGACAGAATGTTTCACACACGCCCGCATACAGCTCCAAAACCCTAAAACTACCCAGGTGTTCTACGCCACTCATGAAATGGGACGTAGCCGTTTAGTCTTTAAAATTTTTAAAACTACATCGGTTTCTTCGGGCGCACACGTGACGGGAATTGCGTGCTGCAATATGAAAGGCGACCGCGTGCCGCTTGGTATCAACTTAGACGTCACCAACTTAAAACAGGTACACGGCACGGCAAACCCAGCAAAATTCTTTGAACCTCTTGCACCCACCCCTACGGACGAAGACGATTCCACGGAATATTGTTAAGGACTTGGAGTACTATGAAGCGGTGGATACTAATAGCGTTGTTACTGTGGCTTAACCTTTCAATGGTTGAGCTAAAATTTCTGCCTCCACTAAAAGGAGAAGCGTGCTCGGTGTTTGTACATCTACCCACTAGCAGTAAGAAAATACCGAGCGGGTTCGTACTTTACCCTATCGTGTTTTTCTTTGAGGTAGAGATTGACCCCAAGGTGCGCGCCCACGAAAATGTTCACTGCTTGCAGGTGCGAGAAATTGGCTGGCTTAAGTTTTACAGTTCCTATCTTTCGTACTATATTAAAAACCGCATGAAGGGCATGTCGCACGAACAGGCTTACGCATCAATTCCTTATGAGACGCTAGCGTATATTGCGGCAGGGCAAGAAGATTATCTAGACTACCTAATGAAGGAGAAAGAATGACGCATCACTACCCGTCGAGTTTATCAGGCATCTTGACGGAATACATACCCTCGGAATACCTACACACGGCGCGGCAGCGTGCGGCTCTGCTTCGCTTCTTGAACGAAGCCCCTACTAACTGGTTTTCTACAGAATTTAGAACGGACACTGCGCGGGAAGTCGTAAGATTAACCGAGCGCATGGAACAACTCTGGGAGTCGAATGACTGAGCTTTTCAACGACGTATCGGCAACAGAAGTGGTAATAGGTCAATTGGAAGAACATCTTAGAAAGGTGTTGTCTACGTACTGGAGCGACCCTCTTGTAAAAATCGTAATCCATAGCGCAAACGGCCTGACTGATGGCTTTGCCGAATTGTCGATTGTGAGCACCGCATTCACACACAAACACAGCACCGAGCGCACGCAGATGGTCACCCAAGTCTTGCCAGAATTGCTTGGTGCGCAGTTTTCAAATCTCTCTTGGACTACTAGACCGTTAACGCCACGAGAATGGGCACAGGAATACTCATGGACACATCCGCTAGCTTTTTTTCAGTAAACTGAAAATAATGCTAAAGTCTGAACGGACACGTCCGAAACCATAGGTAGAGTTTGAAACAAGCAGGAGATTGCATGACAAAGATAATTAGTTTAGGTACTTATAGAGCAACTGGGATAATAGAAGAAGTAGAGAAGCCTAAGAAGGTAAAAAAACCTTCTCGTGTGAGCGCTCTCGCAATAGCACAAGAAGCACCTTCGAGAATGGCTTTGACCAAAACAGAGCGAGCTGAGCTAAAGCGCTTTCAAGAACAGAATGAAGGTTGGCTAAACGAGGACCCATCTGACGAAACCCGTAAAGTGCTAAAAGAGCGTATTGCCAAGGCAAGGCGGGATTTAAAAGCCGCCAACCTCCCATAGACAGACTACCCAAACAGTGAGGACGGACATGAAGGCTGAACTAGACGACGCTCTCTGTAGAGACTTCCCGCTGCTTTACGCAGACCGCCAAGCAAGTGCAAGATCCACCTGTATGTGTTGGGGTTTTGACGTACCGGACGCTTGGGAACCTGCCATTCGGCGACTGAGTGAAAAGCTTGAATGCTTAATAGCAGATGAACCAGCGGACGAGGAGGGTGCGCGCCCAAAAGCGTCTCAAGTAAAAGAGAAGTTTGGGACACTCCGGTTTTACATGACTTGGCAAACGGATGCTATGGACGAGTTGATTAAACAAGCAGAACATCAAGTAAAGGTGCTACATGACACATGAAGACGCACTAAGACGTTTAGTTGAAGAGTTGGGTTTTTGGGCTCGTAGGTACGCAGACGGTCGCATGTCTTATGCGCCTTCTGCTGTCAACCATGCGCTTGATCAAGCGAGGGCGCTAGGCTGCACCATCTCGCCCGACATTACACTGCAAGACCCCGAGTACGCTACCAGCGGGCGGTTCTCGGAAGAACTAACTAAAGTCTGGCACGAACCCTCCGAGTACTAAGAAAGAAGCGCGCAGTGGAACATTTGACCTTTTATTTGCTTTTTGGGATTTTATTTTTCTTGTGGTTCGCTTTTGATTGGAAAGAATAATGACCGACGTGATAAATATCTTTAATAAAGAAGCCGCCGACCATGGCGCTTACACTTACTATGCCGACAATGCAAAGGTGTACCGAGAAGACGGTCAACACAACGTAGATGTGTACGACCGGTCGACTAAACGCTGGGGTTCGTATGACCAGTTTGACCAGGGCGCTGACGATGTAGTCGAATGTGCGAGCTTTGAGCAAGCTCTAAGACATCTCAAAGCCAACCAACCCAGCACGCTCGAAGGCACAATAGCAAAAAACAAAGAAGCGCAAGAGCACATGAAGCTCGCGCGCGCTAAAAATAATAAAAATGTTTTGCGAAGCTACAGGATCAAGTGATTAAACGAGAATTCCAGCGTCAATCAACTTAGTCCGCAAGCTGTTGACCAAAGAGGTCAAAGCTACGATTTGGGTGTCATGACCACCGAGGCGTGTGTTAGTTCCAGCCAAAGGAGCTGCGTTGCTTCCTGTACCGTCAACACCTGTGAGAGCAGATGCGGGGGTAAACGTAGGTGCTGCCGCAGGGGGAGTCTGGGCAATAACTGAACCAGCACTTGCTAAGGCGAGAAGGTCAGCCGCGGCTGTAGAGCTAGCAAGAGCGATTTCGAGTCTTTGTTGTGTATCTGAAGTAATTGGCATTATAGTCTCCTAGTTGTAAAGTCTTTTCACATTTTACCGCACGCGTCAGTGAATTGTAAAGTTAATCGTATCCCACTACAGGTTTCAAAAATACTCAACCGTCCCAATACCTTAGGGTTCCGCATGACAAAAGTGATTAGTTTAGACGCATGGAAAAAAACCAAAGAAATCAAAGAACCGCCTCCTCACATGACCTTAGAGGAACGTATCAAACAGCTTAAACACTCCACGGAACAGGTAAAGCGTCTAATGGAAGAACTGACCAAAAAACCTTAGATTACATACCACCTTGTCGTACTTGTTAAATAAACGTAGCACACCGCAGCTCCATCTGCGTCTATCGGCGTGCCGAGGGCTTCTAAGGTGTCCGCGCCACCAGCTACAACCGAAATGTTTGCAGTAGCCGCAGTACCTGCTCCGTCTTTAAGCATAATCTGAGACCCGTTTACGGGCGCCGTAGGAAGAGTGACCGACCTCGCGGTAGTTGCCGTGAGAATGACGACGCAGTTAGCTGCGGTTAGGGTTAACGAGGTACTTGTCGAAACTGTGGCAGGGATAGCTCCTGTGGCAGCTAAAGTAATGCTACCGGCACCGTTGGTAACAGCGACCCCGATACCCGCCGTTAAAGCCGCCGCCGAGTAAGTGGTTCCGTCTCCTATCGGGATCTGCCCGTTTGACGGCGTGGTGGTTATTCCTGTCCCGCCCTGCCCTACTGGTACCGTACCTGATGTTATTTTCGCAAAGTCTAAGGTTGGGATATCCGCTGAAACGAGCGAGCGAAAAGTCGGAACAGCAGCTCCGCCAGTTGAAGGCCCCGCAAATATGATGTTTGCCGTTTGTGTCGCTAGTGTCCCTGTCAGTGTGCCAGTGGTTGTGACGGGCGATCCACTGACTGTAAAAATTGCAGGTAGACTTAAAGCCACAGATGTAACTGTTCCACCTGACGAAGGGCTTAGAACAGTCCACGCAGCGCCCGTGTCTCTATAAATGAGTGCCGTGTCCGTTCCGACAAACAGCCTCCCTGCTGTTCCAAAAGTAGGGCGGTTTGCAATAAGGTCTGAGCTGATACTCGGAGTACCTAGGACGTTTTGAATACCGTCAGTGATCCCGTAGCCCGCAAGGGTAGTTGGTTTCGATGCCACTGAGGAAAAAAGAGGAGCGATGAGCACATTTGCAGCGGCTGTAAGTTGCCCTTGCGCGTTGACTGTAAACGTAGGTGTTTGAGTAGCAGACCCGTAGGCTCCAAGGGTCACTGCCGTGTTGGTTATGGAGAAAGTGCGGTTAGCCGAAAGGTCCCCGCCACCTGTAAGCCCAGTACCCGCTGTGATTGTTGTTGCTGTGGCAGCTTTTGCTGCTAAGTCTGAGACAAGGCTTGTAACTTGCGACTGACCGATTTGAATGGCTGTGGTTGCTGCTGTTGTTAAACGACCTTGTGCGTCTACTGTAAAAGTACCGACCGCAGAAGCCGACCCATAAGCGGCAGCTACTACCGCAGTATCAGCTAGGGCGATAGTCCCTGTCCCCGTAATCGTTCCACCGGTAAGTCCGGTCCCCGTAGCGATCGACGTAACAGAGCCCGCAATGGCTTCCCATGCTGATCCCGTGTCGCGAAATAACAGCTTTGTGTCGGTCGAAACAAAAAGACGACCCGCCGTCCCAAAAACGGGACGGCTCGCAATTGCGTTAGAAGAGATACTTGGAGTACCCAGGACGTTTTGGATAGCGTCGGTTACCCCGTAGCCCGCAAGGGTAGTGGGAGTACTTGTGAGCGAAGAGAAAGCAGGTGCAATTGTCGTGTTGCCCGCAATCGTTAGTTGCCCTTGCGCGTTCACTGTAAACGTCGGTGATTGAGTCGCAGACCCGTAGGAGCCCGCTATTACGGACGTGTTGGCTATGGAGAAAGTGCGGTTAGCCGAAAGGTCCCCGCCACCTGTAAGCCCAGTACCCGTGTTTAGCAGAAGGGTGGTGGCAGCTTTTGCTGTTAAGTCTGAGACAAGGCTTGTAACTTGCGACTGACCAATTTGAATGGCTGTGGTTGCTGCTGTTGTGAGTTGCCCTTGGGTGTTCACTGTAAAAGTGGCTACAGAGGAAGCTGACCCGTAGGCCGCTGCTGCCACACCCGTAGTGGCTATATTGATAGTACCCGAGCTTGTAATTACTCCGCCCGAAAGTCCAGTACCCGCTGTGATTGAACTGACGTAAGACAGAACAGGGATGTCTCCTGAAACAAGCGCACGAAACGCAGACACCGCCGGTCCACCTGTTGCGGGTCCCGCCCAAACAAAGTTGGCTGGTTGTGTCGTCTTGGTTATTGCTAGTGTGCCCGCGCCTGTTATAGGCGATCCCGACACGCTAAATTCTACGGGAGCCGTGAGGGCTACAGATGTAACTGTACCCGACCCAGCGGAAGACCAGATATAGTTTGTCCCGTCAAACTGTAAAGTTTGATTGGTGCCTGGAGCAGTGGCAGGCAAAGTGATAGTGTAAGAGGAGACAACGGTGCTTGGACCAAGAAGACGTATGAAGTTTGAAGCTGCGTCGTTGAACTGGACGTAGCCCGGATTGACTATCGTCAAATTACGACCAATTGCGAGGTCGCGTTGGATGGAGACGCTACCTCTAGTAAAGAACGCCATGATGTCTTCCTATCTGCGTCTAGCGCAACAGCAGAGTATTCTGCAACGAGGGTATTTTCTCTATTTTACGATTTGTTCAGCAAGGACGCGGTTTAAAAACTCGCCAGGAGTTACGGTTTGACCCTTACCCCAAAAGATGTACGAAGCGTACTCAGAGCACACGAGCCACTTTGAGTTGACTGTAGTCGTCGGTAGGATAATTGCGATTCTTTTCAGTAACAAGACGATCGCAAACCAGACGATAGCTGCCCAATCATATTGATAACCTATTGCTTTTATAGCTCTATCTTTTTGTTCTTTTGTGATGGCGACGGCAAGGAAAAACGTTTCAGAGCCTAGACAGAACTCTTCCACGGTAGACACATGACAGCCTCTACTATCTGAATGATACGCTTCATTGTCTATGATAACCCCACAGTGGCTCCAAGCTTCTTGGGTACCCCAGCGAATTAATCTCGACCCTAGTTTTCTACTTCTACGAAAAACAACACCGTTTTGCATTTATTTCATTTCGGTGAGTATGTAGTTTATCCCTACATTTTTATTTGAGACCGAGGTGTATTCGACTTGGAGCACCATGCCCTCATAGAGGTCGGCGTCGAAGTCGGAGATTCGTTGGTAAAAGCCGGGTGCCATTTGAACATTAAAACCGAATTGATTGAGCTGATAATTAGGAATCGTGGAATATGTACCCGCAGCCGTGTCAAACACTTTGAAATTGCAACTATCTCCTACCACGGCTCCTATAATCTCGACGCCGTTAATTTTTACCCAGGGATACGCTATTGTGAACAAGAGGGTTGTTGCTCCCGTGGTGACGGCGTAGCTCACACCCGTTGTACGGGCGACAAGGTTTTTTGTTCCGATTTTCTTCGCAGCAAAGGGCGATTGCAAGGGTGCACTTGTTATAGACACAAACGCGCTGCGGATAGTCGACAGGATGGCGAGCGCGTCTTGTCCCCTATGAGTGGCAGTCTTCACCGTGATAGAGGTGTCCCCGTAGATCACATCGTTGATAAGCACGTAGTCCAGAGCAAAAGCTGTTCCGGGGTCGGCTACTGTGTAGAAAGCGCCAGGGGCAATTGTTTGACCCTGGTAGGTGACTGGTACATTGCTCTCGTTATTTATGTTAAACGGCATTATGACGCCCTCTGTTGTATGTTAATCATTGGAATTCACCCCACCTGAAAGCAGCACCGCAGCTAGAGTTACCCGCTGTACTTTGCAAAACGATTGTTAAAATGTCCGCCGTTGTACCCGGAATGTTTAGGCCGAGAAGGATAGCGTCCGAAAAGGCCCTAAGGTCAAAAGTCGCTGTGGTGTTTATCTGTATCAGGTAGTCACCGATCACCGTCCCGCCTGTAAAAGCCGTAGCTGCCGTATCAACCTGAACCGAACTAGACGCAGTATTTACGTTTGCAAACGAGGCACTTGTGAGCGTAGGATTCAGAACTAAAGTGGCAACTACCGCAACCGCACCGGCAAACACCTGAAACTCAGTAGGCTCTGTAATGATTCTGTTCGTGATAGTGGCAAAAGTGGTGCGAGGGCGGATGCTGAGGAACGGACTCGCGGTAGCATTCGCATTTTTAAACGTTCTCGCTGTAGAACGCCCGAAGTTGTATGTAGGGAGGTATGGCTCTGAGCTTTCTTTAAATACTGACCCTGCGATAAAGTCCAGCGAGGTCGCAGATGCCGTAGCCGCTGTATTTGTGATTTCCGCACGCACCGGCAAAAATGCCGTTCTCATGTACGGTACGGTAAACGTATTAGAGCCGTCGAATTCATGGCAGTAAACTTTGAGCCCGTTGAACAATACCCCAAACCGCACTCGAGCGGCTCCGTGCCAAGTAAAGTCAAGAAAATAAAGGTTGCCTCTCGTCACATCGAGGGTATAGCCGGAAGGCCCTGTGCCATCCAGTAAGTCAATGTTCCATGCTGCTCGGTCGATAACAGTATCCACTGCTGATCCTGATGTGGAAGTTCTCACGACCACCGAAAGAGAGGCTAGTGTTTGTTGGAAAAACAATCCGTCTTCTGCGTCAAAATAACCCCAACGCTTTCTAACGTTGGCTTTTGCGGCACCTACAACAATCGATTGGTGAACCACGTGGCTCACGCCCAAAGTATAACGTATGTACATTTTTGACTGAACCACGGCGCTGCTCCCAGACGCGGTAGTTGCGGCGAGGCGTAGGCAGGCATTGTCAGGGACGTGCGTGACTGTGCCCGCTGTAGTTAGGAGGTAGTTGAATGAAAGACTATGCTCAGACAGGGAAAAAGTGTACCCGAGGATTTGAACGGGATTGGACACACGCATGCGGTTCATTGCATCGAAGTTGGGTGATTCGAGGTCCGATGCGGTCATCAAATTTCCGCGTGAGTTTACTTGAACAGCGACCTGCTGCCCATTGGTTACAGCGGGTTTTACCCTGTTGAATTGTCCGCCCGCTAGGTTGCTTTGAGTTGCCACAGCGCCTGGGGTGACAGGTCCATTAGTTAATGTCTGGTTGGCAGAAGTGGCAGCACCTGCGGGCAATGCGCTGGAGGTAATAACGACCGCGCCTGTATTCACGGTAGTAATTTTCCCGTCAATACTTGCAAGAGAAGTGTTGCTTGCTGTGAGCTTGCCATCGACGCTTGCTAGGGACACGTTTCCGGTTGTCTGACTGGCAGACGTGGAAGCTCCGGTGGGTAAGCTTACTGACCCCGTGACGTTGGTTATGTTCCAAGTGCCGGACTGAGAAGACGGAAAAGGTGTGTCTGTATTGGGCACTACGCTAAAAGAGGTGATGCCTGTCTTAGCGCCTAGAGAAGCGGGAAGCTTTGCACTTGCCGCTGCTAGAGTGGTTTCCGTAGCCGCGCCCGTGGGCAGAGAGACGGTCCCTGAAATATTTGTAACGTTCCAAACGCCCGACTGCACCGCAGCCACTGAGTCTGTACCACTACCTAGATTCCAGTTTCTTGAGGTCACCCAAGGCGAGGTGCTCTGGGTCACAGCCACTGTGGTCAAAGGGGTGAGCGTTGTAATTTGAGCGGCTGTGAGAACAACTGGACTAGATGCTGCTGCCAAAGCCTGCCCAAGCGCAGGTGTCTTGGTGTCTAGCGAAGATAAAGAAGTGTTACCAGTCGTTTGTAGTGCAGACGTGGCAGCGCCTGTGGGAAGAGAGACTGTTCCCGTGACGTTGGCTATGTTCCAAGTGCCTGATTGAGTAGCCGCAATTGTTGCCAGAGGAGTGAGAGTTGTAATTTGAGCTGCTGTGAGAACAACGGGCACCGAGGCAGCCGCAAGGGCTTGCCCAAGAGCAGGTGTCTTGGTGTCTATAGAACTTAAAGAAGCGTTGCCAGTTGTTTGTAGTGCAGAGGTAGAGGCACCTGCGGGAAGAGAGACTGTCCCAGTGATGTTTGTGATGTTCCAAGTGCCTGATTGTGTAGATGCTACTGTGGTCAGAGGAGTGAGAGTTGTAATTTGAGCAGCGGTCAGAACCACTGGACGGGAAGCCGCTGCAAGAGCTTGCCCAAGCGCCGGTGTTTTTGTGTCGATGGACGACAAAGAAGAGTTAGTTGTTGTCTGATTGGCAGAAGTGGCGGCTCCTGTTGGCAAAGCGGAAGCTGTTATGTTTGCGTCAAGGCTTTGCTTGCCACTAACTAGAGTGGACGTTACCGCTGTGCCCGCTCCGTCTTGGGTTCTGCTCAATATAGAAGAAGGGAAGTTCCCTTGTATTAAAGATGTGCCCTGGTTGATGCTAAGGTCAGATGATCCGTCGTTAACAACTATTGTGCCTGCGCCAATGAACGTCAGCACGTTGCTTGAAGCAGCGTACAGAAGATAGTCCTGCGGTGCGAGTGTGATTTGGCTGCTAGCGCCAATGGTCACTCCCACATCCGTAATCGTTACAGGGCTCCCCGTGGTATTTTTTAGAATTTTTGACATGTTAAACAAGTCCTTTCAGAACTACGCCCGCAAGAACGTCCGTGACTGCGCCACTTTCCAATTTTACGGCGAGTTGTTTACCGTTTGCCACACTCGCTGAGATAGAGACTTCTGCGCCAAGGGCACTTACGACTGCTAACGTCGCTATGAGTGAGGAGTTTACCAAGGCACCGTCGTGGGAATAAAGGCCCAGTGTGTATGTGCTCGCTGCGCCCGTGTTGGTAAACAACCGGACCACTCGCGCGGTGGTCACAGAAGTACGGTAGCCGACCGAATTTGACGGCACCCCACTCAGAAGCAACCACGCGTCGACCGAAACAAGACCGCTGCGCCCAAAAAGAGCCGTTTGCTCTGCTGACGTGTCGGAGAAGGATGTGTTAGAAAAAGCAGCAATATCGAAGATTCCGCTAGACGTCGTATTGTCGCGAAGCGTCACAATCACGGAGTAACCGCTTGGAATAATTACTAGACTTGTATTTGCGCTGTTAAGTACCGAGATAGATTGAGAACTTTTATTATATATAGTGAACTGGTAGCCCACCGTCGGAAATAGTGTAGCTGCTGCAAACTTAAATGAAAAGTTGGACGCGACGCCCGTGGCTGTTTGCACGCCTGTTGCAAAATTATTGAGCACAACTTGACCGGAAGAAGACGTTACGCTTGTGGTGACACCCACAGCCAACGAATTCGTGCTCACTACCCTAGAGCTTAAATCGCCCTTTACTCGAGCCATAACATCTCCTTATGACCGAGCGATTTGAATGCGGCCGCTGTAGCGCCCGTCAATACCTGCTTGACTTACATTAACTGCGACGTCACCGTTGGCAGCGACAGTAATGCTGTCAGGGATAATTAGTACAAAACCGGCGCCTGTATCGAGAAAACAGGCTACAACTGGGCTTGTACCGAGGCCGTGAGCAGAAGCTAATACGATAATTTGATAGAGGTCACCTGCTGCTATACTCCCCCAGTCAGATGTAGCGTTGTGTGTAAGCGTGTATTCTTGCGGCTGTGACCGAAAGATTCCGCTTACTACTTGAATTACTGGTTTGCCTAACGCGCCTGTTGCCATTCATCACCTCTTGTTAGATTTTACTTGCAGTCTAACACAGGCTTTTCTAAATGAAAACGCAGAAAAGCCCCTTAAGGGCTGAAGGTCGGGTATTTAATTGATTGAGTACTCTAGTTCGCTATTTGTACAAAGTCAGCCACTTTCTTACGTTCCGCTTCGGAAAGCCCAGAAGGAATTTGCAAAACAAAACCAGGACGAATGACTAGCATGTTCATAAGCACGGGCTCGGTAGCGACAGGCTCGACCGCTTTTACAACTGGAAGCGGCTCAACCACGGGAGCTACGCGAGGAGCTACTTGCAGAGGCGTCTTCTTTTGCTTGAGCGTCTTTTTTGTAAAAACTATCCTCTTCGGAGATGCCCTATAAGGCTCTGGTGCTTCAAATTTTGGGTTGTGCATCGCCTTTTCTACGTCGTCCATCCGATACACTGCTTCGAATCTTGTCTGTCCCGGAGTTACTCGGCCCCGCAACCATGACCCCATTTTGCAGTCCTTTTCCAAAAGCTTAAAGACTTCGATGATGTCCGAACGACCGAGCTTTAGTTCTTTAGCCAATACGTCGACGTAAAACTTTTCTTGGTTTTTTCCTTTGAGCGTCATGTGGTCGAGGACGGTTTTAGCGACGGGGTTTTTTGGGTATAGGTTAAAAATTGCTCGTGTGTTCAACATTTCAAATTCTCCTAAGAGCTTCATTGCTCAATACCTCTATTGCATGTGGCGTGCCAAGGCGTCAAGAGTAATTTCATTCAGTTTTTGATAATTAGGGATGTATAAGGATTCACCAGTGTCTAAATGTTTTAGACACATGGATTCAGAGGTGGTACTCTACGCGGAGCTTCGAGACACAAATGCTGGATATCCCTAACAAGTCACCGGCGTGGGTTTGGTTACCCTTACAAATCTCTAAAGCGGCTACGAGTAGGTCTTTCTTCAACTGTTCAACTTCGCTCCAGTTTAAGCTTAAGAACTTACTCGGCTCAAAGGAGCACGAGACTTTGGTCTTCAGCGTCTCTAAGGTTTCTCGTCTCACACAGCCCTCAGGGCGTATTGAAACGCATCTTTCGGACCGTTAGCAAGCATGTTTCGCTCGTGGGTAAAACCCTGATTGTCAATAATCCAAGCTGTTTTGGTGCTGATGTTTGCCCAACTAAGAAAGCAGTATGTGTGTGAAGGGTAGCCCGGATAGTCCGTTTCAATACTGAAACAGACGTCGCCCGGAAGGAGTTGGTCAAGTGATATCCGCTTCCATCTTTTTGAAATAAGGAAGTCCGAGAAAGGGGTGGTTACCAAACTGATCTCGCCCATCGGGACGGAATACCCTGTCATTCGCAAAGCCGTGCTCATAAACGCGACGCATCCGTTCGACGTTGTACCGTACCATTGCATGACATCGTCGAACACTCTGTCGTAGTTTGACTTGACTTTGTAAAACTCGACCATCTTTGAATTCACAGAACTGAGCACAGGAGCGGCAATGGGAGCGGCAATGGGAGCAGCGGCTACCACAGGGATGGGCTTACTTTGCAGCCCTACCAGCACAGATCCCGCTTGAGGAAACTTATTCAGAAAACTCACAATCTCTTTCTTAATGTTTGTTTTTACTTGCGCAACAGGTGTCGGTCCTGCATACGCAGTGATTACTGTTGTTCTCGAAGCGTCGCGTTGAAAATCAAACCATGTAGCCACGGGAGTAACGTCTGCCATATTCAAGAGCCCCCTGTTTTGAATTTCTTTAAGAAGAGTGGCACAGCCGAGTTGAGCAGAGACAGCGTTAGAATCCCACACTCCGTCAGCGACATACTTGCCCTTTGCATAGTGTTGGGTACCCGACCAAAGGTAGGGCGAATTAATTCGCCGCGGGACATATCCCATCCCGTTGTATGCCTCTAGTGTTTCGAGAAGCACAGTCAGGTCGTCCCAATGTGTGGAACCACGGACACCCGCGTGTGCTAGGCTAATTTCGCAGCCTTTGACAAACGACACTGGAAAGGACATTCCTCTACCGAGCCCTGCGGGAACGTGTACGGTGGGAGCTGTCAAAGGGTCACCGTTCGCAAGCCATGACCCAAAATCTCTGCTCGACTCGAGGCTGTGCAACACCGCTACTATGTACCAAGGTACGCCTGTTTTGTTCTGTACTTCCTCGTATCTGCTTCTGTTCGCCACGATAGCATCGACGGCTTGTTTCGTTTCGTTTGACCAGTTACCGAGCACTTTTGCTGTGTTCCATAAATCCAAATAACTACCGCGCATCGAAATCTCCTTAGCCCGTTATTGGGCAAGAGAAGAATACGAACAAATTTTGAATACGCAAATGCGTCAGAACCTTGGCAAGTAAAAAGGCGTCAAAGGTCTGACACTTGATCAAAAAGTAAAAGTTGCTATGCTTTATCTGGCCTTAACAACCTAATAAGACAAGGAGTCTTAAATGAGTGCAGCTTCTTTTCCGCAAGACATTTCAGAGTTAAAGAAGATTTTTGTGGCAGGTGGAGCGATTGCTTCGATCATCGTCGCAACGATTCAGAAGAAGAATATCATCGGTGTGATTTTCGAAAAAGTACCAAGCCTCCTACCTCTAAAAGACCTAAAACTCCCAGAAATTCTTCCAGAAGTTTTAGATTTACAAAACGCAGAATGTAAGATGCTTGTTGACGCCTTTTACCAAGGACTGGTAGGCTAATCACAGAAAGAAATCAGGGACGATTTCTTTTTTTTAATCGAGACAAACGAACAGGTTATTACCCCGTAGCTCGTAGTTCAAACTTCCGAGGTTTGAGCTAATCTTCACTTTAAAGTCTGAGAAGTTTGTGTCCGCTCCGTCTTCATATCCAGCGATAACCGACCCGCTCTCGACGCAATACTTAAAGCGGTCAGGTCTGCTCTGGTTGTAAAAGTTACCTCGCAGCCCTGTCGGTGCACCCAAACCAGTAATCATCTTGAGGTCTACCTGTTGGCAAGAGCCAGACGTTGTTATTGAGCTAGCATAAACTTTGGTAATTGCCACTGTGGAGGTGGACAAGCCAAGGCTCTGCCAGCCTAGGAACGTTGTACTCGTTGGAACGCGTACAAACCCTTCAGTTGTCCAGCCTGCACCCGAAGGTGCGGGTACGGGGCCGGTGATAGTCAGCGTCGATGCTGGACCCGTCGGAGCTGGAGGAGGCGTAGGGCCGGGTGTCGAGCAGTTTGTAGCAGTTAAAGATAGAATTGCATCCTCGCATTCTGGGTCGAACGACGTCGTCATGCGCGTCGACTGGTCGTCTGCGCCGCAAGCGGCTAGAAAAAGAGGTAAAAGCAAGAGTAGTTTTTTCACAAGAAGTCCTTCAATGCGTGATTAAAAAGAGAATCCCAAAGTTCCGTAGATGTTTCCTTGCACGGTACCGATAATACCGATACTAGCACCGCTGCCTGTCGTGAATGAGCCACCAGCGCCGATGTCAAAAACGCGCTTGCGGTCTACGTCTACTGTGCAGGTCAAAGTTGCCCTGTCGCATGAGTTGTTTGCGATTGTGTAGGAGGTAGGGGACACCCCCGCAAGCACGAATAGGTGGAAGTGCTTCACGGGAGCGGGTTTTAGAGAGTAATAGCGTCCGCTGGACGTTGCTCTCTTCGGTCGGTAGGCTTTTTGTTTAGAAGTGACATTAAACACCCTGACGTCTAGATTCTGGGTGACTTGACCTGTTTCAGCATTGGCCTTACTTCCTGCCGCTGACCTTGCGTCAGCGGGTGAGTGGGAGGGAGTGCCAGAAGAACTCTGGCTGCTGTGGCTAGCAACTTTGGCGGGAGCGATCATGACGCCCTTCGGCGCGGATGAATTCCGGCTGCCGTTACAGGCAGACTTGGTGGGAAGGTGGCGTATTATCGCTGGCGGCGGTGCTGTATCTATTGAACAAGTCATTTGTTTGTTCCTCCTAGCTTTGTTATCGCCAAGAGTTGGTCAGACTTTAGGTTTATTTTTGACGTTTAAAAGAAATTTTTAAAGAAAGCGGTAAAGCATTTATTTCTTTGGTAAATTTGTTTCGTCTGTGACAGGGCATGTTGTCTGTGTAAACTGCTCAAAATCGATTACAGCGGGCGCCGTGAGAGACTTAGACAGCTTAGGAGCCTGAGATGGGGTAGAGAATAGCGCGGCTTCTTTGGCTCTACGGGTCGTTAGCCCGTTCATGACAGCACCATTTGCTTTATTCCACTTTACAAACTCCAAGGCAGCCGCCGCAAAGTCTTTTGCATTCAGTTTTTTGAGCAGGGTACTTTTTGCAAAGTTACCTTTGCCGATGTTCCACAAGAGAGAAAGGACGGCGATGTATTGGTTTTTACCAAGCTCTACAGTGAGGCATGCGTCGAGATCTTTACAGAAGACTTTAATAAGTTCCATAAATCTAAGCTCGGACTCTGCTTGTGTGATCACAACGCCCGGCTTTACCCATGCTCCTGTAATCCCATAGGAGATTGTCCAAGGGTGCCCTTTTTTAATAGGATCGTTTTTCGTTGCGGGGTCTGGGTAAGCGGTCAGCGAGTGACCCTCGGAATCTCTGATAAGTTTTGTGTCGTCAAACGTGATAACTGGTTGATTTGGCATGGATTCTCCTTCAATCCGTATTTTAAACCAAACAAAAGAGCCTCTAGACAGAACGTCTAGAGGCGAGTAAGGAGAGATCGGGAACGCTTTTACAAACTTACGATCTGTGTCAACCTGCACACTACGTCTTCGGCTACACCTTCAGGGTGCGTTACTAGATAGTCAAACTTTTTACAGAGTTCCATCCGTTCTTTAAAATTCGAAGCCCGAGACACCCACACTGTCCACCCCAGGGCAGGGCAGTCGTAAGCGACCTCAAAGCCAAAATCGAGAATGTCTCTCTTAAAAAATTGCAAATCCGCAGTCAAAGTTCTTGTTCCGATAGCGTGTCCGGCGTATATCTTCATGCAGTCCCCCTAAAAATTCATTTTACAAATTATCAAATTGCTGGTTGTTGTTGTGTAGGTGCAACGAAATCGACCGGAAGCTTTGTACATTCTAGGGAACTGTCAAATACCGTGCTTAACTCGCGAACATCGATGAAGTGCGCACTGCTGGTGTCCAACACCTTGCCCACGTCGGAAGCCTTGTAATAGAACATCGGGGTAGGTAGCGTGATCTTGTAGCTCTTTTGTGAGTCGAGAAAAGAGAAACAGATTCGCGGGTGCAATCCCAAAGACGATTTCATCAGTATCAAGGCAGCGTCGGTTGTTGTGCCGTTGACCCCAAAGCAAGTGAAATGTACCACGCCCTGCCTGTTGCGGATTCGTGTCCCGTCGGTGCAAAACCCGTTGGGGTCATTTACCGTGGAGAGGAGCAGCTTACCAGCGTCCTTACCGGTCGGGTAAAACACCTGCGTCGAAGCGAGTGCCGGAAGTGGAAGAAAGGCTGTTAAAAAAAGAAAAATTTTCATTTGGCGCTCCAAAGGCGTTTACAGAAAGACATTACACGGTCAACTAACCAGCCGCAAAGCATTAGGTAGAAAAACGCTACGAAAAGCATAACGTGGGCTACCATCTGCACTCGGTCTCTCAAGCGTACCTTAGCGGTGCGGGCTAGCAACACCCCTATGACCAGACCCTCTAAGATTAGAACCGCTTGGATAACTATGATTGTAACTAGAACTTCGTACATGTTTGCCCTCCTTCTAGCTTAGGTATCGCAAGTTTCTTTTAAAACTTGAGTCTTTTCTTTACACAGGGTATCTTTTGTTTGGAGGTGCTATGAAAACTTTTCTTCTTTTAGCTTGTTTTAACCTGTTCGTCTTGGTTTTTGTCCTACAATTTAAGATGCCTACGAATATTTTAGCGTTTGCTGGCTTAATGCTAGCGTGTGACCTAGGGTTGTTGGCTATTGCGCAATATTTTGAGCGTGATAAGGATGAGGACTAAGAACAGGGCGCGGACAAACCTACGGGGATGAAAGCGAGCATGTAGGAATTCCGCCTTTATAGATACGAAACCTATGTTTTCCACAGTCCCAGATCCGTAGGCATCTCCGGGTTTTAGCAAAATCTTTTTCGGAAACACCGGTTGAACTTTTTCGGTGGTCTTTAAAATGCTGCTTTGAAACAACTCTTTTTTGAGATTCGTGCCAGTAAAAATAGTCAGGGCGCGACGTGGAATCTAAGGTCCACCCTGCGGACGTGTAGACCGACGCCGCTCCTAGCCTGACATCGGCCCAAGTGACGAGGGAATCGGATTCGCAGACGTCTAAAAGGTGTTTGGTAAGACGGCTCACGCCGCCAATCACCTGAACACCCGCTAAAAAAGCAAATCGCTTAGCAATGTTAAGGACGTTTGTTCGATGGTGCCTCCCCAAAAGAGCAACACCTACGAGTTCCTCATTCAAGAAGATGCCCACCGCTTTTGAAAACGGGCACGCGCCTAATAAGTGATTGCTGTCAAGAAACGCTTTAACTTGCGCCTTATCAGTAACTTCTTTTACTAGGCATTTTCTTGCAGGAATCCTTCTTTCAAAAATACCCGCTACGCTTCGGATGTAGTTTTCCACTTGAGGGCGCTTGTTGTGCCATTCGGTTTCCCAAATGTGTATGAGACGTCTGTCTTGTAAAGCGCATGCTTTCGTCTTGTCTAAGTGTTTTTCGGAGTAATTTTTTTTATTCCCCTCGGAATGCCAAAACATCCCATTGTATTCGATGCATATATTTTTAGAAGGCAGAAAAATATCAATTTGGAAAGCTTTCTTGTTTAAATACGCCATGGTTGTACGGGCGTCGGGGTCCAGTGTTTTACAAAAGTCTCTCAGTTCTAGTTCACCTTTAGACTGTTTGTATAGCCCGCGAAGCATCTTAGTTCTGTAAATTTTCTTCTGGACGTCTGAATTACCGAAACTACTTTGGTGGCCGTATCGCGCGATATTGGTAGCACTTAGTTTTGCTCTGACCGCAGGGTGTAATGTAGCGTGCGCAGACCCGTAGCGCGCAACGTTAGTAAGTCTCCGTTTACGCTGCACATCAGGGTTTGACAGACCGTATTCAGCGCCATACCTCTGTAAATTAGTGTTTTTCGTTTTACTCTGAACCGCCTCGGCTTGCACAGCGTTTGCAAACCCGTAGCGCTGTAGATTAGTAGTCTTTACTCTGTCTTGTATAAGACTACTCGACAGGACGTTTTCTACGCCATACGCCTCTAAGTTAGTTGCTCTAATCTTAGCTTGAACGTCGGCGTTCAAAAGGGGGTTTTCATGACCGTAGCGTTCTAAGTTAGTTGCACTAATCTTAGCTTGAACGTCGGCGTTCAAAAGCGGGGTTTCATGACCGTAACGTTCTAAGTTAGTTGCACAAACTTTACTACGTACATGTGGGCAGAGTGAAATGTATTCGTGTCCATACTTGGCAAGGTTAGTGGTTTTACGCTTTTGTTTGCTTTCCGGTTTTTGTTGCGCTTTTGCCAAAATTGCATTTTTACGCAACCTGCCGTGTTCAGGGTGATACACGCTGTTCGAATAAAGAATGATAGAAGGCTTTCGCTCAAACTCACCCCAACCCTCTTCCACCCAGATGCACAGGGTGGATAAGTCAACGTAAGAACTCTCGACCAAGCGCAGGTTTGGGTTTTTTGCTTGTGCGACTTTTGCTACGTCTTCAGCTGTTAATTTTTTCCCCGCCGCCATAGTCACCTCCGTTATTTCTTCATCGCCGTTTTGCTTTCAGACTTTAGCACAGTTTCAATAAAAAAAGGACTGGGTCGAAAGACCCAGCCCGACGCGCCTGTAAACAGGACACAAAGTTAACTGTGAAAACTCAATCGATAGATACTTTATAGTCAGGTGAAACAATGAGTTCAGTAGCGCTCATTGCAATTCCAACCAACACAACTTGTTGTCCAGAAGCGGAAGGAGCTGTAGTGGTCGATACACCCGCAGTTCCTGCTGACAAGTAGTAACGGCTGCCTGCGCTTAAGCCAGTCAATCCGCTAAGACGTCCGCCAACAATTACTTGCACCGCTGCACCGGAACCAACTGTGGTGCGAGCAAGACCAACATAGCCGAGCGACGTAGATTCAGCGTTTGCACGTGCCTTTGACACAGTGCCTGCTGCTGAGATGTACACGTTGTCGCCTGCTGTGAGGGCTTCACCCGAGGTAAAGGAAATGAGCGTAGCGTCGGATGAACCTACCTGCAACTCTCCAGAACCATTAAACGTAAGCGAGCTTCCGTCAATTTTTACGAATACGCCAGAAGCGTCTTTGGCAAGACCGCGAGCGGTGTCGAGCTTAACGCCGATAGCGTTGGCTACGATTTGGAGCGAAGGTTGGGAAGATTCGAGTTGAACCGCGACACCAGAAGCGCCGGAGACGATTGCGCCTGCTGCTGCGAGTTTAACGCCGAGTTCATTCGAGCCGTTGATCTGGAGGCTAGGGTTGGAAGCTTCTACTTTAACCAAAAGTCCGCTAGCGACAGTCAAACCGCTTGAGGAAGCCAAAGCCAGAGCTACGCCACCTGCCGAAAGGGCGAGGGAAGTGTCAGCAAGCTTGATGCGGAGAGCGGAGCTAGAGAATTCCAAACCCGGGTTAGTAGCCAAGTTGATGGAGATTGTAGAGCCAGAGATGCTGATTCCGCTTCCGGCAATCTGCGAAGATGCGCTGGAGAATTGGACAAACGCAACAGGGTCTGTTCCGATTGTAGTGACTGTAGCAGTTTGAACAAATCCACGGTTGGCGTTGACTGTACCGGACTGGACAAACGCAGCAGCCGAGTTGAACTCGTTTAGAGGAGTGAGCGAGTCCATATCCGCAGAGCGAGCCCATGCGCCAGCGGCTACAACGTAGATACCGTTCTGTGAAGTAGTAGCTTGGTCTTTTACGAGGATGCGCTGACCTGCAACTAAGCTAACACCATCAACGGTTTGCGCTCCGCTGAGGGTTAAGTTGCCTGTCGAAGCCGCAACAACTGGCAACTTCCAGCTTAGTCCGTTGATAGCGGCATCAACGTAAGCTTTGTTAGTAGCGTCGGATGCGGATACAGGAGTAGCCACGTTTGTAAGAAGGTTGCCGCCCAAGTCCAGCGCGCCGGACAATGTACCGCCAGTAAGGTTGAGCTTACCGTTAAGCTGTGTCTGGATTGCGGAAGTTACGCCTGCAACGTATCCGAGTTCAGTAGAAGTCACTGCCGAAGCGGTAACTACGCCCGAGCCGTCAGAGATAAGGGCGCGGTTAAAGGTGAGGGCTGCCAACTTGCTGTAAGCAATAGCGGCAACAGCGCTGATATCAGCGTTAACGACTGCGGAAGCAGAGAACACACCGGAGGACGCTTTGAGAACGCCTGTGAAAGCAGAAACGTCAGCACCGAAACCACCGCGAGAAGCCGCAAGAGCTGCTTCGCTAGAGAGAGCGCCTGTACCATCGTTGATAACGACATGGTTAGCCGAGCCAGCAGCGATAAAACCACGGGCAAAAGCACCGAAGTTGATGTTGCTGTCAGGGAAAGTTAAAGAGCGGCTTGCCGAGTATGCAGCCAAGTTGAACGACATAACGTTCGTTGCAGAAGCGTCAGCGGCAATTTTGAGAACGCTGTCACGGATTTGGAACACGTTGGAAGCATTGAGAAGGTCGAGCGAGCGGTTTACGCCGGACGCTAGATATAACAACTTAGAGCTGGTCGCCATGGTGGAGAACCCCTTTGAGGTGATTGGTGAGTATACACCAAGCTATTTTACTCAATTCGCGGTAGGGGATGCCGAGAAACACCATGGGAGGGTTGGACTGGGCTACTCGCGATCAAAGGCTTTGTTCAGCCATGTTTCAGCTTCTGGGAGTTGGTCGCAGTAATCCTGTTGCCACGTCAACCCGCACAACGAGTTTTCGTCTTCGCCAAACCTTGCCATTTGCTCACGCAAAAACTTAAGCACCGCGGACTTTGACAGCTTTTCATTGCGGCATAGAAGAAAGCAGGCTGCCCAGAGCAAGTGGGTTCTATTTACGGAGACTTTGACAGTGAGAATCATACAACACCTATACGTGATTTAAATTGTTATTTCTTTGCGGTCGATGCGCCTTTAAACCAACTTGGCGCCAACTCTTTAATCTTCGCCGCAAAGTCGGGGTCGTAGCCCTGGCTAGTAGCTCTTGTGTAGTTGCTAAGAACAGGTGCCAGAGGATTCTGCCAGTGAGGTCTGCTTTCGGCTTTTCTCGCCATCTGAAGCAAATCTTCTTTGTTAGCAGCTGCGGTGTCTTCAGACCCACTTGGCACCACAGCTTTTATTTCTGCCACGGATGCAGGATCAAGAGTAGTACGAGACTTCGGGGGAATGCGCATCTGATATCTCCTTCTGTGGTTTCATTACCAATATAGTTATCGCACAATTGCCACAAAACTTTAACAAAAGCTTACAAAATCTTTTAACTACTTGTATTTAATAACAAAAATCCACCGGCTCTTACTGAGTGGGTGGATTTTGGGTGTCTTTGGACCGCATGCTTTAATGTGAGCTATTCTGCTTGTGGACCAGCGGCAGCAAGCATTAGGCCGTCTACTTCTTCCTTGGTCGCTCCGAGCGGGTACGTAAACGCTATGACTTTACAAGCCAGTCCGAAAGGGTTGAGCATTTTGTCTAAGGCAGCGGCTGAGCCTTTGATAACGTCTTCTACGGCTGCCCGTATAATTTGTTGAATCTGCTGAACGTCGTCGTCGTTCAGCTCGTCTACGTATTTCTCACGCCCGTCTGGAAACGTGACGGTAGGCTTTTCGTCGGGTAATACTTTAGCAGCTTTAGGCTTCTTAGCTTTTTTCTCAGTCACGCGGTTCTCCTTGAGCGGTTAACAGGAACAAAGCCACTGTAGCATTTTTTTCGGGTAGGGTAAAGAGGCTTGCGCTAGCAGTGGGGATTCGTGAGACTTGAGAAAATACTTTAGAGAGCGCCGATAATGTCCATTTCAACTACGAGGTCGACAAGCAGCGCGTTTCCGACGTTTGGAACAACCACCCCTACCTTAATGACTAAGTCACCGGACACAAAACCATTGATCCCTGCGTTAGGCGCTGTGGCTGTGAGCGAGCCGTTCTTGGCAACCCAGAGAACAGACCCAGCCAAGAAGCCGCCTGTAATATTTTCTAAGCGACCTTCCATGACCACATTCCCGTATGCGCCGTTGGCAATCGCTGCCTGAGTGACGCCGAAGGTGTCTTGTGAACTATCTAGTACAGACACGTCTACAAGGGCGAGAGAGCCGGTAGCCGAGTTGATCTGCACTGGTAAGAAAGCAGCAATCGTGCTTCCTGATGTGTTCTGATAAGCGGACACTATTGCGCCCTGTGTGGCCGAAGAACCAGAAGGCAAAGCTAACCAGTTCGAGATGTTGCTGGCTGGAAGTGAGTGAAGCACGTAAGTCGTGGACTCCGTGGGTACTCGACCCAAAGATCCAATCACGGCTGAAACCAAAGAAGTAAGTGATCCTGAGGAGGATACGGTAAATGAAGGTACGCCAGAGATGCCTCCTCCGCCCCCTCCACCGCCGCCTGATCCACCAAAACCAACGCCGTTGTATCCAAAGCTCATGGTTAAATCCCCGTTGAGAAGAGTTGTAGGTAGCCAAGGGTAGGTACGGCACTTGCGGGATATACCCAAAAAGTGGAACCAGCCGGAAATTGAAGATTTTCTAAAACTGTGCCGTCAAACGTAAATGCGCTTAGAGCAGCAATTGTGACCAATTTTGCGGTAGTGAGCCCTTTATCGGCTACACGGCCCGGAGCGGTAAGAACAATTCTGATAACCGCGTCTGTCTGGTTCGAGATCGAAAGCTGATGGATGTTTTCCGTGATCTGTAGCAACCGAAGGGGGTTGACTTGAGTAGATCCTGAGAAGTCTGAGAACTGAGCAAGCACTTCTTGGCAGATGTTAGCGGACACTGCTGGGTCCATGAATACACTTCTAGACATTATTTACCATCCTTTGTTGTTTTTTTAACAGCTTTCCAGAGCGAAGTCATTGAAAACGCCGCAGAGCACGAAGGGCAGCGGTTGGGTGTATCGCTACCGATGAAGAAAGACGTTGGTTTTCCGCAGTGATTGCACTTCATGCTCGATGTCATAGCTTCGGCTGATTTCTTTAGCTGAGCTAGCCGCGCGGCAATAAGTTGGATTTGTTCGCTTTTCTTCAACTCGATGAACCCTTTATCACTAGACGACTTCTGCAAGAGCGCTACGTAGGCTTTAGGGTAAGCTACTTGAACGTTACTCTTTTGTAAATCAAGCATGGGAAACACTGAGCAACGCGGCATCATGGGCTTTATCGTAAGGGCAATCCCCTCGCCTACAGTTTGCTCGAGGTGTTTTGCGTCAGCGTCACCCCTCTTTACGATACCGCCTTCGATCGAAGCTCCAATTTTTAAAGCATTCTCAGGGTGTTGTGCGCACCATGTGATAAGGGCTTCTGCGCTAGCCGCGTTCGGGTGGCTGTGAAGAAGCTCAGCTTCAAAGTAAAGGAAAGGAGCTTTTGCGACGTCCCAGCAGCGCTTTTGTCTAGGCGTTTGGGCGTCCTCTTGTTTAAATATTTTCTTGTAGCTGGTAATAGCGCCTAATATTGCGAACATACCCCCACCAACGTCGTCGGTGGCGTGCTCGTCGCTCAAATAGCGGAGGTTGGACGTATCCAAGCCCTCTAGATTTACAGTTTCGCCCACTTTGTCGGGAGACTGAACCGAGCCTACCCCGTAGATTCTATACGCCATTCGTTAACTCCTTAACACACTTAGGTGCTATTTTACCTTCCAACTATTGCTTTAGTCAATCGTAAGATTTATTCTAGAAAAAGCTAAAGTTTGAAGAACGCGTGGCGATAACAGGCTAGGAAGTTCGAGATGTTTAAGTTTTTCGGTAAAAGGACGTGATCATGTTTCTAATTGGTCTTCTGCTCGCCCCAATCCTGTTCTTTGCAATTTTCATCGGGGTGCTCGTCTTAGCGGGCGTCATAGCGACAATCTTCAGCCCGCCCAACTCTGATTAACAACCGCGTCATAAGGCTGATAACGTGAAAAAAATTGAATCATTTACGGCTTTTCCGTTTACTAAAGGAACCCTAAGACCCGACGGGCAGGAACTCATTGTCACAGGTGCTGACCTCGACCCTTTCAAACGCTTTATCACCGCCGTAGATTCTTCCGTGGAATACCAAATCAAGGCCCTTAAAAACAAGCCGTCAACCAGCGACGTGCAAGCGCGTTGGGTAGAGAGGGAAATAAGGCGCTTAGGGAAAAACTTGCTCGTTCGCTACTACGCCGAAAACGCAGACGGATCGCTGTCCTGTCCTCCAGGGCTGTGGTGGCTCTGTGAGGAGGTGTCTGGACACCTGAACAATGAAATCATATACCACCCGCTCGACGTCACCTATGCCAAACAGCCTAGAGCCTACCAAGTCGAAGCTGTAAAAGAGCTGCTCCTTTTCAAGAGAGCAATGCTCGATGTGTTCACGGGCGGGGGTAAGTCCCTGATCATCGCTATGCTTTGCCACTCCGCTATTAAGAGTGGGAAGCGTCCTTTGGTGATTGTGCCTACAATTGACCTTGTGGAACAAACTGTTAAAGCATTAAAGGAAGTTATCCCGGGAACGTGTGGCATAGGCGGCGGAGCAAAGTTTAAAGAAGGTGCTCCTTGCGCAGTAACCACTATCGCTTCGGCGAAAGGCTATTGCGATATGTTCAATGTCATGGTTTCAGATGAATGCCATGGGGTGGGATCGGATTCCTACTCGGCGGCCATTCTCGGCTCGGGCGCTTCTCATGCCTACGGGCTCACAGCCACTCCTGTGAGAGCTGACAGCCTAGTCGTAGGCGTGCATGCCCTCTGCGGCCCTGTAGTTTATCAAAAGACTTCCGCTTGGGGACTTGAGCATAAGTTTCTCACACCCCCTCGGATTTTTATGATTAATCTCTCCTCTCAAAAATCTACCCTGCCCGATGCCATGAACCAGCAAAAAGCTTACGGCATTCTTGCCAGCTCGTCTGCGGCCATAAATTATCTTTGTGACACCCTGAAGGCTCTAGAAGACAGAGGGCTGAGAACTCTTGTGCTCTTTAAGACAAGAGAGCCAGGGGAGAAATTCGCCACTGCTTACAATGAGCGCTACGGCACAAAGCATATGGTTGCGCATAGCGGGTTTCGGCACCCTTTCAAAATGTTTAAAGACGGGAAGGTAGGCACGCTGATCTCTAATAGTGCATTGTTGGGAACTGGGATTGACGTACCCTCCATAGACGCCATGATATCAGTTGTGAATACTTCCGGCGAAGCTTTGACAAGACAAGTGCTAGGACGAGGGCTTCGCCTGAGTCCTGGTAAGGACGCCGTATATTTCTTTGACGTCACCTTGAAAGGTTACGGGTATCGAGATAAATTCTTAGGGTACTCTCAACAAAGAGCTAAAGTCTACCGCACTGTTACCGAAGACATTCAAGTGCTAGAAGTTTGAAACAACCGCCGATTAGGCTATTAGGAGAACATTATGAATTACCCCCGCTTGTACACTTTGGCTTCTTTATTTCTCGCAGCGTGCGGATCAGACGGTAAGGACGGTAGGCCAGGGCCATCTGGAGAGAGCGGCAAGGCCGGTCAAACAGGAAATACAGGTATTACAGGAAATACAGGTATTACAGGAAAGGACGGTCAAACAGGAAATACAGGTATTACAGGAAAGGACGGTCAATCTTATACAGCAGCGTTGGTCTCTATCTTACAGGCTATTATCCCAAACCGCGCGTCAATTCTTGACTTGCAATGTGTTTCAAATGCGACGCGAGGCACAGGGACAAAACTACACGACGGGCGAATCCTTACAGCACATCATGTAACCTCCGGTTGCACCAACATGCTCTACTACTCCGGCCCAACTCTTGTAGGCGCGGGTGGTACGGCTTTTCAAGATGGCTCGCGCGACGTTACACGAATTTCGGGAATCGCTTGGAACACTGCGGGACTTGCGTTGCAGGGGTTCAGCGAATCTAAAGACTACGCTCCGAAATTAGGGGATTTGACTGTCACAGCATCTTTTCCGCTAGACTTGACCAACGATGTGCAATTCGCCGCCGGATCAGTGACGGACGAGAGCTACTCAGGAGGGGGCGTCTATTGGAGCAATGCGATGATAACCGACGCTGCCGCTGCGGGCGGTTCCAGCGGCGCGCCCGTTTTTGACGGTGCTGGGCGATTGGTCGGCATCCACGTGGGCGGCTGGTCGACGGGGGGGCTTGAGCTTAATATTCAGCTCCTTCTGAGGTAGACCTTCTAAAGTCTACCGCACTGTTACCGAAGACATTCAAGTTCTCGACGTTTGAAAAAGGATTACCATGGCACGAATATTCAAGCACCCCAAGTACGTAAAGCTTTCCCCAAGGTCGCAAAGAGGCTACGACCTTCTAGACCTCTACGTTAAGTGGGAGATCGAGGAGCAGCACGAACGCTGGAGCATGGACGTACTAGCTGATAAAACGTTTGAGTACATCTCGCTGTGCTGCAAGCAAGACTATCGGGTACTCCAGCTTTACGACGAATGCGAAATGGCAGTAGAAAAAAAGCTAGATTCCACCGAAGCGCCTAGAGAAGTGCTAGACGCGGTGCTTGTCGAGGTGTGGGCGAACCCGCTAATGATTGAAAACGCGGCCTACAGTGCTCTTTCTAAAGAGAAGCAAGTAGCAATATGTGACTGCCTCCTGCTTAAGCTAGCGGCAGAAGAAAAAATAGAGGTCATTCTTGCGCTCGACTGGTTAGACATGACTGGCGGAAATCTAGACGTTGTTGAGATCCCGTCGAGGTGGCAAGACCTGTATCTTAAAGACGCGACTATGAATACGCACCATGTACCAGAAGACTTTAAAAGATTCCTAAAGAAAATAGATTTTTTAAGATGGAGACTAAAGTCTGCCGTGTTGCTGACCGATGCCTACAGTGAAGTTACTGAAATAGTAGCAGAGAAAGTGTTAAAAGATAACGCCATGGAAGAGCTAAAACTACGAATTGATAGTGGAGAATTGAATGAACTCGACGCCTGAACTACTTAAGGGAAACGCTGTAAATTTTTTACAAGACCCGAGCCATCCAGAATACTTTGAGCAAGGGGACACTTTGCTTCTTTCAATGAGCACAGGGAAGAACGTACTACGGTCGCTGCGAGGAGTGGTTGTGTCGATCTCCGAGAGTCGTTTTGTTGTCCTTACTGAGCTTGGTGAAGAGATTCCGTTTCGAAGCTTGGTTTCCAAGGTTGGATCGGCTGAATACACTGTCATGGGTCCTTGTGAAAACGAGCTGCGCGTGGGCGATGTGGGCGCGGTTGAATGAACATCTTACACAGCTCTGCTACTGACCTTTGGTACACCCCTACTTTGATTGTTGAAAAGGCGAAACTGGTGCTAGGGACAATAGACCTCGACCCTGCCTCTGACGTTTTTGGCAACGCTAGAGTGGGTGCCACTACGATTATCAATCAAGAACAAGGCGGATTGACGACAGAATGGCCTATCGACTGCTCTATCTTTCTCAATCCCCCCGGCGGAAAAACGGGCAACAAGTCGAACATGTCTTTGTTCTGGCAAAAGCTCATGCGCTACAAAGCATCGGGGCACCTAAAGCACGCTATCTTTTTAGCCTTTAGCTTGGAAGCTTTCCAAAACTCACAAGGGAAGGGCGTACCCAGCATGGCTGAGTTTTCGTTCTGTATTCCTGCTAAGAGAATTCGGTTTGATTCCCAACACGGAGCGCATGCCTCGCCTTCCCATGGGAATGCCATTATCTATGTTGCGGGTTCTGTAGACGAAAGTGAAAAGTTTAAAGAAGCGTTTTCGAGTGTAGGAATTGTTCGGTTGTAAAGAGGTCGCGGCATGAAGGAAAAATTAAATGGCTTGGATTTATTTAGCGGCATCGGCGGAAACACCCTTGCGCTTAGAGAATACATCAACACAATTGCTTACTGTGAACAAGACCGACACGCTCAGTCTGTACTCTTATCACGAATGGGTGATCAAAGCATCAAAGCAGCACCGATTTGGGACGACATCTCTACACTCACCGGAAAACACTTCGACACCGTCATTGACATCATTGTCGCAGGGTTCCCCTGCCAGGATATCTCCGTCGCTGGAAAAGGCGCAGGAATCTTGGACGGAAAGCGAAGTGGATTATTTTTCGAGATCATGCGCTTGGCCGAAGAGATCAAGCCCGCGTTCATATTCCTTGAAAACGTCCCAGCAATCAGAACACGGGGAATGGATCGAGTGCTCGAAGAACTTACCAAGGCAGGGTATGATAGTCGCTGGTGTATGCTATCCGCTCAAGAAGTCGGAGCACCACACAAGCGGGAACGTTGGTTCTGCCTGGCTTACAGTATATCCGACGTTAGCAGCCAGGGATTACAGAGACGGCGCTCATCCGTCAGAGTACCGAAGGAACAGCCTAGCGCTGACTGCATTTGTGAATTTACCCCTTGGACGAAATTCAAAATATCAGCAAATCACGAATTCATCAGTGCCAACGGGCGCATTGTTAAGCCCACTATGGGCAGAGGTATTTATGGGGTTCCCTCTCGGATGGACAGAATTAAGCGACTCGGTAACGCAGTGGTTCCAATGCAAGCAGAAAAAGCCTTCGAATACTTAATGGGAATCTCAACATGAAACGTGTGTTTATATGTTCGCCCTTTGCCGCTGACCCCTACAGAAATGTAAAAAATGCCTTGATGTATTGTCGCGAAGCAGTACTCCAAGGCTACGCGCCCTATGCTCCTCACGCCTACCTTCCCCAAGCGCTCGACGACACCAACCCAGAAGAACGGATTCTAGGTATGGTGGCGGGCATGAGCTTTCTAGATACCTGTGACGAGCTTTGGGCGTTCTACGACGAAGCACCTTCGGATGGCATGCAGCTAGAGCTAAGTGCCGCAGGCTCTTTAGGTAAAACGATTAAGCGCTTTAGCGCAAACGGCTCACCAAAACAATAAGTTTCAAAACTTAGACATCTCACGGGAAACAGAATGAAAATACTACTGCTAGTTCTAGCCGTCTTTCTCACAGCGTGTGGAGGCGAAGAGCCCTCCGTCACACTCTTTTTAGACGCTCCAAGACCCGCACAGGTTCCTGAAAATCATCCTGAAATCAGAGAACTGCTCAACGAGTTTTTGGATATGAACAAGCATAATCCTGTATATGTAGCGGGTGTCGTCAAGCAGATCTTAGTAGTCGACAACTTTGCCAACCTACCTACATCAAGTCCCGAAACTGTGGGACTTGCCTCTTACCGAACACTAAACGGAAAATCGCTTGTAGGGTCTGGAACTATTTATTTAAAACGCGCTTTTTGGGAATCCGCAAGCTACGAGACAAGAAAAGTTTTGCTTTGGCATGAGTGCGGACACGCCTACAACAACCTCGACCACACGCAAGACGATACGTCTGTAATGAGCCCGACCTTGCCTTCTCACCTACAGCTTCTCAACTATTGGTTTGACATGGTGGACGCGTTCCTGAAGCAAAGACAATGAAAATTAACTAAAGTTTAGCGCCGTCAAGTCTTTTATTTTTGACTTGTTCCAAAATAGTGTTAAAGTTTTTACAGACCCTGACGATACACAATTTAGAAACTTAAGAGGTATGAGATGAAAAAATATTACTTGTTATATTCATTAGTTGGGCTACAATTCCTGTCGTTTGCTGTGGCAACAGTTCTACTTTTGAAGTTTACCGACAACATGGAGCGGGACGTCGCGCCGTTTTTAATGACTCTAGGGTTGATGCTGGTAGTGAGTACCGTCATGCACCGTGTGGAAGTGTCTATTATACGAGATAAAAACAAAAGTGTACGATAAGTACCTGACCGCGCAGACCTTTAACTCACCACCACCAGTTGCCGTTGCGCTTTATTTCGTTAGCTAGCGTTTCTCTCGGACCTTTAGTATCGTCCGCAGAACATATAACGTAGCGGTCACTAAAAAGCTTTGCTTTTTCTGTCACGTCTACGTATGTATCTACAGGATCCCTCAGCCGCTTACATGCTTCTCTGCAAATCTTAAGGCTCTTGATACTTTTTGAGCTGTCTACCATATCGTTTCCACGTTCAAAATCTATGACCATTTTGTCGTAGATGTCGTAGAGGAGCGCGTACTTGTACGCCGCGTCCCAAGGGCGGAACCTCCAAACGTGCTTTAACAGCCAGAGGTTTTGGAAAACATGCGCGGCGGCAACCCGCACTGTCCGTATAGGGCCGGTAACGTACACGTAAAAAGCCACGCGAATTCTTCGTCGAAGCGTCCGCTTAGGTATTGTCCAAAGAAATGTGGTGGAGGTTGCATTCCGTTGCACGAGATCATTAAGAGTTGTTTTCAAGTTTCAGTTCCTCGGTGTCTGTGAGTGGGATCAGCGAACCATACAGGTCAAGTTTGAAACCGGCAGGGACGTACGCGATATGGCAGCGGCAGTTGAAGTGTCGACTTGGTACGCTATTTTTCCACTCCGCTTTCTTTCGCCCAAGGTTGTATCCTGCGGGTTTCAACGCACTCATTTTGAAATATTTGTACGACCCGTCTTCGTTTAACGACCAGTCACGGCACTCAGGTGACAACCTGTCGTCTTTTGTAACAACAATAGCGACTACGGGATCTTCGTGCCCTGCAATATCCGCTATGGCTTGCTGTGAAGCGGCACCGGAAGCGAGACCCATTTCCGTGCGCACGACACGTGTCCAATTGGTCCCGTACTCTTGGGTAACGTCCTTGAGACGCTGCTTGACGAGGTAGACCGGTGTGCGTTTTTCGAACACGTCTTGGATAGCTTCTTTCACGAGTGCTTGTTTAGCTTTAATCGACGAGATGTTTCCCTTAAGCGTATTTTCAGCCAGTACGTATTCACGCACAGCGGCATCATTCTGCATATCAATCTCTTTAAGAGAATCTTGCAAAGTCGATAGGGTCCTTGACCTCAGTTCGAGCACTTTGGCATCTACCAATAGGCCGGTTTTTTCTTTAATAAAGTCAAGCGCTTTTTTGGTAAAGCGTCCCGAGATAGACCCTTCTTTCTCAAGGACCCCGTTCATGTATGCAGCGTGCGCGTCTAGGGCTGAAAGGTAGCCTTGCACCACCCCACCTGCGGGAATCTTAGTCTTCAGCCTAAGCTCTGTTACAGCGTCTTCGGCTTCTTTCCCTGCGGCTTTACCGAGAATCGTGTAGCGCAAAGCGTCCGTGTATTTTTCTATGAGCTTGCTAATAGATGAAAGATCCACCTCGAAGCGGGGAATCTTTCTTGAAAAGTTCTCTGGAAGGTCGTCGTCTGACTTGGCTAGGGGTTCTACAAGCGCAACCTGCTTCATGATATCGTCGACAAGCTTGCTAGAGATCATGTCGTAGGCCGCGTTCATCTCTGCTTCTAAGCGCTTAAGAAAAAGCACTTGCCTCAGGAGAGGTTTTATAGCTCTAAGTTTTGGCTTAAGATTTTTCTTCATCTTCCATGTCCTTCTTACTGAGCTTACGTTCCCGCGATACTAACGAGTTGGTAGCCATACGTATCGGCGTAGGGCCTTCTTGGAATTTTTTTACTACTTTGTTCCAGTTACTAGACAACGCAAACAGTTGAATTTTTCCACTGTGGTGTACAGCACCGGTTCCGCTCGTACCCTTTGGAGGTTGAATAGCCGCCGAGGGTCTACCAGGACCCCTCTTCAGCAGGGCTTCAGCGACAGGTGCCTTCAAGCGCCCTTGATTGAGTAACGTCTCTATTTGTCCACGGTACGTAAGCTCGTCGATCAGATGCTCGACACCCTCGAACAACCAGTTTTCACCAGCGTAGATGTCGGCTTCTGCGGGCAGTGCGTTCACATCTGCTAAAGACTCAAGCAAGAGCTTTACGTCTTCATTGCCTTCGTCTGCTGCGGCTTTAATCTTCGTTATCGCTTCAGCAGTCGCAGTTTTCACTTCTTTGTCAGTGAGCCCTAGAGTCTTAGCGATCTCTCTGTCAGATTCGATGGCATGCCCGTTTTGATCGTCGAGTTGAGAGAAGAAACAATTAGAGTACTGGCTTGACATTGTAAAGAAAGGACATGCGAGTTTTGTTTCGTCTCTCTCACCGTTTTGCCATGCCTCAATAGAGCGGAGTGCAAGGGGGCAGGGTCCGTCGGTAGGTAGGTTTTTCAGCCTGCGCGGGCAGACTTCTTGAAAGCGGCTTTTCACACGGTTTCCTGACTGTCCGCAAGGGTTTCTGCTTGAGTGTTAAGCTTGACGCTCACGGCTTCATTAAAGAGCACGACGATCTCCGCGTACCTTTCTGCGCCAATTGTTTTTTCTACGAGGAAGAGTGACAGGGCGGCGTGTACTCTAAGCTGCTGTAGCTCTTGCGCTTGACGGAAGAGTTCTTGTTTTACAAGGTTGTTTTCATTGACTAGTTGCGCCAGCGCTAGAGGGATAGCGGCCTGTAGGTCTTCTTGCGACGGTTCATTATTAAGGGAATCGAAGAAATCGGTCATATCGTATCCTTTCTAGGGGTTTGAAGTCTTTAAATAGTACACGATTTCCTAAAAGAAATCTAGCACGTAAAAAAGTGCTAAAGTCCGGTTGGATCTGTCCGAGAACCATTGTAGTATGCATTAAAGGAGAATTTATGCTGACAAGTACTGTTTCACGTTTCTTTAGAAAACTTATGCGCGCGCTGGGGTTCAAGACGAACAGAGACCGCGTACCTACATACCAAGGCTTAAACGTAGCTGTTGATTCAGACTTTCACGTTCAAAGAGTGGCGGCTGTCCGCTACGTAAGTGGGATGGAGCAGCGATGTGAAATTGACGAAGATAGCTGCGAGTACTGGGCGCAGACAGTCCAAGCAAACACATGGGACCGCGACATCGTTGGTTGATTAACGTAAAGCACAAAGGTTGCGAAATGAAAGCGACACTGAGTTATGATTTACCGGCAGACCAAGAAGAGTTGCGGTACGCACTGAAGGGGTCGGCTTTGGCTAGCGCAGTCTACGACTTCTTAGAGCTTGATTTGCGCTCTGCAATCAAGTACGGCCAAAATGAAGTAGAGATTGCGCATGCAGAAAAATGGCGGGACAAGCTTCTGGAAAGACTGAAAGACGCTGACGTGCAGCAGTTGGTCTAATTTCCTAGTTCTTCTAGCGGGTCTTCTTCATGTGCTCTTACCCACTCTGACACAAAGCTCTTGTGTAAATTTTCTCTATACTCGTCCCGAAGCGATTTCTGGACTTCTTCTTCTTTGCCTGAAGCTTCTTGCGCACCCTGTGGGGGATTCTCAGGTTGTTCCGGCTGAGGTGGTTGTTGGGATTGTTGAACCGACTGCTCTGCTTGAGCGATTTGTGCCGCATTTGATGCGGTTTGCGCGCTGAGACTTTTCGCTTTCATAGCGTCAATCCGCTGGTTTAAGCCTTCGTCAAAAAAGAAATCGTACAGTGGATTGTTTCCAGCTCCCTCTTCTCCCATAAAGATTTCCAGAAATTTACCGACGCGCATAGTAGGCTTAATTAACTGATGCCACTGAGGATTGAGAGGCACGTCTCCGCCGTAGGACAGCGTCTCGTTCTTCTCACTCATGCTTAGCAGCGAATTATAAGTTGCGGTTAAGTTCATTTCCGCCTGAGCCCGCTGCAACATGCCCTCTTGTGACTCGTTACCTACGCCGTAGATCTGCACTTCATACTTAGACGCAGCCGCAGGCATCATCTCAAAGATAATTGAGTTTAAGTCTTCTTGAAGAATGTCGACTATAAGCTTTAGTCCCCGTTCTTCGCCAGCGATAAGGTCGTTATCCTTCTCAGAACTGTTTATCCCGCCGCCTGGATCACCGAGTGCTCCTTGACCAGTTTCTGCTGGGCTGATCTGGAACGCACTGTGAATACAGCGAATGATCAGCATTTCAATTTCTTGCCAAGCGGAATCTTTCAACGAAGGCGCAAGAGGTACCCATTGAACTTCTATGGGTCCCGCAATAATGGGTACAGCCGTATTGTTCGATGTACCGGAAGAAAAGTTGGTCAGTTCCTGTTTAAACTGCGTGACGACTTCGTCGGGCACTTCGATTTCAGGGTTCATCGATTTGAGGGCGATCATGCCTTTGGTCAGAAGGCCCTTCACGAGCATGTTCCGAAGCTGCTGAAGAGAGCTGTGGTGCAAAAAAATGACGGTAATGGCTTCTTCAATTGGGCTTTTCGCATACCCTAGAAGATTGACATATGCCTGCTGCTGGTATTGAAATATTTTTAAGTCTTCGTCCGTAAAGAACCGGCGAGGTTGCCCGTCAAGGACTTGATAGTAGGCTATTGGGCGCGCGTCTTCAGGTAGCGAATTGTAGTCCTCGACCTCTTTCGAAAAATACACACGCTCCTGATTATCGAAATACGATAACCAAGCTTTCTGCTCAGGGTCTGCTACGCGTATAGTCTCCACAGGGACAGGTCGAAAGGCAATGAGCGCACCTTCCTCGTCTCGAAGCGATTGGCGCCCGTAGCGACCAAATGTAAGAAGATTATCTACCTGAGCTTGAAAATATGACTTTAACGAGCAGTGCATAAAGGTTTTATCGACACCATCGTACAGGTCTTCGAGTGCGCGTTTATCCGTAGTCCCACAGTTGAGCAAAAAAGACACGAGGCTGTCTTTTTCTTTTTCCGCGGTCTCTTTCGCTTGCTCGTACTCCTCGTCGTTCTCAAAATCTTTTCTTACTGATGGCTTTTTCTCTACTATGCGAATCCCTTTGTCAAAGCGTGATACTGCTCGACCGGCTAAGGGGGATACTTGAGCAACTCGTGTCTTACGGATAGCGGATACGTACGGGTCAATAACCGCAATGTCTCGCAGTTGGTCGTCCGTCAGACGATCGCGAGCTTTGTCAATCCATCCTTGGGAGGCACCGAGTAAAGTATACGGAGAGTTGAACAACGTTTTTGATTTATTTTGCGGCGCCGCTTCAGACGTCTTACCTTGCCTGTCTTCCGACGGCATGCTTTTGGACATACCTTCCACATAGTTATTTAGGGTGAACGGCTCGCTTCCTTGCACGCTCGCACTCCCAATTGTAACCTTACCGTACTTCTTTTTTTCATCTGACATTTTCTAGCACTCCGACGCTGGGGAAGAGGCAACATGTGCGACAATTCGAATCTGGTCTACAAGTGACGGGTTGTGTACAACCAACACTGGGCTGCTTACCGTAAGCAGAGCCACGGCGTTTGCGCCCGAGATACTTGTAATTTTGGTACCCGAGCCGAGCTGTTGGTTACCTGTGAGCACTTCCACGGAGCCCGAAGCGGTCAAGAACACATACTGCGCGGCATCTCTCGCAACCACAATCCCGCCAGCGGGGATAGATGTGAAAGAGTCCAGAACGGATTCTGCGCTTGCGTACTCGACGTAGTCGTCTGAAGCCGTTGCGATTAGAAACCGACCTTGATTTGAAAACAGTGGGGTGGTGGAGTAAACGTAGAGCATATCTTGAGCCGCTGCTCCAGGTGCGAGCACTTTCATAGCTGTGTTAAACACGCCGTTAAGGTCGATGTTGCTGTCAGGGACTAGCACACCGTTGTCGTAGACGTCCAAGCTTGTACCCGTTTTGTTTACAATCGTAAGGCTGAGCCCTTGGTTTGCATCTGCAAAAGGGCTTGTAAAAGCGTCTGTAGTCTTCTCTACGAGAAACGTGTCACCGATCACCACAGATGTGGTATCGAACGTACCGCTCACTGCGAGTACGCGTACAACTGAAGTGGACTGCCTGACGATAGAAATCAGTGTGGTATTTGAAAGTGCCAAAGCTCGCTTTGTTCTAAAGACCGCGGAATCGGCGGTCAGTCTTACGGTCGAAGGCTCAAGTGCCCTCGGCACTGAGACCGTCCAATTCGTGATCGACGAGTAGGTAATGGGTTGCACGCCGTCAATCAAGCTAGCGCTTTGAGATGGGCGTAGGATCATATCTATCGGGCGCATCTGCGAAGCTGAGCCAGTAAAAGCCACCGCTAGGGGTGAGCTGAGGCGTACAGGGTCTGAAGACGACCCTTCGGAAAGGATGGACGTTGCGTTAAAAGTAATTGAGGCGGTCATGTAGGTTTCCTCCGTGTAGTTCGCATTTTAAAGTTTAAGGGATAGCGGGCAAAGTTTCAAGGTAGTCTAGTAAATCTTGAAACGGCCCTTCTTCTTTTGAGGCTCTGGGAGGGTGTATTCTTGGACGAGGTGCTGTAACCCACTGTTTTTAAGCTGGTTGAAAAGAGCGGCTTGGTCAAACGCCGAAGGGTGTACGCCACTGGCTATCAGGTGCTTCTGCACTGTGGAACCTACGGTCGGAATCTGAGAAGCTTGCTCCGGCTGTGGCGGGGGTGGTGTGGTACTCAGACCGGAAGTGATAGCAACCGGTGTTTTGACGTAAGCGTCTAATAAATAACGACAACTATCCAGTCCATGGCTGAATTCACCGTCGGTATCGAACGAGTTTATAACGAAGCGCCCCTGCCCATCTGTCTTATAGCGCCACTTGGAAAACGCTTCGATCATGTACTGAAGGTCTGGGGTGTCCAGAACCATCAGGTTGCATGACTGATCCGCTGGGTTGAACATCAAGCCGTTAATCTGTGACACGCCTGTCTCAATCCGTTGCGGCTTTTTAGACTTTACACGAAAATCGGACTTAGAAAAGTAAGACGCAGAGGAGGCGTCTGCCATATCAGGTGCTATAAGGTCGGGTGGATAAAGCGTGGCGTCGTTGTCTAGGTAGTATTGCGCCCATAGGTGGTTGGCAAACCCCGTTGCGTACATAAGGCTCAAAAACAGGACGCGCTTAGCTCCTGCGTGATAGAGCGCCGTAAGGGCTATCGCAGGGTCTCTGGTTCCCCAGTCGATACCTACGAGACATTTCCAACCGTCCCGCTTGGCAACGCTGTAAAGGTCTTGCTTGGTCGGAAGAACGTCACCTTGCCAGTCTTGCGCGGTTATAAATGTATAGGCTTGTCTAAGATCGCCTACGTGTCTGTGACGTGCGAAAGTGTTGAAGACGATGCCAGAGCTTTCAGGTTTATAATTAAGAATTTGCCCGATGATCTTATTTACGTCGGTTATTTTTTTGAGTTCACGTCCCACAAATTGAATGGACTTCAAGTATTTAGATGTGGACGTTTGATTGGGTGCACGGCCTTGACACACTAAGAGGGCTGGGCATGTCCGGCACCCCTCATAGACCTTACGCTCCATGAATTGGGTTTGATCCACAGTGCTAACTGACTTGGGTAGGGCGTCCCAGTGCACTTGCAAATTTTCTCTGTTAATAAATACGGTCGGACCGAATGCACCGTGTGTCGTTGGTTCACACTTCTGCATCCAATCCACCCAAGATATCTTATGCACTCGAATATCTTCGGGTGATTTTTCGGCCTCGTCCATGCGGTCTTGTAGGGGACCGTCGTTGGTTTTGCGAGACGAGAGATAGATTGTCAGGGGGTCAAACGAGTGCTCGTCGGATGTTGGAATCCCCATGAGGCTGGCTTCAGATATAACATCCCGATTTGTAAGGTCAATTTCGTCTCCAACATTACAATTGTGGACTAGTCCGCGAACGCAGAAAAAATTATGATTATCTTGAACATGGAAGTCGTATACCCATCGGGCGCGGGCACTTGGTGCTACGCTGTAGGGAGCAATTTCAGTTATTTTTTCATACGTTAAAGTATTTAAAAGACGTCCACTTGTTATTGCGTCTGGTGATAAGTTTTTTAATAAAATTGGGTCACCCAAACTCAACTTATTCAGTGCGGTGTAAGTGATTGTGTGATTGTCGTTAATTGAGGTAGCGATCGGGTGGTCGTTCGTGACGCAAAACGAATGCCCGCTTTCCGTTGTAACTTTTACTTGCTCTAGATTTACTTTTCGTGACGCGTAAAGAACAGGCTTTGCTTCAATGTGAAGGGTATTTTCATTGATTGTGGCAACTTCGATCACCTCCCCTTTCTGAAATTTTTTCCAAATCCCTTCGGCGCTATACCTGTGCCACTTTCCTGCTGTTTTTTGTACTTTTCGTTGACTAGATAGAGGGGGCAACGCCAGTATTTGCTGCGTCGCCGCAATACAATTTGAGCGATATCCATTAGTTGCCTCTATTGTGGCCGCAACCACGGCGATAAACGCATCGGGTTTACTCGTAAACTTGTTTGGTGGAAGCTTTACTAGTGTAATTTCGAATGCGGATTTAGACTCAAAATGCCCGACAAGTTCGGGAATCCTACAGAACTTGTGAAGATACTTTAATGCAAGTTTACTTTGCGCTTTCAGCGCACTGAAGTGAACTTCTTGGCGCCTGAAGTGCACAAGTCCCAAGAACTCTACAGCGGAAGCGCCTAATGTTTTGCTCAACCCTCTACCTGCGGCTACCACGTGCTCAGGAGGTCCCTTGTTTGTTCTCATGAAGTTGTAGCACTCCCAGACAAATTGCATGGGATTGGACGTGCTCTCTTCGTCTACCGTGCAGTCAGGGAAGTCTAGGTTTAAAAACGTTTGAAGCCACGACTGAAGCTCCTCTTGAGTGTCGCACACTTCAAAGAAGAGTTTCCTACGGAGTTCGGAGATGTTCACCACTTGCTTAGGCATGCGTTATTCCAACACACCTGTCTGTAGAAGAACCGCTATGATTACACCGACGACTTGAAGCATGAGCAGTAATATGAGAAATCGTCCCACTTTGTCCACTCTCTTTGCCGTAGCTGCGGCGGTCGCTTGTTGTTTTACTGCACCGAGGTGGTTTTCGTGGGAATAAAGAGATACCGCCGAATCTACCTGACTAAGCTGACCAAACAATGCGATGATGTCTTTCTGCTGAGGTTCAAGCTTATCGTCTATAATCTTGCGCAGACTGTCGCGCACACGACTAACGTCCTGAAGCGCAGCCTTCACGTCTTTCTTAAGAATCTCTAAGCTTTGTACAGCTACTTCCGCCTGCGCCTTGTCTTGTCTGCTCGCATCAGAAAAGGCGGTTACCGTTTTCTGTAGGTCGGCAATTCGACTTTGCATTTTCAAAAGCTGTAAGTTGTTTTGCGTGTTCCCCAGCGAGACAGGTACTCCCGCTAGCATCGAGGAGGGTAGTGTTAGAGGAAGCGTATCGGTAATTATTACAACCTCTTCTAGGCTTTCGTCGTTAAGCTTGGATGGGGGAGTAGGTTCTGGGTCTACTTGTTTTATCTTCTTCCCTCGGGCAGCGGCACGTACTTTCTCCAACGTAGAGACCTTTGGAGCTTTTTCTTGAGGAACCTCTGTAACGCGCTTCGGTGCAGCGGGCTTTGCTGTCTTTTCTACTTTATCGGCCTTGACTTGTGCATTGAACTTTGACGACTGGTTGGCAAACGAAACAGCGAGTTCTTCTGTTGCAAAGCGTCCTGCCGTCTCCCACTTCCCTTCGCGCTTAATGCGCAAGCGCCACTTCTTTGATTCTTTGTCGAAGTTGAGGTTGTAGTTGTCTGGGACGTTAAAGTTCTTCTTAGTAAATTTCATGGCGCATCCTTTTTGGAAATGGGAAGTGTTTCTGAGTCACGGATCATTTTTAATTGATCTAGTTTTGACGGCTCCGGTAAGGCGTCTAAGGTCTCGGCGTCTGTTACTAAGACTTGAGGACTATTTTGAGGTGCCACTTGGGCATTTTGGTTTGTGATGTTGATGGTAGGCGCATTAGCGGACGTACCGCCTGCTAGGGCGTTTTTAATATCATTGGCTTGCATGACAATCTGTAACATTTTCTGCATCTCTTGGGGAGTTTTTGACATAAAGATACTGTCTCTAGCGTCTTTCTTTCCAGTGTAGATATCAGTAAGCTCGCGTTCCATACCAATCAGGTTTATCTCTAGAATCTTGTTAGCGAGGTCTTTTGTTGCGTGTTGGACTACAGCGGAATCGCCTGCGTTTTGAAGCAAGCGAGCTTTTAGGTCCCATTTGTGCTTGATAGCGGTTAAAACAATCATCTGCACAGGGACGGAACAAGAGCGGGCTAATTGATGAAAAGACCTACCGAGGACAAAGGCTTGAAATAAGTTGGCTTCTTTGTCGATACCGAAATAGCACTTGTTAGGATCTTTGTTTAATGTAAGGTAGGCGCGGCAAGAGTTTGCCTCTTCTTCAGAAATGAAATGGTTTTCTACAGATTCGGAGAGCGCATCGGCTAGCTCCGCAGAGGGCCTCGGGAGGTTATTGTTTGATTTTCCTGCCATTCTGAAATTCGCTCCACAAGGTCTGAGAGGGTTTCCTGATTACCTTTATTGTGACAGTCAGCGGCAGTTTTGTAAAGCGTCCCACAAGGTCGGTGAGCTGTTTAAGCGTATATCTCGCACCAAAGACGTCTGTTTTTGTGTGTTTTTTTGTAAAAAACGCAAGAAAAGAGAAAGGTCGCCACTCCCCCTTGCGGTTTTTGGTTACGGGGATACAGATTAATTCAATTGTTGGGCCAGTGTTGTTGAGCGCCATGAACACACCCCCGCAGTTAAAAGCTGTTGCTATCGCTGTTTGAACCGTGACAATTTGGGCGGGGGTTACCACAGCGGTGTCTAGGTCGGTGAGCATGAATTCTGAGAGAAGGATACGTTCAATTGTTGTCGGTGCTGGCTTTTCGGCTGAAAGCATTCCGTTGTAGTCTCTTGCATCCGTTTTTGTTAACGCGGGTTTTCTACGAGAGCTTAGATTAATTACGTTTGTCATGTGAAGTTTCCTTGGAGTGTTTATTTAACTTAGATGCCTATCTATCGGCATAATCTTGTCCTTCTTGTTCAATAGCATCAAATGAATTGTCTTACAACTTTAGGGTCGGTATGGGGTAGTAAAAACTTAACTACTTCTAAATGACCGTTCAAAGCAGCCAAGCGAAAAGCATCAGAGCCGTAAGCTTTAGGGTCGGAGTATGGTAGTAAAAACTTAACTATTTCTAAATGACCTTTGTCAGCAGCCCAACGAAAAGCCTCAGAATTGTAAGCTTTGGGGTCGGAATAAGGGAGCAAAAACTTAACTATTGCTAAGTGCGCTTTGTCAGCAGCCAAGCGAAAAGCGTAACAGTTATCGGACCCTGGGTCAAATCGATATGTTTCCACCAACCGCCGTACTGTATCTAAATCGCCACTTTTGACTGCTTGTAAAAATTCAGCTTGATAATCCATGTGCACCTCAGATAAATTGTCTTACAACTTTAGGGTCGGAGTAAGGTAGTAAAAACTTAACTACTTCTAAGTACCCGTTCGCAGCAGCCCAACGCAATGCCGCAGATCCGTAAACTTTAGGGTCGGTATGGGGTAGTAAAAGCTTAACTATTTCTAAATGACCGTTCGCAGCGGCCCAACGCAAAGCCTGAGAATTGTTAGCTTCAGGGTCGGAGTAAAGTATTAAAAACCGCATTACTTCTAAATACCCGTTCGCAGCAGCCCAACGCAATGCCGCAGATTCGTAAACTTTAGGGTCAGAGTAAGGTAGTAAAAACTTAACTACTTCTAAATGACCGTGAGCCGCAGCACGGCGAAAAGCGTGAGATTCGTGAAGCTTGGGGTCACCTAGACCTGCTTCCACCAATCGCTTTACTGTGCCTAAATCGCCACTTTTGGCGGCTTGTAAAAATTCAGCTTGATAATTCATATGCACCTCAGATAAATTGTCTTACAACTTTAGGGTCGGTATGGGGTAGTAAAAACTTAACTACTTCTAAATGACCGTTCAAAGCAGCCAAGCGAAAAGCATCAGAATAGTTAGCTTTAGGGTCGGAGTGCGGTAGTAAAAACTTAACTATTTCTAAATGGCCGTGAGCCGCAGCAAAGCGAAAAGCCTGAGAATTGTTAGCTGTAGGGTCGGAATGCGGTAGTAAAAACTTAACTACGTCTAGGTAACCGTACGAAGCCGCCAAGCGAATAGGAGCAGATTCTTTAGCTTTAGGATCAGAAAATGGCAGTAAAAACTTAGCTGTTTCTAAATACCCATACGAAGCAGCCACGCGAAAAGCGCCAAATCCATCGAGCGTGTGGTCAACTAGACCTGCTTCCACCAATTGCTTTACTGTATCTAAATCGCCACTTTGGACTGCTTGTAAAAATTCATCTTGATAATCCATGTGCACCTCAGATAAATTGTCTTACCACTTCAGGGTCGGAATGCGGTAGTAAAAACTTAACTATTTCTAAGTGACCGTTACGGGCAGCCAAGCAAAAAGCCCCCGATTCTTGCGCTTTAGGGTCAGAGCACGGTAGCAAAAGCTTAACTATTTCTAAGTGACCATTCTCAGCAGCCCAACGAAAAGCCTCAGAATAGTGAGCTTTGGGGTCGGAATGCGGTAGTAAAAACTTAACTATTTCTAAATGACCGGTCCAGGCAGCCATGCGAAAAGCATGATCTAGGGCTGTAGGGTCGGAGTGCTGAAGTAAAAATTTAACTACTTCTAAATGACCGTACCAAGCAGCCCAACGAAAAGCCTCAGGGCCGTAAATTTGCGGGTCAACTAGACCTGCTTCCACCAATTGCTTTACTGTATCTAAATCGTCACTTTGGACTGCTTGTAAAAATTCATCTTGATAATCCATACGCACCTCAGATAAATTGCCTTACAATTTTAGGGTCGGAATGCGGTAGTAAAAACTGCATTACTTCTAAATGCCCCTGCTCAGCAGCCGAGCGAAAAGCCCCCGATTCTTGCGCTTTCGGGTCGGAGTATGGTAGCAAAAACTTAACTACTTCTAAATGACCGTGACTGGCAGCCGAGCAAAAAGCCTGAGAATCTTTAGCTTTAGGGTTAGCGTGCGGTAGTAAAAACTTAACTATTTCTAAATAACCATGGGAAGCAGCCCAACGCAATGCCCGAGATTCTTGCTCTGTAGGGTCGACGTATGGTAGTAAAAACTTAACTATTTCTAACTGGTCGTACAAAGTAGCCGCGCGAAAAGCCTCAGTAGCGTTAGCTTTAGGGTCGGAGTGCGGGAGTAAAACCTTAACTACTTCTAAGTGACCGTACACAGCAGCGCAGCGCAACGAGAGAGCCTCGCTAGCTTTAGGGTCAACTAGACCTGCTTCCAGCAATCGCTTTACTGTGTCTAAATCGCCACTTTTGGCGGCTATCAAAAATTCAGCTTGATGATCCATATGCACCTCAGATAAATTGTCTTACGACTATAGGGTCAGAGTGCGGAAGTAAAAACTTAGCTGTTTCTAAATGACCATTCTTAGCAGCCCAACGAAAAGCCTCAGAAGCGTTAGCTTTAGGGTCGGCATACGGTAACAAAAACTTAACTATCTCTAAGTGACCGTGAGCCGCAGCAAAGCGAAAAGCCTGAGAATTATTAGCTGTAGGGTCGGAGTAAAGTAGCAAAAACTTAACTACTTCTAAATGACCATGCGCAGCAGCCCAACGAAAAGCCTCAGATTCACACGCTTGTGGGTCGGCGTATGGTAGCAAAAACTTAACTACTTCTAAATGACCATTTTCAGCAGCCCAACGCAACGCCTCAGAAGCATGAGCCTTCACGTCAACTAGACCTGCTTCCACCGACAGCTTTACTGTACCTAAATCGCCACTGTTGGCTGCTCGCAAAAATACATCTCGATAATACATATACACCTCAGATAAATTCTCTTACCACTTCAGGGTCGGAGTGCGGTAGTAAAAACTTAACTACTTCTAAGTGACCATTTTCAGCAGCAAAGCGAAAAGCCTGAGAATCTTGAGCTTTAGGGTCAGAGTACGGTAGCAAAAGCTTAACTATTTCTAAGTGACCATTCTCAGCAGCCCAACAAAAAGCCTCAGAATAGTGAGCTTCAGGGTCGGAATGTGGTAGTAAAAACTTAACTATTTCTAAATGACCGGTCCAGGCAGCCATGCGAAAAGCATGATCTAGGGCTGGAGGGTCGGAGTATGGTAGTAAAAACTTAACTATTTCTAAATGACCTTTGTCAGCAGCCATACGAAAAGCGGAACCGTTATCGGACCTTAGGTCAAATCGATATGTTCCCACAAATCGCTTTACCGTATCTAAGGCACCTCGCATAGCTGCGCGCACAGATATGTTTGGGTAATCCCCCAGGCTGCTTTTGGGCCTTCCCTTTCCTCGCGCTGGCGTTTCAAACTTACCCAGCCACGCCATAACGACTGCAAACCCACCCGCGAACAGTATCGGAGCGAGAGCAAGCGCTAATAAGTATTCCATGTTTCACCTCAGATAAATTGTCTTACCACTTCAGGGTCGGTATGGGGTAGCAAAAACTTAACTATTTCTAAGTGCCCCTTCGCAGCAGCCGAGCGAAAAGCCTGAGAATTGTCAGCTTTAGGGTCGGAGTACGGTAGTAAAAACTTAACTACGCCTAGGTAACCGTACGAAGCCGCCCAACGAAAAGCCTCAGAATTTTGAGCTTTAGGGTCGGAGTGTGGTTGCAAAAACTGTACTACTTCTAAACGACCATTCTTAGCAGCCCAACGCAAAGCCGTAGAAGCGTTAGCTTTAGGGTCAGAGTAGGGTAGCAAAAACTGTACTACTTCTAAACGACCGTGAGCCGCAGCCAAGCGAAAAGCCTCAGAATAGTTAGCTTTAGGGTCAGAGTACGGTAGTAAAAACTTAACTACTTCTAAATGACCGTGAGCCGCAGCAAAGCGAAAAGCCTGAGAATTTTGAACTTTAGTGTTGGAGTGCGGTAGCAAAAACTTAACTACTTCTAAATGACCGTAAGCCGCAGCACGGCGAAAAGCCTCAGTAGCGTTAGCTTTAGGGTCGGAGTGCGGGAGTAAAAACTTAACTACTTCTAAGTGACCGTTACTGGCAGCCAAGCGCAACAAGAGAGCATCACTATCTTTAGGGTCAACTAGACCTGCTTCCACCAATCGCTTTACTGTGCCTAAATCGCCATTTTTGGCGGCTAGTAAAAATACATATTGATAATCCATGCGCACCTCAAATGTACTATCGGAACAACCCTACACGACTTTAAACTATTTCGTAATAACTTCCAGTCCACACGACAGTCATTTGTTCATAATTAGAATTAATGGACTGAAAAGCCTCGCCATCGATAAGCTCGCCCGCAAAACCGACAACGTCGATTGGGTATAGGTCCGCTTTTCCAGTAGAGTCTTTTATACAAAATACCTGACCCGCAACCAATGTCGACGTGTTGGGGAGAATCGTGGTAATCCCCACTGCTGCGATAGTGTTTGTGTCTACGGATATGAGATAGTCCGCAAGGGTGAGTTGAGTGCTAAGTGTGTTCGTGAACCGTCTTTTAATAATTTGGCCGCCCGAGAGCCTAGTCACCCCTGTAGCCGATCCAAGCGTCAGGGTGTTTGTAGCCGTCAAGGGGACAACTGCGTTACCGCCTACAAGCACGTTGTTTATAAGCCTTGGGCTTCTGTCGAACAAGCCCGAAGAAGCGACCTTCGTGCCGTCAATAAACTGAAAATAACCGTCCGTTGTGACACGGCCTAAGCAAAACACGTTGCGGTTGGTTAGGCTTCTAATGGGTGCTGCTGTGGCTGAACGCACTTCGTACGTGTTCGCTGTGGCTGTCACGACTCCGGCTATCAACGTGATTACGCTAGCAGAGTAAGAATCCTGTAGGTTTACCCACAGCTCTTGACCTACACTGATACCAAGAGATCCCCCTGCGACAATTTGATAATTGATTGAGGCTTTGTTGGCTGCGCCGCCAGCATTCGGGATAAGGTTGTTGGTAAGGCGTCTTGCAATGTTTGCGAGAAATGAAGTGCCGGTAAGCGTCGAGGCGCTATAAGCAATATTATTTGGGAAGTCAATCGCAAACTCGGAGTTGCCTGCGGTGTAGTCAATCGCTTGGTCCGAATCATCGAGCGACTGTACTTCTTCACCTGGGGACATGGTGCCGTAATTGCGAAGGGAGAAGTAGCGGCCTGTGAAAGTACCGGCGTTGTCGTAGGCGTAGCCTAGCCAGTAGTACGACGTAGACCGGTAAGGTGGAATGGCTTGGTTGCGTTGAGCAAGTGTTTCCACAATGACGTCACCGCTCGCATATTTAGAACGAAACCAAAAAAGCTGTTGGACTACTGTCCCAGCAGGGACAAGGGAGCGGTCAAGCTCTAGGGCAACCACGTTGTTGTTTGCTACTGCGCCATCGTCGCCTGCGATAATCGTAGGGCTTGCGGAAGAGCCCGTGGCTCCTACCTGCACACCCGAAGATGTTCCGTTATCAACGAGTAAGCGGCGTACTTTGTAGTAAGCCCACTGCCCGTCTGTTGCCTTTTTTACCCAGTCACCAATAGCGATACCGGTAAAGTCGCCTTTGATACCCGAGACCGTGTAAGCTACGTCCCAAAGAGCGGCTGCTGAAAACGACGGGAGAACAGATGGCGACCACGTCACAGTATTGGTTGATGCGCCTGCGGGAGTGGTGTCTCTTTCAAGCGCAAGGTAAACGTTTAAGCCGCTAGCAATTACCCCTGAAACGAATAAGTTATCCGCAGCGGTTCCGCTAAAAGACCTGCGGCTTAGTGAGCCGTTAGTCGACACGTCTGAAGTGTAAGCGCCGCCGAGTTCCCACCTTACGTTTCCGTAGTTGAGACCCCAAGAGATGGTGTCAGTGGCGGAAGCCCGGAGTTTAAAGTCAGGTACACCGGTAGCTGCGTCGGGCTTCGACCATTGAATGAACGCATTAGCTTTAGGCTCCCAGTGGTGCCCTGCTTCGGAATCCATGTACGCTGTGTTCAAGTTAAGGTTGTTCAAATAAACAGAGGAACCGGAACCTGCGTACCATACCGACGAGCCTCTGATCTCGCCTAGCGAAGTCATAAGGGCGTCAAAGAAATCTTTAAGGTTAGTAATCCCTTTGTCGTTGACAACTTTACCAGTAGCTGCGTCTCGTGCGTAATAGACAGACGCTGTGTTGGTGTCGGCAAGGTTTGAAGCGAGTGTTGTACTTTGAACTGGCTCTTGTCTTGTGGTTGCCCAGGGGAATTGGTACGTGGGATCGGTTGGTCGACCTTGACGAAACAAAAGAGTGCGGTCGTCTCTAAAGTTTGAGACTGTTCCGTCTGAAGCAACGTCTACAATTGCAATTGACGCCGCGCCTTCGATGCGACCTGCTTGTGAGACGAGGCTGACTTCGTCGGGGACCATTACGTTTTGGATTTTCACAGACGCAGTAAATTGGGTTCCCGCTGGGGAGTCGCCTGTGGGAGAAGTCTGATCCCAGATACCGCGAGTAACTGAGGTTTGAGATTCGCGTTTGAATACGAGTTGGATATAGTTAGTTGCGCCTTTTACCAAGGGGACAACGAGGTCGGCTTGAGCTGCGGTACCTAGGTAGAAAGACCCTACACCGCCTGCGGGCGTAAAAACCATAGCATTAGCGAGGGAAAGAGAGATCTGGGCGTTCCCTGCTGCGATAACCTCAAAGCCTCTAACCACGAAGGGTTCGCTAGGGCCAGTGATCATGTTGACAAGGGCGCGAAGGTCACTAGCGACGTAGGACTCAATAGCCCGCATGTCACTGACGTCTACTCGCTGACTCGGTATCCAGTTTACGCTTGAAAGATTCGCCATGGTGTCTCCGCTGTTCTTATGTCTATTTTAGGCCGCAGGGCTCAGTCGTAGACTGGTATACCAGCATCTTGCCACAAGACTTGAGGAAGTCTCAAGTCTTGCTCTACAAATACGCTTACGCTTAAGATTTGTTTTAGATAAGTAAAAAGAGCTTCTCGTGTCGGAGCCGCCGAAGTGAGGTAAGTAGTAAAGTCTTGCCCGTTGTCGAGAGGTTGGTGTGGCTCTAGGCTAACAACTTCTCGCACTTGTGCTTGGAGGGCGTGCGATCCGGAAAACGTGTAACTGGGGTCAAGCTCAATAGTGGTCAGAGAACTACCTGTAGTTACGGAAGTATATCGGATTGGACCTTCGGCGTCTAATCCACCGTAGGAAAGAACAAGGTAGCCTGAATCACTAAACAGCGTGCCCGACGACGTGAGCGAAATTGTCGTGTTATTTGAGCCAATTACGATAGGGGAGGATAGCGTACCAAAAGGTTGTCCCACTTGATAGCGTATCCCTGTTTCGCCAAAAGGATCGTAGATGAAGGGACCCTGCCAGTTGGCGTTCGTCACCGCAGCGGCTGGGTAGCCTAACACCTGGACAAACAGCCCTCTGATGAGACGGTCATAGTTGTAACCGTCTAAGAGATTTAATTTAACTGGTGAGGGTGTTAAATTCAAAAAATGTCTGGCAAAGGCGTTTCCAAAATTTGTTTTTGGAATTCTGAACTTTACTCCGGTGGCTACCGTGAGAGCAAAGGGATAAGATACGTTCGAACGAGCATACACAGTGCTGCCAGACACTTCTGTCACGATTAGTGGGACCCGTACAAGCGCAGCCCAAGCAACAGGAGCGATCACAACTTCAGAGCCTGTGACCGATAATTTGACGGCTTTACCGACTTCTACCCCTAACGGAGCAAGTGCTGCGGGAGAAGGGAATACGATTGCGACGTCGGCGTGGTCTGCTCGACCTGTCACGTTTATCACCGAGGCAGTTTGTAAAGCCAAGGGGACGACTCGCCCTGCGTATACGGCTGTGTGCTGTTTGAAAACTAGCTTATATTCCGAAGGAACTTCTACGACAATCCATTCACCGTTGACGGAGTAGCCGAAGTTTGCAGTAGCGCCATTAATTGACACCGCTTGTCCCACTTTAAACCCGTGCCGGTAGGTAAACGTTACGCCAATTAAGTCACTATCCAGCGTGACCTCAAAGGGGTCGTTCACGCCAATAGGTGTAGATGTGGTAAACGGTAGCACGTCGAAGGCTAAATCGGCATCATCGATTATGTATGTCGGTCCGACCTGAGTAACCATTTTTAGCGGTTTCCCGACGAAGTCAGCGTCTACTTGGTTAGATGAAAGGTAAACGGAACTACCGTTGGAAATGGGAGTTGTCCCTGTAACGTCCATAGTTGTCCGAGAAAACCCGCTAACAAGATTGTCGGTGCCAGCAATGTTCATAGACCCTTGTAAAAAACGTTTTACAATCGGTGGCACCGCAGGCACGGTTACTGTAAGGGTAGCAGCCTCTGTTTCGGAAATTGTAACGTATTCATCTTGAGCGTACACCCGATGCTGAAACGGTCTTGTAAAGACAACATCTTTAGGTCCAAGTTGGACCAATGTACCCGTGGAAGGCGGTAAGCCTTGTAGTTCAAGGCCGCGTACTTGAATGTAAAAGTAGTCGCGCCCAACGTTGCTTACGTCCCGTGAGCCGTTAAGGACAGAGTAGTTTCCGGCGTTATAGTTAATGTCGATAACTACAGGTAAACCTGTCGTAAAGTCAACAACGTCGTTTCCTTGGTCGTCCACGACTTGCACGCTCAGTACACCGGAAACACCCACGTCAAAAAGTCCGCGGATACTTACAATGTCCCCTGTTTGAAGCTTGTAGAGTTGGGGGTCTGTGGCGGAGTTCGTAGGAAGCACACGCTTGACGTAGTGAAAGTCAGCACTCCCTTTGTCCGTCAAGGTTATAAATGGACCGCCGCTCGTGGCACTGATGCGAAAAGCGTTGTCTGTTGAATTTATTACGTGATACGTCGTGTTTAATGCGAGGGGTGCGGGGAGGGTACCATCTGAGGTAAAGGTCACTGTCGTGTTGTTAGCAAGCCCGTGTAACCCTATATTAAAAGTAGACGTGGTAAGGTTTATGCGCTCAAATCTAACGTTGTCAGGGTCTGCCCACTCAACCCGTAAAACGTCCGTATACGGTACAGATTTGACGAGCCGAAACTGGGTCTGAAACGTGTTCGCGGTATCCACTACGGGAGGAAACAGCAGGCTGTTTTGGAGCGTCCCGCCTTTCACAGCGATCCAGTCGCCCTGCCCAGACCCTTTTGAAAGCAAGCGTATATAAGTTTTACCGTCGTTACGGTTGACGTAAGCGTCACACAAAAAGAGATTTTGGGCACCTGTCAGGTACGCTGCAAGTTCCGCAGCGGAAACATTCCGTGGGTCTGAAAACACAGACGCATCTACTGCGACTGTTACCGTGCCTGCGTCTGTTTCTACAACGAGGTCGTCCCCCGTCTGCAAACTGTAGTTTTCTGCGCGTCCTGAGATTACACTTGGGTGCGTAAGACCTAGGCCAAAAAACGTTTCAATAAGCGCTGACGCCGTTGAATTGATCTGCTTCGGGAGGTGGGCTACAAGGGGTGCTATAAGCCTAAACGACTGGAAGCTCAGACCTGACCCAGAAGGGAGAGTTACCCCTTGGGCCGAAAGAAGTTTTAGAAAGTGGGAGAAGTCTGCACGGCTCTCGAATAAATTGTTTTGATAAGCAATAAGGAATTGCTCAAGGTACTCTTCGTTAGCTTCTATTGCATTTAGAATAGCCGCAAGGGTTTTAGCTTGCGGTGTCTTGTAGGAAGCGGGTAAGAACTGCCTGACGTATGGCTTAGTCATTCGCGATGTTCCATTTATTTTTGAGAAGAAGTGTAAGTTCTACAGTTTCACCAGGGGTGAGTGCCGCTTGCTTTTGCAGGTCGGCTATGCGTTCTGTCTGCTTGTGAAAAGTGTTCAAAGCTGCGATTGAAGGGCTATTCAGCGAGATGTTCTGTGCCCAGTCTGACACTAGGAATTCTAAGCTACCGTCTGCTGTCTTTTTTTCCAATGCCATTTGGTTCAGCCTTCTATTCCGATGTCGGTTTGTGAGTTCAAGACTACTGCTTTTTCGGAATCGGCCAATGGGATGTAACCATCGACCGCAGTAGGAGTTGTTGCCGTTACCTCTACAGATGCAACCCCTGCGATGTCAGAAACAAGGCTGACGATACTGGATATAACGATTGCTTGTCCCACGGCTTGGTCTAGTACATAAGAAGAAACCGAAGACCTTACGATGTCCGCAACAACGTTAATAGAGATACCGTCCCTCGTCCTTATCTTAAGCGTCATTGCAAGCGATTTCAAGAGGGGTGGTAAGATAGACACGCTTGTTCCCGCTGCTTTGATACCTGGATATTGCGTAGGAGACGGCGGAAAGCCGTCTATGGTTTTATGCGCTTCTTGTACGAGACCAGAAAACACTTTATAGCCGTCGACCCCTGTCTGTGGCTCGGTCGCAAACCCTAATTTACCAATCCCAATTATTGTCGTGTTCAGGTCAGGTTTCATGCGCTCTACGCGACGCGACGGGACTAAGAAGAGATCAGCTTTTGTGGTATCAACAGGGCTTGGTGAAAAGCCAGCGACCATGCGAAAGACCGATGTAGCCGTAGCCTCTTGGAAAGAGATACCTGCGGGTATGACCGTGGTGGTGGTAGCTGTCGTTACAGGGGAGTTTAAAGAAATAGTTGTAAAAGGTGCAAGCTGGCGGTCGTCTGTGGCACCTGAAGGCAACCAGTAACCGATATCCGACACGGCCCAAGAGCCTACGTAAGCAAGGCTTCCGAATCCCGCATTAGCGGCTATTCTGAGTTTCGAACCAATACGTACTGAATCGGCGTCCAGTATGCGAACCGGTCTTTGATAGAAAGGTTGCCCTACGGTTCCACCGTTTACTTTGACACCCCACCAAAGAACGGCTGCGTCAAGAGTTTCCTCGGCACCGCCAAGGTCTCGGTGAATGATCATAGTGTTCTTGTCGTCGTGGGAAACTAAAGTCCAGTCGCCTCTGTTGGCTTCTAGGAACACCGGCCCAAGTACAATTTTGTCGTCGGTGCTAACACCCATGTTTTGAAGAACGAGATTATCGTTTGCGAACACAGGAGCAGAGCTGGTGCTTGTCGAGGTGTTTGAAAGTGTAAGAGAGAAAAAGTTGCCTTGGATTTTGCGCAGAAGTGCGTAACAGTTTGCGCCGGTGAGAGCGTTTAAGCCTTGAGCCCTGCCAGCGCCTTCATGAACAGACGTCCTAATGTTCTTTTCTGCCCAAGGGCTTGGTAGGAAAAGTGCAGCCCTTCGTTGACCAGAGGTAAGAGATACACTTGCAAAAGTAACCATTCGGGGTGCCAGCACAATAACGCTTGTTGCGGATTCCACTTGGACTACAGGGTAGCCTAGGTAAGGAATCATACCACCTAATGCAGCACCTGAGACCACTTTATTACCAGTAGGTGTATAAGTGAATTCAGTCGGCGAAGCGCAGACAACGTCCGCAGCAAAAGGAGAAGTGTAAGCACCTCTGGACGGCGGGACGTAAAGCATGTCACCCACGCGGGCAGCAAGAATGCCTGCACCCGTGAGTGAAAACCGTACGCGCCCATTTGAGAGTGACGTTGTAGTAATTTGGTCGCTTGTTTGCAGCGGTTCGCCTGCTTCGGTGCCGTTTACCGCTTGCCCTGCTCTTAAAAGGACGAGGGTTGGTGCCGTAGTCGTTACAGCGTCGTTGTCGACGTATACTCTTGAGATAGCTGTAAACCACGGGCGATCGTCTGCTGGGTTGAACGCGGTAGTGATAGTAGCCGCTGTAGCGTAAGGACGTGTTGAGTCGGTTGCCATGCTGTTTGTCACTTGGACAATCTCATGGCGTCCGAGAGCTTCCGCTTGCGTTGCTAGTACCGTTACAGTAGTAGCATCGTTGTCTTTTGACGCTGTAGTCAGGATGGTTTCAGAAAACTGGTTGGCGTAGGTTGCCTGAGCTTGCACAGCACTCTGTGATCCAACGCCCTGAGAGGAAAGTTGAATGGCGCTATCGTTAGGAAGGCGGTCAACCGTAGCAAAAAGTGGAAGCGTAGAAGCGGCAGAAAAAGAAGCCCACCGCGCTAAAGTTGCGTTGTTAGATGGGACGATAAAAACTGCCTCATTGATTGCCGAATACAGACTTGAAGGCGCTTGTGCGGCACTTGGGAACAGCGGGTTGAGTGTCTGTGATAGCAGTTGCACAGCGTTGGTCGCAACATTGTAGCTAATGATCGATGCGTAGCCCGCGAGGTTACACTCAAAAGAGTGGAAGTTTAGCGATTGAGCTACCGTGGTCACAGTTGCAGGCAGCGAGCCAGTGTTAGGGGTAGTGATATACGTCGGGTCGGTGAACACAGTAGACGTTGCTCCCAGCGCTTCTGCTGCTGCAAGCAAACTGGCTGGTTGATAGTCGTTTACGGCTGTGGCGTACTCTGCCCATGTTTTGCTGAGGAGTGGAAAGGAACTAATCGGAAAGCCGGATGCGCTCATGTTTGTGAATGTACCTGATGCGTACAGCCCTGTGTAGTTAGGTACTTTAATAGTCAACTGCCCACTGCTCTTGGCTGTAATGGGAAACGACCCAACAGGGATTAGGTTGCCTGAAGTTACGGGTCCGCCAATATTGAGGATGTTGCCCACTTGAAAAGCCGCTGTGTCAAAGGCTCCGTTGGAGAGGTCAGTTCCGTTTAATACTTGTTTTAGATTGTACGGGTCGAGCCCAGCTATCATTGTTAAAGTTACCGGCGAGGGGACTTGCGCAGGGGAGATAGTACCCGTCCCAAAGATTTGAATTTTAGATGAAAAAGACGGATTACCATTAATTAAAGCCTGCAAAGCAGTTTGGTCAAGCGTGTTATTTTTAAGGTCTAGTGTCCAAGCGGTCGGGCTACCTGTAAACGTCGGAGTACCTACGGTGGGTGCTCCTGTAGACGTAATGATAATTGTCCAACCATTTTGCAAAGTGTTCGGTAAGATGCCTTGAAACTGTAGGCTTCCGGTTGCCGTTGGGATAACGGAAAACGCTTGCGAGCCAGGATTGTACGAAGGGTCGCTTGGTTGCAACGCAAGGGTACCCGTTCCAGTTGTGGCAGGAAAATTCACAAAAATGGACGACAAGGCTTGGGTTGTTGCAAGGGAGGGAGTGGTTCCGTTCAACTGCACCTCGACAGTCCAAGGAAGGCCGGGTACGTCGGTGACAACGATAGGGCTCGAAGGACTTTTTTGGTTGTTTACGATTTTTAGGAATGAACCATTTTGGTTTGTTCCTGCGGTCGCGGTGTTGAAAGTATAGGTTCCGAGTTGCGTAAAGGCAGGGGACGCAACGGTCTCTGTCGAAAGCACCATTGTCCTGACGCTGTTGACCAAGCTGAGCGACTTTAGCTGTACGTTACCCGAGGCGACAAGGGCATTCGGTACTTGCGCGTCAGATGCCATGGAGACTACTAACGAAGTGTTTACATCTCCGTTATACGAATTGGAGTGCGAGACTTGAATAGTGCTTTGGTTTGCCGAAGTGGGAAGGTTTGTAGCAAAACGAATGCGGTTATGTCCACCAAACGTCTTAGAGCGGATAGCAAAGCCTACCGTGCTTAAGAGCCCTGCGGGGAGGTATACACCAACAGATTTTGAGAGGACGCGGAAGTCGTTAAAGTTGAAAGAAGAGTAGGCGCTAAAAGCGTCAAAGAACGGGCGCCCTGTATTAGGACTTGCGAGCGTTAGGAGGTCGTCTGGGTCTTTGAACGTCACTTGACATACGTCACCAAGGCCGCCGACGGGGGAAACAGGGATAGACGCAATCTGCGCAGATTTATAGAGTGGCAAAGAGACTGTTTTGTCTGTGGTGTTGAGGTCAAACGTTGCCACAAATTTGTCTACGTTTGTAATAGGGAGATCTTCAAGTCTTAAGCCGTAGTTTGAGTAGTAGTTTGCGCCTGCTGAAGTGTTCTGAGTTTGAGGAAAGCGTACACCACCGGAGCCTCGAGCAAAACCTGTAAAAGGTGCTGTGCCCGTAGTATTGTATGTACGAAAGCGCTGACCGCCCGCTTTCCCTGCCAAGAAAAGTTCTCCAAAGCCTAAGGGGTAACTCGTAACCAAAGCGTCTTGCACTATGACGGGGTTGGGGTTGACGTCAAAGGGTTCCGTGTTGGTTGTCACGTCTGTGAGGTCAGGAGTAATCTTTAAAAAAGCCGTCGCCCTATCGGTTATTACGCTAGTGACAACCGGAAGCCCCATGTCCGAGAAAGGTGAAGACGAGAACCCTACATGGCTCTGGAGGGTGATAGGTTCAGCTACTGTTAGGGTAAAGACAGACGCAAGGGGTCCGACTAAACCTACAACGGATACCGTCGACGTTGGGCTGAAAGCTCTTGTCCGCAACCGAAGCTGTTGTCCGCCGACAGTGTCGACTGCAAAGGCGATGGCTTGGTCGTTAAGGGCTTTTGCAAGCTGCGCAATAGACGTCTGTCCCGTAACTGAGGACTTAATCACCGCAATTTCGGGAGCCTTTTCACAAGAGAAAGCTTGAATCATACCAGTAGAGTAAACGATACCACCCACGGTGAAAGCCGTAATCTGCGCGTCAGACGCTTCGACGGTTATTGTCGTTGCGGTCTGTGCGCGTACTAAATAGAGACCGTCGGATGTGCGAGCTAGTGTAGCGTTAGCAAGAACATTGTTAACGAAGTACATGTAGTCGCCCGCTTGTACGTTAGCGAAAAGCGAGGCTGAAGCATCCGTCAGTCGACACAGATTGTTTGAAAGATTGGTGGCGGTTAAAGAAGTGGCTATACCCATGGCGCGAATGGTAGTTGCGGAGTCAGTGACAACCAACATCTGTCCCACACCGAATTGAGAACTTGGGGTCAAGTCGAACGTACCAGTCGAAGCCACTTGCGAAGAGACAAACGCTCGTGTCTTGGTAGAAGCAATCTCAACGACGCTACTTGTAGGGACCTTGTCGACAAAGCGGATGTCGCCCGTAAAGCGGTTAAACTCATAATCGCGAGTGGCACCGGTGCTTGATTGTGCTACGGCAAACATTTTGCCTGACCCGACGAGACCGCCCGCCACCTGGATACGCGAATCAGGTGAGCGTAAAAGGTTTGAGGCAATGAGCAGTCTGTTCTCTACCACTACAATAGAGACACCAGGGATTTTCTTTCTTAAGACCGCAGCCCACTGGGTAAGTGTAGCATTCGCCACTGTGTTAGGGGAGAAGTCGGCGTCGGTGATTGAAAAAGTTACGGGGGTCGTCACTTGGTCAATGAACACTTGGCAGGAGTTAATAGGATTTGTCATACCAACCCACGGGTAAGTGTCGGTCGTTACGGCTGCTGTCTTGCCTTTGAAGGAATTTAAAACACCGTTGACGTAAAGATAAATATTACGTGTTGTGATTGTCGGAAGGCCCAAAGCTTGCTGAAGCACACCCGAGGTGACCTCGATCTCTTCGGCATCGTTATTGGCATCGAATACAGTGACTTGCTTGCCACTGTTCACCGTGCGCCAAGCTAAAAGAGCGCTTTGAGTGTTAAGGTCACGGACAACTTCATACGCAGTGGCGGCACGAATGTCTGAGTAATTGGCGGTGTTGACCTGGAGGGCAATAGTGACGCCATCTACAAGAATGGTTATTGTGGAAGCCGCACTCAAGTCAAAGGGTGCCGTGACACTACCTGTAACTAGCACCGGCGTAACCGGTACTTGGGCTGTACGAAAGCTTTGTTCTTGACCAGAAGCTTTTGCTAAGAGCAACTCGTAGTCCTGATAGCCAAAGGTCGGCTCTAGTCCCGAGCCATCATCGATATAAATAGTGGTAGGGTCCCCAGAGGTAGTAGGGCGGATCAGGGACGCCGAGGTTATCGCTTTGTTCGAAACAGGGTCAACAAGGCCGTCAAGGGCTGCGCGTATAGAAGCTTCTGTTCCACGGGATAGGGTAGCGGGGTAGTCTTTGATTCGTTGGCGGAGGTCTGCGTCTGATTCTGTGTCTCTTCCGTCGACAAACGCTGTCGAGTTCGCGACAGTGGCACCCGTGAAAGGAACCGTGACAAAAGAATTAATAGCATTTGTAGCGGCGTTGCCGATCGTTCCTGATAAGGCGCAACCAACGGAGGCACTTGTTTCGGCTTCGCCATCAAACAAGGACACGGACGTGGTTGTTGTGAAATTAATTTGGGCTTGTCCGTCTTTTGCCTGTATTATTACAGACGTACTGGCAGGTACGATTCGGTTACCACCTTGGGCTAAAACAATCTCGTCGCTGTACGAATGGTTCTTCGTCAAAGGAGACGAGAGCGTAAGTGTCCAGAACGACCCGTTATTCGTTAAAGCAGTGTATTGAATCGGGCCTTCAAAGTTGTCCAGCGTGTTGCGTCCCAAGTAGACTTTAGGAGAAGACGAGGGGTTAGAGAATGCTGATGCGTCTTGAAGGTACAAGATTGTGCTGCCAGCAAATGCGGGAGGTTTACCTTGGTAGAAGCGAGTTGCTACTTTTTTAAAGTTTGACCCAATAGTGACCGACCCTGATGCGGGAAGAGCGGGTTTGCGCCCGACACCTCCCGTACTGTTGGGTAAGAGGATCGAAGCCGCAAGGTCGTCTAGCCGTGAGCCGACGAGGTTGTCTACGTCTGAAGTTTCGATGATCTTTAGAATCTCTGTTTGGAACTGAAACTGCCGAGTGGCAATAGCTTCCATAAGAGAGACAAGGCCGCCTCCTGCCTTAAAGTCTGTAATATCAGTCTGATTGCTGATAGTACGAACCATGTCGCCTAGAAGTTGGTCTTTGGACTTAACAGAAATTGGTGCAGCCACGTTGATTTCCCCCTGATGGGTTAATTTTATAATTGAGTAAAGAGTAGCCTATTTTGTGCAAAAAAGCTACAATGAGGCTAAAGTTTTGGTGTCGGCTGGCGATACATTGGTTAAGGGCAGGCGCGGGCCACAAATGCCCATCCGCGTCTCTGGCACACAATAGGGGATTTTATGAATTTTCCAGGATTTTGTTATTTGATTGAAGCGGTTCGATTGCATGGATTCGACTGCTATACTGTGCGCTTGTTCAAAGACGGGCAACAAGTGTCTGACGCTATGTTCCACACCGAAGCTCACTGCGTCACGTGGGCTGTGGCGAAAGCAAGAAGAATCCCAAAATAGTTTAATTTTGCTACGGTAGGCGTGACCTGACGTTGTACAACATATGAGAGGTGTAGGATGAAAGAAACTTGGAGCCAATTTGCAGAGCGAGTGAAGCCGTATAATATGCAGAGCTTTAGAGATACTTTTGGATGGGTCTGGCATTATCGTCGCGAAAATGGTGTCGTATATTTTCAAGAATGGCCCTCAGGTCACCGCATGTCGCGGCCCAGCATGGATTACCCGTGCTCTCTAGTGGATGCTATCGATCAACCCGCGAAGCCGAATATGAGAAGGATAACGTATTATTGTTACTTAAACTTGGCTAGCTTTTATTGGTGCAATAGAATAGACCTTGATGCGCCTGAAGCACTCGATGAAAGCGGTAATAGGCTAACGAAAGAAATCTGGGTGGAAGATAATGACTAAAGAAACAAATGGAGGCACAATGAGACATTTTTCTTTTTTTTCAGGCTGTGGTGGAATGGATCTGGGGATCGAGGGCGGATTTGAGACGTTTAGTAGCTATCTGGATTTAAAGAGAACCGGAAAAACAAGAAAAATATGGCTTGAATCCACGGGGATAGAAACGGTATTTATCAATGATATTTGTACTTCAGCTATGGATATTCATAAGGCATACTTTAATAAAAGGAGTAGGCTAGGGCAGTACGAGTCGCAAAGTATTGTAGAGATAGTTGAGTCTCAAGTGCTAAAGTCTTTCGAGCGGCCATTCCTTGTATCGGGAGGATTTCCTTGCCAAGATTTCAGTTTTGCTGGGGCAAGAAGAGGCACGTTATCTCATCGTAGTCACACAGGACTAATAAACACTTCAAGCAAAGTGTCTAGGGGGTCACTCTATATATATATGTTAAAAGCAATTGAGCAGCTCCAGCCAAGATTTATAATTGCTGAGAATGTGAAAGGTCTCCTTTCGGCAGAGAATGGTACCGTCTTTTCAGACTTGAAGAATCGACTGAAAGACTTGGGCTATTCAGTCCAGTGGCAACTGGTCAATTGTGCCGAATATGGTATCCCACAGAAACGGGAAAGGCTGATTGTAATCGGCGTAAGAATCGATGATATCGCAAAAAATTTCGAAAGAGCGGTGTTTTTAAAACAATTGCCATCGTTTTTTCCCGATAAGTCCCACCTTGGAAATCAAGGAATAGTCCCGACGACAAAATATGCATTCAGTGGACTAGATGAACCTAATCAATCGGATGATCAATCTCAACAGCACTTTTCTAAATGTAGATATTTAGACAATGGTTCTCAAGGTCAAATTGAAGTCAGAATTGATAGGCCTGCTCCAACAATAAGAAGTGAACATCATGGAAACATTGAATTTCGTCGTTTGTCCGCTCAAAATGGTGGAATTAACAACAAATTGGAAGAGACAAAATTTCAGCAACGACGACTCACTGTGCGTGAATGTGCGCGACTACAAACATTCCCTGATGACTTTGAATTCGTAGGGGTCACAAGCGCCTCTTCATCATACAAAGCAATTGGAAATGCTGTTCCCCCCTTACTCGCATGGAAGTTGGCAAATCGAATAGTTGAGATTTCAAGGGCGATTTGTCAGAAAGAAATGTTAACCGCAACGACGAGCGACTTTAGTCTTGATTTTAAAATCCCGCTGAGTAGCGGGAAATGCGAAAAATGAATTGCACCGAATTCATTCAAGATGAGCGGATACCGAAAGAGAGTGAAGATGAGTGAGTTTGTAAATAGCTGGATAGGATTTGGCGAAGGTAAGGGCGTCTACCGGCGCGTAGGTAACACGCTTCAGGTGCGATGGTCTGATGAACCACCGGAATTCTTAAAACTAGTCGATGGCACTAAGCGAACGCACGTGTGTTGGGACGGAGAAATATTTTGGTGCGCGGAGGTGGTAGGCTGGGAAAACAAAACAATTGTAGTTGCGCAGCGGTTTTCGGAAAAGGTGGTGAAAAAAGATAACAAACTATTTTGGATACCTTGCCTCATCGCCGTTTCTTTTTTGGTGTCCCTCGGGCTCCAGTCCATTGGTTTTTGGGATTTGTTTACAGAGGCGTTACGCCCGGATTCCGTGCTTCAGTTGCTGCTTTGGCTTGCGCCCGTAGTCGTAATTCTTGGTAGATTGATTTACTTGGAGACGAGATGAGCGTGGAAAAAGAAGTCGAAAGGTTGTAGATTTATGGATTATCAAGCTGATTTTTCACAAGCAGTCGAAAGTGGCGATTTGGCTACGGTAAAGCGATTGGTGGAAGCAGGTTTAGTTGACCACATTGTAGATGAATTTCGCGCGTTTCAGAGGGCTGCTGAGAATGGGCACTTAGAAATAGTACAGTTTTTAGTACCTTACTTTGACCCTAAAGCTGAGGGCTCTCAGGCTTTTCGTTGGGCTGCTGAGAACGGGCACTTAGAAGTAGTTAAGTTTTTACTACCGTACTCCGACCCTGAAGCTCACTATTCTGGGGCTTTGCGTTGGGCCGCTGCTCATGGTCATTTAGAAGTAGTTAAGTTTTTACTACCATACTCCGACCCTAAAGCTTATAGTTTTCAGGCTTTTCGTTGGGCTGCTTTGAACGGGTATTTAGAAGTAGTTAAGTTTTTAGTACCTTACTCCGACCCTAAAGCTCAAGATTCTGAGGCTTTTCGCTTTGCTGCTGAAAATGGTCATTTAGAAGTAGTTAAATTTTTACTTCCGCACTCTGACCCTAAAGCGGTAAGACAATTTATCTGAGGTGACCATGAATTATCAAGACGAATTTTGGTACACAGTCGAAAGTGGCGATTTAGATACAGTAAAGCGATTGGTGGAAACAAGGCTCGTTGACCCTACAGCTAACAATTCTGAGGCTTTGCGCTTTGCTGCTTTGAACGGGCACTTAGAAGTAGTACAGTTTTTAATACCTTACTCCGACCCTAAAGTTTATGGTTCTCAGGCTTTTCGCCGTGCTGCTGAGAATGGTCATTTAGAAGTAGTTAAGTTTTTACTACCATACTCCGACCCTAAAGCTAACAATTCTCAGGCTTTTCGCTTTGCTGCTGAGAATGGTCATTTAGAAGTAGTTAAGTTTTTACTACCATACTCCGACCCCAAAGCTTACGATTCGGAGGCTTTTCGCTGGGCTGCTTTGAACGGGTATTTAGAAGTAGTTAAGTTTTTACTACCGTACTCTGACCCTAAAGCGGTAAGACAATTTATCTGAGGTTGCCATGGATTATCAAGATGAATTTTGGCACGCAGTCGAAAGTGGCGATTTAGACACAGTAAAGCGATTGGTGGAAACATGTTTAGTTAACGATAAAGCTCACCATTCTCAGGCTTTGTGCTTTGCCGCTTTGCACGGTCACTTAGAAATGGTTAAGTTTTTACTACCGCATTCCGACCCTGAAGCTTACAATTTTGAGGCTTTTCGACGTGCTGCCGGTAATGGTCATTTAGAAGTAGTTAAGTTTTTGCTACCATACTCTGACCCTAAAGCTAACAATTCTCAGGCTTTTCGCTTTGCTGCCGGTAATGGTCATTTAGAAGTAGTTAAGTTTTTGCGACCATACTCTGACCCTAAAGCTAAAGGTTCTCAGGCTTTTCGCTTTGCTGCGGAGAATGGGGACTTAGAAATAGTTAAGTTTTTGCTACCCCATACCGACCCTGAAGTGGTAAGACAATTTATCTGAGGTGCGCATGGATTATCAGCATGGTTTTTTACAAGCAGTCAGAAGTGGCGATCTAGACACAGTAAAGCGATTGGTGGAAACATGTTTAGTTAACGATAAAGCTACCCATTCCGAGGCTTTGCGGTCGGCGGCTTCCCATGGTTATTTAGAAATAGTACAGTTTTTACTACCGCATTCCGACCCTACAGCGCAAGAATCTCAGGCATTGCGTTGGGCTGCTTCCCATGGTTATTTAGAAATAGTACAGGTTTTACTACCACATTCCGACCCTACAGCTTACGATTCTCAGGCTTTTCGCCGTGCTGCGGGGTGCGGTCGCTTAGAAGTAGTTAAGTTTTTGCTACCGCATTCCGACCCTAAAGCTCAAGGTTCCGCGGCTTTTCGCTTGGCTGCTGAGAATGGGCACTTAGAAATAGTACAGTTTTTAGTACCTTACTCCGACCCCAAAGCTTACGATTCGGAGGCTTTGCGCTGGGCTGCTGAGAATGGTCATTTAGACGTAGTACAGTTTTTAGTACCGTACTCCGACCCTCGGGCGTGTGAATCTGATGCTTTGCGCTCGGCTGCCCGTAGCGGGCGTTTAGAAGTAGTTAAGTTTTTGCTACCCTACTCCGACCCTAAAGGCTCAGATTCTGATGCTTTTCGCTCGGCTGCTGCGAAGGGTCACTTAGAAATAGTTAAGTTTTTGCTACCCCATACCGACCCTGAAGTGGTAAGACAATTTATCTGAGGTGACCATGAAGTATCAAGCTGCATTTTGTGACGCTGAATTTTGGGACGCAGTCAAAAGTGGCGATTTAGATACAGTGCAACGATTGGTGGAAGCAGGTTTAGTTGACCCTGAAGTTTATGATTTTCAGGCTTTTCGCTGGGCTGCTTTGAACGGGCACTTAGACGTAGTACAGTTTTTACTCCCGTACTCCGACCCTACGGTCCTAGATTCTCAGGCTTTTTGCTGGGCTGCTGAGAATGGTCATTTAAACGTAGTTAAGTTTTTACTCCCGCACTCCGACCCTAAAGGCTCAGATTCTGAGGCTTTGCGCTTGGCTGCTTTGAACGGTCATTTAGAAATGGTTAAGTTTTTACTCCCGCACTCCGACCCTACAGCCCTAGATTCTCGGGCTTTTTGCTGGGCTGCCTGGAAGGGTCACTTAGAAATAGTTAAGTTTTTACTCCCGCACTCCGACCCTAAAGCTAAATATTCTGAGGCTTTTTGCTTTGCTGCTGAGAATGGGCACTTAGAAATAGTTAAGTTTTTGCTACCCCATACCGACCCTGAAGTGGTAAGACAATTTATCTGAGGTTGCCATGAATTATCGAGCTGAATTTTGGGACGCAGTCGAAAGTGGGGATTTAGATACAGTAAAGCGATTGGTGGAAACATGTTTAGTCAACCCTCAAGGCTCAGATTCTGAGGCTTTTTGCTTTGCCGCTTTGAACGGTCACTTAGAAATGGTTAAGTTTTTACTTCCGCACTCTGACCCTACAGCCCTAGATTCTCAGGCTTTGCGTTGGGCCGCTGCGAACGGTCATTTAGAAATAGTTAAGCTTTTACTTCCGCACTCTAACCCTAAAGCTAAAAATTCTGAGGCTTTTCGTTGGGCGGCTAAGCATGGTCACTTAGAAGTAGTTAAGCTTTTACTACCCCATACCGACCCTGAAGTTGTAAGACGATTTATCTGAGGTGACCATGAATTATCAAGCTGAATTTTTACAAGCAGCCAAAAGTGGCGATTTAGATACAGTGCAACGATTGCTGGAAGCAGGTCTAGTTGACCCTAAAGTTTATGATTCTCAGGCTTTTCGCTTTGCTGCTTTGAACGGGCACTTAGAAATAGTTAAGTTTTTGTTCCCGCTTTCCGACCCTGAAGCTAAGGGCTCTCAAGCTTTTTGCTGGGCTGCTGAGAATGGGGACTTAGAAATAGTTAAGTTTTTGCTACCATACTCCGACCCTCGAGCGTGTGAATCTGAGGCTTTTTGCTTTGCTGCTTTGAACGGTCACTTAGAAATGGTTAAGTTTTTACTACCGTACTCCGACCCTACAGTCCTAGGTTCTCAGGCTCTTCGCTGGGCTGCTAGTAAAGGTCACTTAGAAATAGTTAAGTTTTTAATACCGCATTCCGACCCTGAAGTGGTAAGACAATTTATCTGAGGTGATTATGGATTATCGAGCTGAATTTTGGGACGCAGTCAGACGTAGTGATCTAGATACGGTAAAGCGATTGGTGGAAACAGGTCTAGTTAACGATAAAGCTACCCATTCCGAGGCTTTTCGCTTGGCTGCTGACAAAGCGCACTTAGAAATAGTTAAGTTTTTGCTCCCTTATTCCGACCCCAAAGCTTACAATTCTCAGGCTTTTCGCTCGGCTGCTGAGAATGGTCACTTAAAAGTAGTTAAGTTTTTACTTCCGCATTCCGACCCCAAAGCTTACAATTCTCAGGCTTTTCGCTCGGCTGCTGAGAATGGTCACTTAAAAGTAGTTAAGTTTTTACTTCCGCATTCCGACCCTGAAGTTTATAGTTCTCAGGCTTTTCGCTGGGCTGCTAAGAATGGTCATTTAGACGTAGTACAGTTTTTACTCCCGTACTCCGACCCACAAGCGTGTGAATCTGAGGCTTTTCGCTCGGCTGCGGCTTACGGTCACTTAGAAATGGTTAAGTTTTTACTACCATACTCCGCTCCTAAAGTTTACGAATCTGCGGCATTGCGTTGGGCTGCTAAGAATGGTCATGTAGAAGTAGTTAAGTTTTTACTTCCGCATTCCGACCCTAAAATTTATAGCTCTCAGGCTTTTCGCTCGGCTGCTGAGAACGGGCACTTAGACGTAGTACAGTTTTTACTACCGTACTCCGACCCTAAAGCTCAAGATTCTGAGGCTTTTCGCTCGGCTGCTGAGAACGGGCACTTAGAAGTAGTACAGTTTTTACTCCCGTACTCCGACCCTGAAGTGGTAAGACAATTTATCTGAGGTGCGTATGAATTATCAAGATGAATTTTGGGACGCAGTCGAAAGTGGCGATTTAGAGACAGTAAAGCGATTGGTGGAAACAAGGCTCGTTGACCCTAAAGGCTCAGATTCTGAGGCTTTGCGCTTGGCTGCTTTGAACGGTCATTTAGAAGTAATGCAGTTTTTACTACCGCACGCTAACCCTAAAGCTTATGGTTCTCAGGCTTTTCGCGTAGCTGCCGGTAATGGTCACTTAGAAATAGTTAAGTTTTTGCTACCGCATTCCGACCCTAAAGCTCACTATTCTGAGGCTTTGCGCTGGGCTGCTGAGAATGGTCACTTCGAAATAGTACAGTTTTTAATACCGCACTCTGACCCTAAAGTTGTAAGACAACTTATTTAATTTGAAACAAAACTTAATGGAATAGCAGTGTCAGCTCCAGGTACACCCACTAACAGGTCTATGGACACAGAAGATCCGGTAGTCACAATGCTTCTCACAATAACGAATGAATACCTACCGTCAGCGCGAATAGAGTTCTGTATAAGTTCTGCAATAATAAGCCCTTCATCTACCGATGCTGTCCAAGTGTCTCCCGGTTCTACCGGTAAACCAAACCTTGGGTGAAACGGAAGTTCGCCAGGGTTTGTTCTTAGTACCTGAAGGACACTCTGTCTCACGTTCGCAATTCCATACGAGAGCGCAAAGTCACCGCTGTCGATAAGAAGGTCGCCTGTGTTTTCTGCCCTGAGCGCGTCTACCCCAAACGCCCTTAATGCGTTGTCGAGCCGCTTTAACACATCGGCTTTCGGTGCAGGTAAGCTTTGAGTGCCTGACCCTACGTCTAGAGGAATCTTAATAAACGAATCGGAGTTTACGGTGTCCGGCGCAAACGCGCGTACATATGCTTGTTCAGTGGTTTTGAAAGATGCGAGGGTAGGTTCGCCCGAAAGATAAAGAGTAATAGTGGTATCTAAGTTTTCGACAACTCTATCTATAAACCGTGTTTCTGCTTGTTTGGTCAAAGAACCAATACGAACCTTTGCACCTACCCTTACTCGCGTCATTGCATCTGAAGAAATACGCAGGCTCAAGCCAGCGCCGGGTGCTTTTAAAAGATATTTAATACCCGATTCATCTACATAAGGTGCCTGTAAGTTGTTTACGGTAACCAGTTCGTACCACAAATTGGTGGAACCCATATAACGCTGAGCCATCACTTCTAAAGATTGGTAAAAGGGCACCCCCACAAAGGTTCGCCAAGATTCTCTAATTCTTACGGCGGACCCACCCGTAATATTTGCGTTTGCCGCAGCTAGTAAATTAGGGCTCTTTTGCACGGACGTGCGCTTAAAGTCGTAAATGATTTGGTCGAGCGTTTCTTCGATTTCAAACAACGACTGGAGCTGATAGTAGTCGTCCGTGCGTGCGGATCTTTGGGACAATACCGTGGGTAAGCCTGTCACTCTATTTGCGTCTGCGTCCCCCAACCCTATTTCTTGTGTGGCGATTGTGTTTTGTTTTTTAAGAGCAGAACGCATTAACAGAAACGTATCCAGCGTGAACTTACCGATACGTTGCAGCTCAAGGTTTACCGTTAGCTGTTCATTCACGTCTGGTTGAATGTCCGTAAGTGAAATAGAGGCTAGAAGGGGTTGGTACTCAGCAAACCTTGTCGATGAAGCAAAAGGGTTGTAGGCAGTAGCTCCCAGATTGTACGTTGCCACGTCACGCTGCAATCGGTTTGCGAGCACAGTAAGTTGCTCGTCCCCCGCAGCGACGGCGAAGATTTGTCTCTTTAGAGTAGGTTGCCACTGAGCACAAAACCAAGGCCAGCGGTTTTGGGCTATTTGCGGCAGCAGGTCAAACGTAGGCGGAAGTCCCGCTTGACGCCCAAGGTATAGAGTAAGGTCTTTGATGATTTGAAAGACGTTTGAGAATGCCATTAGCCGATGCTCCTAATCTTCAGGAGAGACGCGGGGTTTTTCAGTGCTTTGGATACTGTGGCACCAAGGTTAGCCATTTTGGTAAAAGCGCCGGTAGCAGAAGCGGATGTTATGTCGGAAAGGTCGCCTCCTGGACCGAAACGGTCAATGGGCGGAACTACCTCGTCGAGCTGTCGGAGATTCCACGCGGACAAAGTGAGTGCGTAGTCGTAGATAAACGGTCGCTGAGCGTTTTTTGAAAACGTCGGGGGAGAAGCAAGAATACATCGCCATTCGCAATTATCTTTTATATTTTGAAAGTGCAGGCTGTAGTCTCCTGGGCTTTTAGCAGCGAGTTTTTGATACGCGAGCAAAAAGTTTTGAAAGGCGTGTACTTCGGTAAATCCGTTACCGCCGGTGGTGGTGAGCTTAGTGGGATCACTGGCTCCAGGGGGATTGAATATGTTTGACACGGAGCTAATTACGTCGCCTATAAGGCCCTCTGACGGTGCGGTATCCGCGTTCACGAACGACGAGGAGTACGGAAGTTGCGCATTCCCTAAAAGTTCGAGCAGGTTTAGTTGCAACGTTGCGGCTTTAATGAGGTTTCCTGCGGTGTTTGCCAAAGTCGATAAAGCAGAACCTAGGAGACCGCCGCTTGTAAAGACTTTTCTAAACTCGTCAGAGCGACCCGCAGGGGTCTCACCTCGCTGTTTAGAAATAGCTTGCCCAAAGGTACCCTGCATGGAGATGTTGAAGAATACGACTTCGCTGGATTCTTCGACCACGCCGCCCAAAGTTGCGGTAGCTCTGGAGGGAATGATAGTCGAGACATTATAAGAACTTGGGGGAATAGGTAGCGCGTAAATAAACTGAGCGCCGCCGAGTCGAATCACGAACCTGTAGGGGTAGGTTTGGTGCCAGTTCTTGGCTTTGACTGTGTAAAACGCTTTTTGCGTCTTCGAATCGAACAGGTCGGATCGTAAGTCGTCGAAGATCTCGGCATACGACATGTCGATAACGCCCTCTTCGCCACGCCCTTTGTTTTTAAAAGCGTCCATTCCTGCTTGTACGAGCTTTGATACGTCGAAAACCGCCATTTATACACCTCTACGTTATTTTAAAGGGCAAAGTGGGACGATTAAAGGGAGTGGCCCTGCGGGCGGAGGAATTGAATTAAGCCCAGTAAGCATAACCCCAAGCTGAGTTGTCGCTTGGTAAAGTGCTTCTATAATAGCCGACTTATCGGATTCAGTTGCGGGAGGTGCTGTCGACACTTTAGCAATGATCAATGCGGTACCCGATGCGATAGTTGCGGGGTTAAAGAGAGCCACGGGTGGTGCTGAGAAGAGTGTCGGCGGTGTAGGAGCCCCAACAAAAGCGCCAGCCGGCACCATGAGTACGCTCGCTTGAGTGGCGGACGCCCAAGCCTGCCCAAGTTTAAGGGCAAACGGGATAGGGCTAAGTGACGGGGGAATTGCTAACATCTGTGCGATAAATATAGCCGGTTGCCACACGCATGAGAACGACGGGGACGAGACTGTGGCGGCGTCTAACATCGGCTTGTTGCTAATGTGTGAGTTAAGCCACATGCCCATTTTTATAGGGCCATCGACGCCCATGGTCGGTACCACCATGGTCTTGAAGCTACTCTTCCATTTTGAAAGCGGGTCAAAAGGCATTACAGGCTTCCTTTGATCAGCGCAATTTTAATGTTCAATTCTAGAGCTTTCGCTAACAGCCCTGGAGCCAGTACGCCTGGGCCTACCGCTGTGGCACAAAAAGTAGGAGCCGCCGTGATGATTTCTTGTAGTAGTTCCCCGAACATGGCAAAAATCTCACCTGCCGGTGTACCTAGCGCTACCTGTCCGTTTTTCATTACCAATTTCGCTATACCGGCTTCGAGGGAAATACCGAGCGGCGCCGAAACTTTTGCACTTTGAATAGCAGATACGGCAAACGTACCGGTAGAAGACATTTCAATCGACCGCCCTACGGTGTCGAGTTTTAATGTGTTTGAGCCCGACGCTAAACTTACAGCGAGTTTTGCCGTCGCATTGATCTTCGTTGATGCATCAAGCGTGATATCCGGTGTGGTAAGCCCTATCTTAATAGTAGACAAAGGGTTTCCAAACGTAATGTCCTTGCTCGCTGTCATGGTGATTTTTTGTTTAAACGCGTCTCCAAGAGCAATGGACCCATCATCTAGCATCTGTAAGAATGATAGCTTTGTCGGAATATTCACGGGCGGAACAGCCAACGCTAAGTCTGCGTTAGAGGGGTTGCCTCTGTGTGTGATTGCGAACGCGCCGTCAGGGTCTACGTCAAAGGTCATTCCGAGATACGAGAGGCGTGCTTGAGGAGCGTCTGTCTCAGTAGGGAGGTCAGTAGCCATTCTAGGGTGTGGCATCCCACCAATGATTAACGGCTTTCTCATGTCTCCTTGGATGAACATGACGATAACACGATCACCGACTGTTAAATCTTCCGTTGGTAACCCGGGCGCGCTAGGAGCAGAGTCCGACGACGACCTGCGGCGCATTTGCAAATAGTCAAAAGGTCCGCCGAACATAGTCGACGTGACTGCGTTAGAGACTATTGTCTTTGTACCTTGGGGTATTTGAATCAGAACGTCGTAGGTGTAATACTGAAACACGTCCGAGGGTGGATAAGCTTCTATGATCTCCCCATCTACAGGGACTGTAATCATGGGTAAAGTGGTCGGGCTGGATTGGAAACGCATAGAGTTATCCTAACAACGCTTTTTCGAGTTTTCTTAGTGCCGCAACGGCTTTCTGCGCTGTGCGGATGGTCTCACCACCTATTAAGTTTCCGAGTTTTCCGAGCGAGCTTGAATAGAGGCTAGGTACTTCCGCTTTCGAGCTGACGAATAAATCCTGGACTGTCTCTGCGCCCAGAACAAAAGCTTTCCCATCTTCGTAACCTGCTAGGTACGAAAAGCTTATCGTTGTGGCGGACGACCTATCACCTCGAGGACTAATTTGGTGTGAGAACGATACACTGTCCACGTGTGCTACGTAGGTGACGTCCTTGCCGACGCTAAAAACGATATTGCACCCCACCATGATAGGGATGTTGTTGTCTTTGAGCATGATCTGCCCACTTGGAAAATAGATACGTGTACCGTACCACCCTTGCATTAGCTTGCTAAGGTCTGTGTACCACTCCACACCATTAAACTCGTAGCTCTCTGGTAACTTTGACCCGACCTGTGCAAAGTAAGCACTGTCTACTGAGAAAAAAATACCACCGTAGCGTGACTGAGCTGCAAAGTTGGTTGCGCGTCCCGCTACTTGAGCCTGTGCGATTACCGAGGAGTCGGTTCTTAGAAGGGGGTCTTTGACGTTTACGCGTGTGTAGTTCGGTGCGCCGATGAACGTACTATTTGTTGTGATACCTTGTATGAGGTCCGAAGGAATGTAGACTTTTGGAAGGTCGTCGTAAGACGACCATTGTTTTGACAAGTCGCCTATGTTCTCTCTGATTTGGTCTAAAAGAAACGGCTTGTCTCGCATAACAAGTACAGGGCGTCCAATGACTACATCTTCGTCTTGATGGTACCAGATGTCGGTAAAGATTTCATTCACATCTGCGTCTATTCTTGCGCTTATCAGATCCCACAGGTCGAATTCTTGAGAGAAATCAGCAAGGGAGCCGTACATGACTGGCCGGTCTTGGGGAATTTTAAAACTGTTGACGATCTCGTCTTCGGAAGTGAAGACACCATCAAAAGTACCTTGCGGCCCTACCTGTGATTCTTTAGTCCTCGGTTCTACTGGTAGGGCAACAGGGTTAGAGAGAAGTGATCCAGCGGTGCTCGAACCTATTCCTGGTCTTTGATTACCCAGCAGTATTAAGGCAAAGCTTTCGTCAGCAGCAAATGGGCGATCGGGATCGGCTTTTGTCCCTAAGCCCATATCTGTCAGAAGTGCCTTAGGAATAGATGGCATTTTTGTTGCAATGTTTGAATAAAACGTAGCCGCGTTTAAAGCCTTTTGAATTTCTGAGTTGGCAGAGGTAACACGTTCTGCCGCGTTTTTACTGATACCCGACACCATTGCCAAGGCGATCGCTACATACTCAAAAGGGTTTGTAACGGATTTTGCGATTGCTTGCAGAGATGCCGTCGGGTCAGGGCTGATAGACCCGCTTTGAAGCACGGATGATGCGGATTGAATAGACGCAAAGGGCGTCGTGGCAACTTGTTGGGAGAGGTCAAACAAGTCAAATTTAATCGTCTGGCGAAACACATGCGACCACTCGCGAATGCGCACGGCGTGTGATCTAGATACAAGACCCGTAGCTGGGTCAACTTGATACGTCGATTGAACTGAGTCAATCTGTCCGATAAACCGAGGTAACCCCTCGACGTAGAGTGGGTTGGGTGTAACACCACCGTTTGTCGAAGCCTTTTTAATTGAACTTGCCGACGGTGCTAAACCACTGGTTCCGCCGTTGCGCGGGTCTTTCGTAAACTCTCCGACTTTAGACCGAATAATTACCCAATTGCCGTGAAATATAGCGGCATTTAAAGGCCCTACAAGAGTGACGTTTGCAATACCTTCTGGGTTATTTTTAGCGCGCGTGATAGAGATCGAAACTACCCCTTGCTCGACGATAATAGGAAAAACTGAGCTATCATTGTCGTCGCGAGAAGGATAGGGATTTTGGTTTTGGTAGGCCACTAAACGCCAGCGCATCGAAGCTTGTGTTGTACTCACCATAAAAGATCCTTTTACCGTTTATCAGGAACGCCGCTAAATACTGACTGTAGCACAGCTTTGGCGTTTGGGCCAATATTGTCAAGAGTGGCAAAAACGTACTTACCTTCAGCTTGAGCACTCTCCGCTTGCTTTTGCGCCAAGACGTCTTGAAGCTGCGCCGCGCCACCAAACTGCTTTTTCTGATTTTCATAGTCAGTTGGGCTTGTTGCAATACGGGTCTTACCTTCTTTGTCCGAGAACCTCAGGCGGGCATCGGGTCCAGAGGCAAAATATTGCTCGACTTGGTCTTTCCTCAAGTCCCCCGTAGTAGCGTTGTTGGCTTCCGACGTGAGCTGGTTGATAAATTTTGTACGTGCCGAGTAAAAAACGTCACCGCGTTGAGCTGCGTCACCTTGTCTGATTTGTTCAGCAAGTGACCCTCTCTTACTTGTGTCCTGATAACCAGTTACTTGAGCTGCGTAAGTACCTGCCTTATCCGCCGTGTCTAAACCCGGAATCGTACCCTGAATGAGGGAGACTAAGTTAGCGTAAGCGTCTCGCCCTTCTTTTTTATTTTTGGATAATACTTTAGATTTCAACGCGTCGTAGTCCATACCCTCGGTCTTGAACATCGCTTTGATCACCGCTTCTGTCGGTGCCTTTACGGTCGACGAAAAACCCTTCAGTTTACCGAGGACGTCTTTCGTGTCGCCAGTAATGTTATTTTTGTCGTCGAGGTTTAGACCCATAGACCGAGATAGGGTCTCAGTCTCGGTGTCCGTAATTTTTTTGTTTTCGATTTGCTTAATTGCGGCTTGAATTTGTAAATCATTCATACCGTTTAAGATACCACCGCCTTTAGCGAGCGTTATTCCGCTCCGCATGAGCGCGTCTGCTCTGAGTACACCACCCATACCAGTGGTTTGATTTGTGACCGCAGCGTAGGCACCCAATCCCTCTTTTGCTCCTTGTAAGGAGCGAATATCTGCTTGCCCACCTACGCCTAAGAGTGAGGCTGCGTTGCGCATCGCCGTGGAAATGGTTTCTGTCGACGAGGTGCGCAAGCTTCCCGATAGGTCTACAACACTTTGAACAAATTTCTGCGACATGGGCGACTTAGTAAACCCAAGGGATACTGCGTCGGTTAACACCTCTCGGAGTTGCTTGTCGGCGTTGCCAGTGTTTGCAACTTGTCCCAAGCCTAGAAGGTTTCCTGAAAGTTGTTCCATGGAGCCGAGACCGGCGCGGGATAGTCGTAAGAACTGCGAAGTTTCTTGCCCTGTAGCTGCTCTGTTGTTTAGCATAGAGCCTGACAGCGTGTTCTGGGCTCCACCAAACTCGGACGCCGTGACGTTTAGGCTATCAAGTGCGGCTTGGCGCCCCTTAACTTTGACGTTGTTATTTACATACTCTGCGTCTAAACCTGCAGAAATAAGATCGCCTGCGGCGGAAGGGACGTCCATCCCTTCGAGACCGGAACGAGCGTAGGCACCGAGGTGACCGATCGCCATTCGCTTTACATCGGCGGCAGCACGGACTTGACTAAATCCTGACATGAAGCGTTGAGCTTCTCGGGTCTCTAACGAGTCATTGCGCATTTGGTCTATGCGCGATTGAACCTGTGCTTCTTGTTGCGCTTGGAATACATTCTTCTCTAAGCCAACGCTCTTACTTTCTTTTAAAAAGTCCAAGCCAGGGAGCTTTGAGAGCAACCCAACAAAGCCACCTTGCGATTGACCGTATGTGTTATTACTTAGACCGCTGAGCCCTTGAGCTGCCGCGCTCAATCCCCCCGCTGCAATCCCGCCTGCTATGAGTGCGGCACCACCACCGGTGACTACGGTCACCGCCGCTGCTCCGACTGCTGCGACTAGCCCGAACCCAATCTTTGTAATCTCGGTAGCCAGCTCTGCTTTAGATGCTGCGAGTTCTTGAGTTGCTGTCTGTCTTGCATTAGTTTCGCTAGTTTTTCTTCCCGTAAGCCCGAGACCAGTCGTTCTAGCGTCTGAAGTAGGGAACATAACGTCGCCCGCACCGAGCAACAAGGACCGTCCGTTAGTAGGGTCGCCGAGCAGCATTTCTCTGTTGACGCCAGCCATTTCCGATTGCGCACGGGCTTGCATTGCGGCGTAAGGGGAGTTGATATTGCGGCGCTCTATCTGTTCGCCTATTTCACTATATGTAATGTATCCGTGCGCGGCTGCACCAACGAGCATACCCCCTGCTTGCAACGCGTTTCGGTTGTTTTCCACGAACTCACGAGCTTTACCAAGGCGTCCTCCTGGTCCACCGCCACCACCCATGCCGCCGCCATATCGCATGAGGTCTTCAGCTTTTTCGCCTTCGTCAAGTACTTTACCTGATACGGCACCTAAGCGTCGGCGCAAAGCGTCCGCTTTTGCGACGTCTCCGCCTGCTTCCGCTTTGACAATACCTGCCTCTAGTTTCGTCATGGCTTTGGTCAGAGTTTGAACGGTTTTTTCGTTTTGCTGCATTGCTTTGACAAGGTCTTTGGCAACTAGGCTGTCCTGTCCGGCAAGATTAGTCATAATCTTTGAACGGGCTTCTTTGTTTTGCTCAAAAGCGGATGCAAACTTTTGGGCTTGAATGACGTCCGTTAGACCTCCGCCTCGCGTACCACCTAAAGACCCTAGTATAGCTGCGGAAGAACGCGCGGAATCGCTCATGAAAGGGAGTGCTTGACCTTTTGGTGCTTGACCCATCCTTTGAGCAGGAGCTTCTGTAGTAGGGCGTGCTTGACCCATCCCTTGAGCAGGAGCTTCTGTAGTAGGGCGTGCTTGACCCATCCTTTGAGCAGGAGCTTCTGTAGTAGGGCGTGCTTGACCCATCCTTTGAGCAGGAGCTTCTGTAGTAGGGCGTGCTTGACCTTTTGGTGCTTGACCCATCCCTTGAGCAGGAGCTTCTGTAGTAGGGGGTGGCGGTCCTGCTGGTTGGGTACCACCAAAGTTAGCCGTGTAGAGGTTTCCCTCTTGTGCCGCTTTGCGCGATTTAACGAGCGTTTGGAGCCCTTGCGAGAAGCCCGACACACCACCCGTCTGCATTTGACTTTTGATGGTTGTCTCGTGCACAGCGGTCATCTGTTGGCGCAGTTCAACTAGCTGTTTATTAACAGATAGTTGAGAGGAGCCTTGGTTGAACGCTTGAAAGGCACCGGCAAGGTTCTTTACGTCCCCCGTGGCAGAGGATATCTCCGCTTTCATCTTCTGGATGTCTGCTAAAAGGTCTTTTAAACCCTTAAACTCAAAGCTTGCCACGCGTTATCCCCTATACTGTATTAAGAGATTTTATTCGGCGGCTTTTGGCGCTTCTTCGGGTTGTTCTTTTGTGGGGTTTTGCAAGCTTAAAAGTTGCTTTTTAATCTCTACATAGGGACTTTCGTCAATAAGGTCAAATGGTTTCCACCATGAGGGTCCCTTTTCTACCAGCACAGTTAGTTCTGCGATAATAGAGATCTCTTCGACAACAGGGTCAGAGATACCAAATGTCTGCGCAGCTACGTTGACAACGAGGTCGACTTGCTCCTTCGAAAAGGGTTGGTCTTTCTCAGCGAGTGCTTCTAGTAACCGTCGAAACTGCTCCAGGTTTGGTCGTACATCCCTCACTAAACCCTTAGTCTCTCGGTTCAAAAGACGAGTGTACTCAACTTTTCCTCTAGAGGTCATGAAAGGTCGGACTTCGAGGGTGCCCGTGTAGACGGTTCCAGTGTTTTCGCCGACGACGTCAATATCTAAATACTTAATTTCGTTACTCATTGTGATTCTCCTTGCTCGTAGTGTAGTTCGTCTATTTCCGTTGGGGGAGGTGGTTCTGACGCTTCAGCCCACCGTTGAGCAAACTCAGAATCTTCAACTAGGTCGCTAAACAAGTCCTCACGGTCTTCGTTCGAGACTTGTGTCAGTTCTTTTTGAGCGTCCTCGTCTGTACCACCCGATTCTTTTCGGTCTAGCTCTTTGTGTAGGAATACCTCGTAGGCGATTTCGTCTAAGGTTTTGTCGTCGAAATATGTGTCGAAGACAGGGATATTGTAGCGTCTGGACAGGCTGGCTCGAAAAACCTGTTCTAAATCTGATTCCGATTCGACCTTACCATGCGCTATACGCTTTGCTTTGGCCTTGGCTTTTTCCATACGTTCTTCTAGAAAAGGTTCGATGTACGTTGTCATAGGTTCGCAATTCATGCAGTGTGATTAAACGCAAATTATGAGTAAAGGGTAGCACAAGAGGAGGGAATTAGAAACCGATCTTTTTAATAGAGTTCAAAGCACCTTGCACCCGACCCAAAAGGTTGTCGTCGGCGTAGGGGGTAAATGACTGCACCGTGTTAGTTGCCCAACCGATCCCTATAAAAGATGCCGTGAGTGTAGCGAGCGACGCGTTTCCGATACTGCCGCTTATAGATTCGAACATACCCTTTGATGTAAACATTTTAGTTCCGAGTTTGTCAAAGAACTCAATAAACACGAGCGGTTGGTGCAGTAAAGCTTGTACGTTTGAGAATAGGAGTTGCGAGTCAGGGCTACTGGCGGGGTCGACAAACTGTGACAGGTTGGCTCTTACCCGCACTTGGTTGATTGCGATTTCCCACGGTAGGATCGAATCTACAGTTTTGACCTCTTCCATGTCCACAGATACTGACCAAGAGGCTGATTGCACAAAGGCAACCGTGGCGTCGGCTACAGAGATGATGGCTCTGCCGCCTGCGTAGGCTTCTGGGAGCTTGGCGTAGGGGGTACTTATTCGCTTTTTGGCTCTTTCGCCCACGATGAGCGCATTGTCGCCTATGAGAACTTGTGCGGCTTTGGGCTTAGCAGTTTTGCCATCGGGGGTTGTCATGTTGCGCATACCTCTGTGTAAGAGACTTGAGGAAAAGAAATATCCACAAGCTCAAGTCTTCTTACATTTTAAAATACGAGTTTTAGGGCCGGTTATCGCTTTGTCCAGCATGGATGAAATGCCCGATGAACAGGGCTAACAGGAAAGTCACAGAAAAATAACAAAGTAATGCCCAAAAATAAATCATTCCTCACATCCAATTGTTGGTGGTGCGATGCAATCAATGGCATTCCACACGCCTAAAAGTTCGCCTATACCGACGGCGAGAATGGGAATCAGAGCAATCATCACGAGAATCCAAAAATTACGCATAGTTAGAATGATCCTATTTTATTCTGTAGTCTTACCACCAACTGGTCGTGAAGGGAAGAGTGCGCCGTGTGGCTCCCTCTGATTGTTGCCATACATGTTTCAAGTTGTTGTGCAAACTGCAAAACCATAGCTTGTTTCACCAAGGCTGGGATCTCTTCTTTTATTGCCGAAATGGCAAGCGCAATCGCTTCTTGCATTTCAGGGCTTTCTTTTACTGCCGTTGCGCAATGTGCTTTTGCGTCTGTTAGTAAGGCCGACAGCACGTCTGATCTAAAAAACTTGTTCACGCCAAGCTTGGCGGATGTCTCTTTTGCTAGCGCTTCGCGTTCCTCCCAGCCAACCGCAGAGTAATCGTAATATCGGTTTTTGACCTCCCACTCATTTTTTACATCGTTCCACCGGATGTGCTTATCTTTTTCGGCGTATTCCGCTATTATTTTTTCACGGACCGCAGAAACCTTTAGTTCGGACGATACAGAATTTAAGTTTAAATTGACTAACTGATATGCCATCTCAGATTTTTGTTCCGGCGACAAGCAACTCAAGATCTCCGTCACTTCTTTGTCGAGGTCTGTACTTTTTACGTCTAATACAATTTGCATACATAGTCCTGTAAATGGGGTTTGAAAACTAAACACATGGTGCCATAACGGAAACAAAAATACAATTATCAAAAACGCAGCGTCAGCCGGTTATCAACTTCTTTCAACTCGGCTAAGTCTATTGTCATTTGTGCTCACGGTCCACTTCTACGGTGACCATTTTTAAAGCGCCTTCGATGTAGCCCAGCACGTAAGCGCGCCGTTGGGTAAAGTTTTCCCCCTCTTTAAGGGAAGCGGCCAAATCCTTTTGGACTGTCTCAAGAGCTTGTCGGTAGTAGTCAGACCATTCTTTAGCGGAATTCATAACGGTGTCCTTTAAATGTATTGTCGAACAAGTTCAGGTTGCAAAAAGGGAATCAAAAAATCAACGATATTTTGGTGGTCGTAGTTAAGTGCGCGAATAAGCGCTGCGTGCAAAGTCATGGGTTGCGCCCAAGGAGTGGTGTATTTGAGGATTTCTAGTTGACCGCGGCTTGCAGCCTGTACTGTTACCCAATGAACTTCTGAAGCCATGCCCTGCACGGAGTTTATATGCGCAATGATGAAATCTAAATTTCCTTCTGACACTGCATCGTGTACTACGCACCAATCAACCATCGCTGCAACCTCTCAAATGTATTGTCTTAAGGTGTGGGGGTCTACCAAAGGTATCAGCACGTCAACTACGCTTTGGCGCTGTTGTGTGTAGGCTAGTCTAAACGCAAACTGGATGTCTTCTTGGTCGTGAACAAAATTTACTAAAAATTCCACGATGTCCGCATGTCCCTTTTCAGCGGCGTGCGCAAACAGAGTGGGCGCGGCCAGCAATATGTTTGCAGAGGGCGTGGCGTACAAATTCTTTACGCACTCCAACTCACCCCGCAACACCACTGAGAAAAGTACTTCAAAAACTGTTGCGTCTAACACGGTGTGTGACAGTATCACCGCACCCTCCTTCAAATGTACTGCCTGATGAAACTTGGGTCTACCAGGGGTATCAAAAAATGTACTACGGCACGACGGTCTTTGTCTACAGCCCACTTCAGGGCGATCTCAACGTCGTCGTGCTCCACGAACTCCAAAAGGTAGTGTACCACCTCTAAATGACCTTCTTCTGCGGCATGAAGAAAATAGGTACCTAAAGCAGCTTTTTCTTTCACTGAGCAAGTCGTTACGAATTCACGGACTTTCTCGACGTTGCCCTCTGACGCGGCGGCAAACCCTTCAAGCCAGTCCACTTACTTGACGCCTAGTATTTCGACAACAGGGAACATGTAGCGTCCCTTGTCTTGGTACGCAGGGTAGTTCCCTAAGCGGACTAGTCTATAGCCAGGGCTGGATCGTTGAAAAAGCGCTTTCGCCTCATGCAGGTACATCTTGGCTGCGTCTTCGGTAAGGTTCTCGTCCGACCGGACAACCCCGTATTCTTTTTCCATGATTTTCCCTCCGAGAAACATGTCGGACTCCTTTGGTTAGACTTTAGCACTTTTAAAAAGAAAAAACCCTTCTTTGCAGAAGGGCTGAATGAAAAGGGGTCTACGTAGCTATCGCACATTTTCGGTCAGACTTTAGACTTTTTTTTTGCTGGAGCTTTTACTTTTGAAACTGCTCGCTTTTTTACAGGGCGGGCTTCTTTGGTGACCCACTCTTTATCGTCAATAGAGACGTTTACGTGTGTCTTTTCAGAGAAGACTATGGTCTCGCGGTTGTAGACTACAAGGCTTTCGCCTTCGTCGCCCACATACACTTCGGTACCTTTTACAAGGTAAACGTCACCATTGTCTACGGTTATACGCCACACCTTAAGGACGTTTTTGTCGGAATTTTTATTATTTCCGTTATGTCCGCCCGGTACGATTGAAAGCATATTTCCCTCTAAAAGCCAGAGTTGTCTAAGGCAAAAGTACCAGAACCGTCGTCTAAAAGCAATCCAGTAAAGCTGAAGCTCTCGTTTACTAGAGAGCCTGGAGAGATGCTTGTCGAGCGACTTGTAAGGCGGCAATTCTTCACGGAGAACAGAAGAGCGTCCTGAAACTTACCGTCGTCTGTCGGGTAGCGGTGATAGATGTCAATGTCGACCGCGGTCGACAAAAGAACCTTAGCGGGGTCCATGTGGTTCACAAACATGTCCGTCAAAGGGCTGTTGTTTGCATTGGTCATAGTCGTGAAACTAGCTGGCGTTACGGGGGCCGTACTGACAAGAGGGGTTTTTACGGTACTGTTTGCGTTATTCGTAATGTCCTGAGGGTTTACAGCACCGCTTGTGGAAGCTGCTAGCTTTGCTTGCGCAGTGAGGGCGTCGCGTCCTGCTTTGTTAAGCACTTTTAAGATAGTGAAGGAGCCCTGTACGGGACCTTGCATAAGCTTTTGAATGAATGCGGGGTCGTACTGACCTAGTACGTTAGGCTTAACGACGGTAGCCGAGGTGCGGATGCTAGTAGCAACGCCAAACACCGCCGTGTTGTTTCCGACTTTAATCAGGATGCGGGCTCCTGAAACGAACGAAGGTGTGGTTTTCATGGCAATTCCTTAGTGGTTGTTATTTGCTTCTTTTTCAGGCTCAGCCGCAGAGTCAATGACAAGGCGGCATTCGAAGGACACGTTTTCTGACGAGATTCCGCCGGGATTGAAAGAAATGTCAAAACCCGTCAAAAGACAGTCAACTAGCTTGTACTGAGCCACTTGCGTGCCTGATCCTGTTTTGTAATTGATTGTGATGTCAAACGTACTGTCCATGAGTATGCGCGCTGGGGAGAATGCGTTCTTGCTGTAGAACGAGTTATCCTTAGCGTCGGAGGATGCAGTACCCAGCTTAGGGCGCTCTTTAGTTGTGACCGGAGCATCCTTAACTGCGTACCTAGAGATCGTGAACGACCCTGAGCCACCGGAGTATGCTGTTGGTTCGAGCGCCAAAGGGCCGCCTGACCCTAGAGAACCGATCACTTGGTTAGCGAAGTCCTCACTGAACGAAATGGAAGAACCGTAGGCTAACGTCCGCTCACCAATCCTGATGATGCAGTCGGAACCGTTTAACCCTTTTGATAGTTGCGAACTCATGTTTGTCTCCTAAAGTAATTATATTTTAAAGGGTGGGAAACATCCCACCCTTCGCTTTAGACCGACCGAGTCGCTTCTACTGTCACGCCAATAAACTCGACTGCTTCGGCTGGAATTACCAGTGTAAGGGCGTTGTAGCCGTTACCGATGGATGTAACCTTCGAAGGCTTGAAGCTAAGGAGGATACCTTGTTGAACGAAAGCAGCCGCAACGTTGTCAATTGACGTTTGGATAACTGCTGGGGAGACGTCGCTGGTACGCTCGCCGATGTAGTTTTCCAAGACGGATTTCACAGTGTCGTAGTACTGGTCAAGTGCGTATTGAACGTTGATGCGTTCACGTGCCCAACTCTGTCCGCTGTTAACCAGAGAAAGAGTCGAAAGGTCAGGGGATATCAATCGAAGCCCTTGTCCTGGTACGTTCCCAAACACCAACAAGCCTGCGGAAATCGCTTCTGAAAGCTGTCCTTGGTCTTCTGTGTCAAAGTCTAAAACCGTGGTATCTGAGTAGATGGAGCTGTCTTTAAGGTGTACAGCTTCCGTAATTGCGAAACCCTTGCGAAGCATAGAGGTTCCAATCGGTGCTTGCCCACGTCCTGCTGCAATTTGAGCTGCGGACATCCAAGGCAAGAAGCGGCGAACTGTACCCTCTCCATCGAGTGCTCTTACAAGCTGAAAGGATATCTGTGCGCGCTCGTAGTTGAGAGTGCGAGCAGCGTCAAGGCTGTCTGCAAACGATCCGTAGAACGAAAGGTTGGCAAAGCGTCTGCGCCCTGCTTTAGGGGTAGAAGCTGTAGCTACATGCCCTACTGTAGCTGCGTGCACACTTTCAATTGAATAAGTAGACGATGGGTCTGTAAGGCCGTCTTCGATATCTTTAGCCGCATCTCGTGAGAAGAGTGGAATAACGATTCGAACAGGGGTTTTAATACCCGCGTCAAGTCCTGCTTGGATATCTGCGTTACTAGTTGCGCCGACAGCGCCGCCTGCGAGGAAGGATGATGCCGCTTCTGCAAGTGGTAGACCAGCTTTGCGAGCTGCGCCAGCTATGAAAGAGACAATAGAAGCGCTTTGAGCGAAAAAGGTAACCCAAGCGTAGTGGTCGGTTTTAATACGACCGGCGTGAGATGGTTGGACGCTTTCCGAAAGACAACCGATGGCACTTACTTGGTCAAGAACCGACGGAGGAAAAGCGTTCCACGCAGGATTTACTTTAGCCGATACGCCTGACACCGTGTTCAAGTAGAGGGCTAGGTCTCGCAGGGTGGCATACTTGCCCAAGGGAATACTGATAGGAGCAATTGCGGGGCTTGCCGTCGGGGTGATTAGAAGTTTGTTAGCTGTCGTGATTTCTACCGTACACGCAGTAGCGGCGGAGTCATAGAATGAGACCGACAATCCAACTTGCCCACCGATTGCGTCTGTAGGAAAGGATTCTCCGTCGGTTACTCGAGTAGCGACCAAGGAAACTTTGCGCTCAAAGGCAGAAGCTTGAAGGGCAGCTACGAGGGAGTTACTGACTTGAGTGCCTTGGAACAAGACAGGGGAAGCATCTCCAATCAAAGCTGTAGAAGCAACTGTTGCGCCTGTAAGAGCGTATACACTTGTCAAAACAACTGAAGACTGCCCTGAGCTTGCGACGAGCCAAGCGCCTACGTTTGCGCCTGAGGCACCTGCGATTGGGCTGTCTTTGGCAATGATAGCAATCGCACCGGCTGCTGGTCGAGTAGACCAAGAGATGCCTGAAAGGCTTACTGTTAGTGAGGAGCCCGAAGCGGCTGCGGAGATAGAACCAGTAGCCGCAGAAGAAGCGGAGATAGCTGCGCTCCAAGAAGCAGGCTTTACGAGGCTGGTACCGAGTTTGTCGTTCACGCCAGCGAGTTCAAAGGAAAGACCTTGACCAGCGTCTGCGGCTACCGTGAGGGCGAGCGTAAGAGGAGCCAAGCAGATTAAGTCGGCTGTAGCCCAAGCGGTTTGAGCACCTGTGACGGCTGCGGCTGCGACGTTTACGGGAGCGATGTAGCCAACTACGGTTGTAAAGCCCGCGTTAGTAGAAACAATTTTTTGCGCTGATACGCTGACACCTGTCGATGCAGTAATGAGGTAAGACCCTACATTTGCGTCTGCGGCGCCCGCAATGACCGAGCCTGCGGGAATAACAAGTGTGTCGTTTACCGCAGGTTGGTTGATCCAAGTCGCAGAGTTCACGATAACAACTGTGTCGTCAGTGGCTGTGACTGTAAGCGTCGGTGTTCCAGAGATAATGTCTTTGAAGCCACTTGTGATTGAGCCAAGACCTGAGAGGTTACTATTGATAGTGGTAATGAACGGGAAAGCACTTGCGGTAAGCGAAGTGACGTCGAGTGCGTAAGTACCGATATGCGCACCGTTAACCGCAAGTTTTGCAGAAACGGCAGGAGCAGGAAGCCATGAGAGAGTTTGGCTGGGCTTTACTTCTGACTGGCTAGTGACGATCTGGCTCTTTATGAGGTTACCGGATTCGCCAAAACGGGTGGAAGCGATTCTGCCGTAATTTGTAGGCAAAGCAATAAGCTTTGATGCTGACGTCGACTGGTTGGTCTTGGCAACATAAACTCTGTTAATAGATTGTGAAAAGATTACCGAGGGTTGGTTTGTAAACGCTTGGCGAGCGGCGTCAACGACGGGGCCTGATTTCTGTACGTTCTTAAGTTCCGCGAAATCAGTATAGAAATTTCCTTGAAGATTCAAAGCTTGAACGGGTGCGCCTTCTGTGGACTCACCGACTAGCAAGATGTTCGCTGGTGACGCGGCTATGTTGATAAGCGAGTTATCAATCTTGATCAATCCGGCAACGGATGGGATCACGGTAGTGCTACCATCTGGTAATGTGAATAGTATCATTGGGTTAGGCTCCTAAGCTTAATTGACGGAGTAAGACAGTTCAAAGTAGATTTTACCAACTAAAAAACTGCTATTATAATACGGGTTAGTTTTGGTCAAGAGTGTCGAGTACGGGCGTTATGTCGACAAAACGCAGAAAAATCGACAGAGCAAAAGGCATATGTCGATTGAATCAACAGTTAGGTATTACCTAATGGTTCACTAGTAGAACCAAAGCCACCGACGCGCTCAACCTCTCGGGTCTCGACGCCCAAAGCCACAAAGACCATCTCCCAGCTCGCTTGGGCAATCCTGTCCCCTGTGTTGAGAGCCGATCCTGCTGGGAGACGCAGAATCACTTTTATCTCCTGTGGGTAGTCTGCGTCAACCACACCGGCTTTAACGTCCCACCCTTTGGCAGCCAAGGAGGATTTTTCTTCTATTCTGAGTTTTAGGCGCACGGAGTCAGCCATCAGCGCCATCTGCTTGCCCTCTGTTTGTGACAAGTAAACCCCTGTCGGTATGACCACGACCGCTGGGCTGTCCCCTACGACAATGAAGTGGCTGATGTCCGCCCGCAGATCAAAACAAGCTGACAAGCTTGTCTCGTACTTGGGAGAAAGGTCCTCTGAGATATATTTCGGTTTGAACTCTATCTTCGGCATCGTGACTAAAGTTTGGCTTGGTGTCTCGTCTGTCATGGCGTTCCTAAGGGTTGGGGTTCATGCATAATGACTATTGTGTAGGGCACTCTAAAGTTTGGCTTGGGGTCGCTCCGCAAAAGGGAAAGCTCTACCGATCAATTCCACGACGGTCAAGGATTATTTTGTTTTGTCCGCTTTTGCCGGAGCCGTGGAGGGCTTCACTGGGTCTTTAACACAACCCTTTACTTCAAGTTCTTTGTTTTTCAATTTGACTTTCGCTGTGCATAGGGTAGTAGGCGTAGCAGAATCAGGAACATTTTTGTCTGAGTTACGTGCGAAGGCAATTTGAGAGATGCAGAGGCAAAGTACAATAATGAATTTCATGGGGGCTCCTTGGGGGTTTGCGGCTAGTGTGGTATCGGCGGTTCACCACTAGACTTGAGTTTAACATTTGCATCAAAAAGAAGCAATTCTGTTTAACTTACTATTGGTGCATGCAAGGAGCGAAAGTGTACGTTTTGGTAGGTATAGGAAAGAATGTCTACTACTGGCGAAAAAACCCTTACAGTTTACCAATGCGGAAGGGGTGGTTCTAAAGCAAATTTAAAGAAGACCCCGCGTAACGCGTGGCTTCAGTCTGTAGAACAGGGAGGTTTTACGTGAGGGCGTCGGATCACAAAACGTACTTTCCCACAATCATATATCCGTAGTAGCCCATCTTCGAGTGCTTTCTGACGTTCGGTCAAGCCTGTCCCCTTGTGATTGGTTTTCCGTGACTGCTTGGAAACTACCATTTTTTTGTTGTCGTTCCAATAAAAGTAATCGGGCGGTAAAGTTGCTTGCGGCACCCACCCTGCGGCTGAATACGATGCCTCTGCACCTAGTCGAATTTCCGCCCATGTCACGAGGTGGTCCGATTGAGTGTATGAGAACAAGTGCTTGGTTAACTTGCTAATCCCCCCTATAACCTGCACCCCAGAAAGAAATGCAAATCGTTTAGCGACGTTAGTAGAATTTAAGCGGTGGTGGCGACCCAGCAGAGCCACTCCAAGGAGTTCATCATTGAACACGAGACCCAGCGCTGTTGTGTATACGCAAGAGCCTAAAAGATGATTCTGATTTAAAAACCGCTGGACGAGGTCGCGGTCTAGTAATTCAACAATGGTGCATTTTCGCGCCGCTACGCGGCGCTCGAATACGCCACACACGGCGTTGAGGTAAGACTTGACTTGGCTCTGCTTACGTGTCCACTCGGTTTCCCAAATGTGTATGAGACGCCGCCCTTGGTCGTTACAGCCTCTGGTCTTGTCTAAGTGTTTCGTGGTGTAGGTGTTCTTATTTCCCTCGGAGTGCCAGAACATCCCGTTGTATTCCACACAAAGGCTCTTGGAAGGAACGAAAATGTCAATCTGAAACTGACGATTGGCGTATGTCGTTTGGGTAGACCGAGCTAATGGGTCAATGGTTTCCTGTAAGTAGGCTAAAATTTGGCGTTCAGCTTCTGACTTGTAATACGACCCTCTACGCAATTTTGTTGCGTGCCCTTTGGCAGCGACGTCGGGGTTCTGTAAAGCGCATTTAAATTTGTACCTGAGTAGATTTGTTACTTGCGTTTTACGCTTCATCTCTGGCAGTTGTGGTGTCCAGTCAACGCCATGTTTTGCACGGAGGCTGGCACTGATGCGCCGCACCATGGTAGGGCATTTCATGTAGTTGGTAGCTCCATACTTTACTAGGCACGTTTGGACGCCCTTTGCGCGTACTTCCGGTGCTTGCAGAGTATGCTCACAGTTATAGCGTGCACGAGCGGTGTCCTGCTTTTTTGCTTTGACCCATGCCAGCTCACTTACATTGACCACGCCATACCTCTGGCGTACCGTGTTTTGTTGCTTGTCTTGGATTATTTTTGCTTGGTGGGGATTTTTGGTACCGTAGCGTTTGAGACTAGTTGTTTCTTTCCGCGCTTGCGTGGACGCAGGATGGTGGCACTGTTTGCCGGATACGACTTTTTTGGGTGAACGTATAAAAGCTCCGAAGCCCTCTTCAATCCATTCACAAGGGGTATGAGTATCGACGTAGGTTGCTCTTACTAAAGACAACTTAGGGTTTAAGCTTTGGGCACGTATTTCGGTTTCCTCGGCGGTTATTTTTTTACTCACGCAACACCTCGCTTCATGAGGTATCGTAGCATTTTTTTGAAACTTTAGAACTATTTCAAAAAGAAAAACCCAGCAGGATGCTGGGCTTTGGTCAGTAGAACAGGAAGTTCTTACTTGAGGTTAGTGAACCCGCAGTTGTCAACGAGTGCGAAGCGGCGTGGGAAAACGACTTTGATTGCTTTAATAGCAAACCACATAATTGTCTTGTTTAGACCGAAAGGATTAACTTCAACTCTCGAAAGAATTGGTCCTAGTGACAAAGACTTAGCGCGTGCTTCGTCTTTTGGCATAAATACTGCGGTTTCGAATCCAGGACGGATTGCGCCGATGTATTTGAACACTGTAGCGCCAGATTGCGCAGCTTGAATGCGTCCTACGAAGCGAACACGGTCAGCAGTTGAAGGACCGGCAGGATTGGTCATAAACACGTGGTATTCGGCAACCATAGCATCAGCGGGGATTGAGAGGTTGATAGAGTTACCAGCAACACCAACGGTGATAACCGCAGTGTAGATTGGGTAAGAGCGACCGTAGATGTTTACAGCTTGTACTGCGAACATTACTGTCTGAGCAGCGGCGAGGTAGGTGCTTCCGGCGGTCTGAGAAACAGTAGGAGCAGCCGGTGAGTTAGGAGCCTGTCCTTGTCCAAGTTGCGAAGGCACTGGAATTTGAACAATCGAATTCTTTAGAAGAGCGCCACACAGTTCGAGCATCCCCGAACCAGTCATGAAGCCAATACTGCCGTCTGGTCGTGCCAAGTCAGCTACAGGTCCAGTAACAGTTCCTTTAGCGTACATGTCGAGGCGTTGGAAAGCCAAGAGCGAAGTACGAAGAGCAGAAGCTTGAGCTGGAGTCAAGTGACCCTCTGTACTCGAAACGTCCGCAGCGTTGTTAGCCAAGGAGAGACCAACCTTGTCCAAAGATGTTTGGTCAAGAGAAGCTTGCTCGTTGTTAAACACGACTGAAGTGTTGTTTCCGAAACCGATGAAGTCGCCAGGGATACCGTAGGTAGACTGGTCGCCCTTACGGATGATGGACTGAAGACCGCGGTATGAGCGGATAGCTTTAGGATTCTTAAGGTTACCGAAAGCGTTGAAAGCGTTCAAAGGAAGTTGAGCGTCGATTTCACCGGCAGCGTCGATGTAGTAGTCAGCGCCTTCGTAGGCAGCGAGTTCGTCGGCCTTGGCAATTTGTGTAGAAGCTTCGACTTCAGCTTGTTTGTACGGTTCGAAGCCAGCGGAATAACCACCAGCGTCTGCTACCATTTCTACAACTGAGCCAACCGAGCGCTGTGTACCGATAAGCTTTAGCGGTTCAGCAACAACTTCATATTTACCGGCGTCTTCGAGGAAATTTGTCTGTTCTACAGAAAAGAGGTCAGCGCCAACTGAACCAGAAGCGGTCATCATGCGCCATTCATGAACAAGAGTATTAGTCTTTTCGTTCGGCATGTTGCCCGTAAGTTTAAACATTTTTTTGTCAGCAGTGATGCTGTAAATAACTGGATCAACGTTCAATGCGCTGAATGCAGCCATACCGGTCTTACCAGCCATGATAGGTTGGTGACCTGCGGCAGTGAAAGATTTGTTGAGTCGCTCAAAGCCAGATACGATTTGGTTCATTAGGTCGTTGTTTACGCCAGGGATCATTGTATTCTCCAAGTTTAAGGAAGAGTGTAAAACACTGTCTCTACTATTTTACACGTCTTTTGGCTAAAGTTTGGAGAAGGGGGTGACATAACGGGAGGTTAAAAATTTTATTAGCAGTTTTCGCTAGTTGTATTCAAAGTAAAAAACCGTAGATGGCTAAAAGAACTTAGAAAACTTAAACTACTAATCAAGTCTTCGGGCTTCGGGCCGATAGACGTAAGGTAGGTGGCACCCTCATAAAGGTGACTGTATTTTTCCACCGTAGAGATTGTTGCGGCAGCCAGAACAACAAAACCCTGTGCCGTAAGCTTTTCACCATAAGCCAAGCGACGCTCTTTGTCCTCGTCTACGAGGATAATTTTGACGGCTACGCGTGCTTGAGGGGGTGTAGAACGGAAAAATAAAAAACTGTTTGTGACTTTACGAAACATAGATTCTTGGAATTGCATTGTGTTCTCCTTGCAGCCTTAATTGGCTCTTACAAGGTTCTTCGTCGGAAGCGAAAACAACTTTAGGGTTTTTTTAAATGATAGGGAGTTTAAGAGGTTACCCACCGGAAGTCAAAATTGACATTTTCATTAATCGACCAAACGCGCCTTTTAAGGCTGCGGCTTGCTGCACGTACTTCTTTTCAAGCATTGTGATACGTGTTTGCAGAAATTGAAAGATAGGTGTTTGTGCGGATTGACTCACGCCGTCGATACTGTTGCTTACTCCGCTGTAGGGGAACAGTACGGGGGTAATATCAGTTAAAAGCCGTATAGTCGCTAGAGTGAGAATCATGTCGACAAGTAAGGCAGGTACTTTGCAGGGGTCAAAACCAGCAATGTACCGAATGCGTAAAGCCGACGGTCGGTAGATACTTGCGCTGAACGATCTGCCCATGACACCCGCAGCAAGAGAGCCACTCCCTCCTTGAGTGATAGCAGGGCTTCCTTTACCGGGTATAACTGAAATTCTATTTCTTCTTAGCGAAATCCACTGAGGGGGGACTTCATACGACAGCGTAGGGTCTGTCGACGTGGCATGCGGGTACACGTATTGCAGCGAGAGTAGTTGAGTTGCGGGCCATTTTGTAAGCTTGTAGCCGTTAAAGGGGTTGAAGTAGTCCGCAGAGCCTTCCGATAGGTCGTAGGGCTCAGTGTATTCAGTAGGGGTAATCGTAATGCCTTCCTTCATCTCTATTTCGTTCATGGCAGAGGTAATGGCGTTGTAAAGGAAGTCGTCAGTGATCTGCTCTAAGACCGCAGGGTTGGCGTAGACGCTAAATCCAAACAGCGCCACTGCGCGTAAGTCTTCTATCGTAGGGAAGGCACGGTACCGTGAAACGGCTGTTTCTTGTCCATCCTCTTCTGCGAATACGGGGTATTGTTGTGCTTTTTGCCAGTTTGTCATTAACATTGCCCCAAGGGAAAGTGTTTTTTCAGAACGAGGGGTTTAGTGATTGTGGTCACGTTGACACCCTCCGTGATAACAAGAAGGACGTTTCCTGGAAACACGAGCTTCGTTTGGTCTGCGGTGAGCGCAAACGATGCCATAGAACGATCATCCGAAAGAAGGGTTCCGGTGACGTCGAACGTTTGGTCGGCGCCTTGAGTAGCTGACCCTACGATCGCTTGTCTGGCTCTCGGAAACCTCAGCTTGTATGTGGCTCCCGCTGCGGGTATTCGCCTACGGGTACCAAGAGCGTCCGTGAGGGACACTTGTACCCAGAGGGTGGTTGCTTGATTCTGTGTGATGTTGAACTCCGGCACTTCGGCGTAAAAGTTTGGGGGTGCCATCATGTTAATCGGGGAGTAATCAATTTTAGGTTGGGTTGTCATTTATTTTCCTCTTAGTTTTAAGGCTACACTACTGAGAAGGTTTTTCCTAGCAGGTTGGGCTTTGGGTGGTGTTAGTGGGGTCACTTTGCGTTTCAATTTTTGAACGACGCTCTTTAAGTTTTTCTCAGATTTGGTTAACGGAGCTGTTGCTGCGGACTTTTCCACTTTTTTAGCTTCAGCTCGTCTCACAGCTTCTGCGTAAAGGGGGTGGTCGTTTAAATATATGGCAGCTTTGGAGGGGTCTTGTTGAACAATGTGGTCTATGTGGCTTGCGTTGAGAAGGGGGTGGTTTTTTAAATGTAAGGCTGCTGCGCCGGGGTCTTGTTGAACAATGTGGTCTATGTGGCTTGCGTTGAGAAGGGGGTGGTCGTTTAAATATATGGCAGCTTTGGAGGGGTCTTGTTGAACAATGTGGTCTATGTGGCTTGCGTTGAAGAGGGGGTGGTTTTTTAAATGTAAGGCTGCTGCGCGGGGTTCTTGTTGAACAATGTGGTCTAGGTGGTTTGCGTTGAAGAGTGGGTGGTCTTTTAAATATTTGACTGCTGCGTAGGGGTTTTCTTGAACAATTTGGTCTATGTGG